TTCATTCAGGGCTCGACTGATGAAGACATAAAAACAACCTTGAACTTAATTGTTCTTTATTTTGTATGCGTTTGCGTGCCTTTTTAAATTTTCTTCGGATTCGCAAAGACGTAGCTCTACGGATTTCCGTGTGATCTCTATAGAATTTATATCCCATAAAATCAACAAATCTGCCTTTATGTATGGTTTTACCCATCCTGGCAGATTCCTTCTTATCAATATAATCAACTCTAAACACTTGCCAATTATCTTTTATTACCAATCCAAAAGAGGCACAGTATTCGTCAAGTTTCCTTTTGATTTTATGCAATTTCTTTTTATTGTTTCCAAATATACATCCATCATCCATGTAGAAAATACAATACTCTACACTTAACGTTTCTTTTAAGTAGTGGCAGATATAGCTTATTACAAAGTTACATAGCCATTGAGATGTAACACTACCGATAGGAAGCCCATCATCATATGAATATAATATAGTTTCCGCAAGCCATAAAACATTCTTATCACGAATCTTACTTCTTAATAGCTTCATCACAATGTCCGGTTGTATATGCTGATAGCATTTCTTAAATTCAATTTTTAAGCAATACTTTGTATTTTTCTTATCATTTTGCAACCATCGTTCAACAAATTTCTTTCCATATGTGCCGCCGCGTTTTGGAATGCTAGCACACTGATGAACATAAATTTGTTTCATAAAAATATCTTGACATGCCAATACAAGTAGCCAATGATATATTTGCGAATACACACTTGTAGAAGCTATTTGCCTAATTTTGCGTGTATTTGCATCCATTCTTTCTGAAACTTTATATACATCAGGTTCACGATCCATTTGAATTATTGTTTGTTGAATGGATTTTGCAAGATGAGCACACTTTTCATCAGTTGTATTCCCATCGCACTTTCTTAAAATACGGCGAGTTTCAGTTCTATGCCATTTACCTTTAAATGCCATGTAAATAGCTTGTATAATCAAATGTATATCGGTTATATCTTTTGCTCGATATGTCCTCATACATATTATTTTCTTTCTCTTGTCTGAAAGGAATTGTGATATAAATATCTTACTAACCTCTCCTGCATCGACAATTTTTACCAAGCGGTAAGGCAAGCCTACTCAAAGGTAGGTAGATTGTGTACATAATTATCAAAATATTATGAGAAATACGCGCCCCGATATTAAACCAGGCATTACCAACGTCGTTGTTGCAATTCCAATACACCAAACCATCGTTCGTACCGTTATTCAGATTACCGCCAACGTAAGCAACACGCAAGCCGCCGAATACACAAAATCCCCATTTATAAATACCATTGATTATGCTATAATTTTTTGCCAAAACTTAACAGTTTATGGCAAATCAATTAACTCCTAATCAAATCCAAATGCAGATAGAACACCAGTTACTTTTTATTGTGTTCGGTATGAATAGGAGAATATCACCGTTTGTCGCAACAAAACATTACGTTATGCAATATTCAAACATTCTAAATACCTAATCACACGATTAAAATTCTGGATAAAAAAGACAAAGAAAAAGAAATTTTCTCCTTTGTAAAATATTTGTTTAAAATTTAAAAGAGTGATAGTAAAGGTAAAACCAATACTATCACCAATAATTAGTCAGTTGCGACTCCTTATATAAAGTGGGGGTTGACCACCCCCATTCCCCCGTTTAGGCAGTATAAGAGAGACGCGCCCCGATATTAAACCAGGCATAACCAACGTCGTTGCCGCAATACCAACACACCAAACCATCGTACGTACCGTTAAACAGAGGACCGCCAACGTAAGCAACACGCAAGCCGCCATTCTGCCAATAGTAATCACAGAAGTATGTAGTGTTTGAACCACCAACAACAAAAGGTAAACGTACATATGGATGTGCTTTATCCCATCCTAATTCCTTAGTCCATCCGTCAGTAGCAGCATTAACATATCCAACTTTTTCATAGTCAGATGTTATGGAGTCTGCGAATTTCGTAGGATCTTTACAGACATATGCTTGATGATCCTGAATTAATACGTCAGCTATAATAGCCCATTGATTTCCCCAAAGATCTTCCACGTATCTATAGCGCATCTGATATTTACCAGATGAATTTGATACAGAGCTACCAGATGGAGTAAGCACTTTGTCAGTACCACCAGAGAACCAACATCTTGAAGAGATAAAGTTTCCGACAGCAACATTTACAGCAGCACCATCAAATATAATAGCCTTATTGGAAGCATCATGTGTCTCAATTGCAGTAATTCTTCTATTGTTTGCAACTTCAGAACCGTTTTTCGTAGAACCAATTACAATAGTTTGACCAACGACATAATTTCCGGCAACTGAATTTGAACAAATAAATTTGTTTCCATTAGTAGTTGCAACTGTGGCGAGATCATCAGCATTGTATCTCATAGTTGCAGCACCATACATAATATCTTGTGAGTTACGTGTTGCAAATTCTACATAAAACAGAAGTTCATTAATCTGTCTGTCTTTAGTAGTTTCAATGTGGAAATTAGTTCCAAGTTTTCTTGCAAGTGTTTTATATCCAGAATATGAAAGAGATAACATTATATCTTTTCCGGAAACAGAAACCGGGTTTCCAGAAGAATCTTTGCTAATTCTGTAACATGGATAGTAATATGTTTGCATGATTGATTTATCAATATTAATAAATCTTTCAGGAATTTCATATCCATCTAAGTGTTGATCTGAAATCCATATCTCATAATAAGTATCTGTAAATACATATTTGTAATAGAATAAATGTCTTTCAGCATATACACTTCCGTTTGATCCATCAACAGCAAAATTAGGTTCTCCTTCAATTGCGGTTATAATAAAATCTTTTCCATCCCAATGACCATTTACTCTACGAGATTTCCAAGGCATGAGATAATCAAAATCATTATAAGCAGTTGCAGAATCAGTTCCAACATTTGCAACCAGTCCAACGGCATCACCAAGACGTTCGCCTTTTGGATTAGAACCAACGCTGTAAAGTGGGAAACGTACTCCCCATTCTTTAGGGCGATTTGTATTAAGAACTTTTAACATAGACTCAATTTTGTTTGAACTATATGTAGTTCCAGCACCAGCCTTGCTATCGTTAATACCAATTTTCTCAGCAGTAACAGCTTCCGCAGCAGCGGCGGCATTATTAGCCCTTGTCGTAGCACTCTCAGCATTGGTTGATAAAAGTTGGATTTTATCTACTAAACCATCTGAAATCTCTTTTGTTTTTTCATATTCTGATACACATTTTGCTAATTCCGCTTTGGCAAGTGTTACCTGTTCAGATGCACTTGAAGAACTTGTACTAGCAGAAGCATTAAGCTCTTCTAATGTTTTTAACTTAAACACATATCCAAGTTTATTCCAGGGAGTTACCCCATCACCTAATTTCATATTAATATATCCATCGGTTGTTCTTTCAAGCGCAGGCTCATTAAGCGCAAGAATACGGTTACTACTTTCCCAATTGGCAGTAGTATCAGTCTTTAAAGTAATTGTAGATGTAGCCATAATCTACCGTTCCTCCTAATTTTTAATCTAAAGAACTGCCACCAGAAAAAGACAATAAATCTTCACTTGTGGCAGTGCCTCCATCAATAATTGTTAAAGTTTCTATAGTTGTTGCGTTTCCAGCTTGAATATAGATATTATATCCAGCTAATATTTCAGCAATTTTTTCATCTGGTACTTCTGATGATATATGATATCCACCACCAAAAATTCCACCAGATCCAAATATGCTGCAATCTAAAATGTTCATGTAATCACCGCCTTAGAACATATAGACAATATTGGCATCAACACTTGTTTTAAAAATTAATTCATATACATCAACCAATCCATAACCAAGTTCAAAAATCCCCGTTGATGGCATTACAAAATTCTCACCATTAATTGAGAACTCAGTTGCTTCCGGAGCTTGAATCGCCAATTTTTTTATTTCATCGAAATTTAATGTTGGATGCTTTTTCTTTTGTTCAGCTTTAAACTGTTCTACAAGATTTTTGTCAGCATCAACAGTTCCGACAAAAGAACTTAAAGAGACAAGTCCCATATCAATACCTCCTGTTAATCATCTATTGTTGTAGAATCACCAGATTCATATTTATAAGAATCAATGGTAAAAGCATTCCCGCCCATAATATTTTGCACATCAAAACTGTGAGCATCGCCTGCAGATACATTTAATGAAAGACCAATTTTTGCATTTTGGATTTCTTCAAGATATCTTTTGATTTCATTCAACATATTTTGTGTTTCAGAAATCAAATAGTTCTTAACCATCTCATCAATTTCACCTTTTGTTTCATTGATTGCGTTTTGAACAGCTATAATATCTTTTTCTATTTGTACGACATTTGCTTCAGAAGCTGAAACTTTTTGATAAGATGACTCCAAAGCATCTACAGTATTTTTAACTTTTTCAAGAGCATCAAGGCATTTTTGAATTGTCTCAGCAGAAGTTGTCTGTCTAGTTGATTCATTACTCTGCCTTGTATTTTCATTGCTAACCCTTGTTTTCTCTGCTGCTATACGTTTGTTTTCGCTATCATTTCTGACAGATTCGTTTGAACTTCGATTATTTTCAGCAGAAATACGTTCATTCTCACTTAACTTTCTAGCATTTTCATTTTCGATGCGTACAGACTCATTTGAAGATCGTGTCTCTTCTGATTTTTTTCGTGCATCTTCGTTTGATTTTCTGGCACTCTCATTTGTGTTTCTTTCTTTTTCAGCAGCAACACGGTTATCCTCATTTGAAGCTCTTGTTTTTTCTGCAGTTGATCGAGAGCTTTCAGCGGTTACTCTGGCAGTTTCATTTTTTTCTCTTGTACTCTCAGATGCGATGCGTTTATTTTCACTATTTACTCTTGTGGATTCATTGTTTTGTCTAACTACTTCGTTAGTTGTAACAGTAGAATCTAATGATTTTACTTGAGCAATCAGTTCTGACAAAGTGACAACTTCAACATTATCTGAATAGAAATAGTCGTTCGGTTGCGGTTTAGGGCGTACAGGAATTTTTGTTATTTCTACTGATCTATTATTTGAGTAAAAATAAACAACAATTGTTTCGGCTTCTTTTAATAAAATATTTGGTATCTTTACATTGATAACGCCATCATCCAAGGTTGACTGTACACCCAAAGCTTTATCACTATTTTTATTACAAAAGTGTACTATGGGGGCGGTATTTGTGCTTATATTTACGCCCTCAAATGAAACTGTTTGGTCTACATCCCATTGCACTAAATATGTGATTTGTGTTCCAAAACTGTCATACATTATTGCGTCTAGCATTCAAACACCTCCTTCAATATTTAAGCATTATACCCCAAAACATCTTCAACAAATGTGTGATCTCTCATATGTTCTTCATAAGATTCTGTGATAATACGATACGCAATATCAACCTCACCATTTGTCAATTTGTTTTGTGCAATAATATCTTCGTATTCCTTGTATAAACGGAATATACGATTGAACTGTTCCTTTGTTACCTTGCTATCACGGTCAATTACTTTTGATGCAAACGAAATAATTGTACTTCTTTTACTTTCGATTAGCAGAGTGAGAGTATCTTCATTATTTCTATCAAGTTTTTTATTTAACTCTTTAATGCATCTATCATTTTCTTCCAAACACCTATTAACTTTTTCAATCCATTCATCACGTTTACCAATATTATCAGAACTGTAATGCTGGTTAAAATTATCAAGTGTTTGCTTTACATTTTCTAGTGCCGATGGCATCTGATGTAAAACTTCACGTTCTCTTTTTTTACGTGAAAAATATGCTTTTATGTTAAGATACTCTGGAACAACTTTTCCTTTCATATCAAGGAATCCACCAATAAGTTGCACACAAAAAAACACAATCACCATAGCAAGTGCAACTTTTGTTGGAACATTCAAATATTCTAAATAATCTAACATTTATGTTTCCTCTTTTCCGTAGTGGGAGAGTAGATCTCCCAAACTACGTTATACTATTTTTACATATGTTCCATCAGCACACTTTCCACAGACAAAGCCGATTACATCTTTATTCTTTGTGGCAGCATTATTGATGGCAATTTTATACCATGTTTCACCGTTGACCTTATATGTAGCAAGAATGCTTACACGATTTGTCTTTTTTAATTTCGGGTAAGAAACAATAGTAGGGTATTTTTTACCTGTGGAAGAATCTATTCCATACCATGAACGTACATTTAATTCATTTGCTGTAACTTCTCCTACAACACTTTTAGTTGAATGAGTAGTAGCAGTGGAACTATTCTTCTTTTTGAGTAATGAGTTAATTTTTTTCTGAGTATTTTCACCAACAATCCCATCTGCAGTCAGTTTATATTTCGTCTGAAATTTGATAACAGCATTGTATGTGGCAGTGCCAAATTCACCATCAACAGTTAATTTAGCTTTAATTAAGGTATTCAGATTCTTTTGTAATGCTTTTACTGCAGAACCATTACTACCCATTTTTAACATAGTTGGAGTAGAAATACTTGGCGTATCATTTCCTTCATTTTTTATTTCTTGCACCTTAGAATAATCAGGAGTAATAAATTTTGTTCCTGGTAAGTTGCTATTGAAATATGTTTTCTTACATACTCCGCCGCCATTTGCAATAATAGTTGATCCACCGCTTGTATTTCCTTCGACTGTCCAGAATTGATCTCCGGAAACTTTTATTACAATTCCAGTATGTGTGAAAACACCATTATGTTTAAAAATTACAATGTCGCCCACTTTTGGATTTGCATTTAAAGTAAATAAATCTGCCATAGTAGGGCAATATACATATGGATAATGTTTAAGCAATTTTTGAGCCATAGCTTTTCCAAATGCTATAACAAACACCCAAGTAACAAAACAAGCACACCAAGGCTGTCCCTGATATGCTGGATAAATGTCGCGCCAATATTTAGTATAATTATTACTTCCAGCATTCGCAGTTTTGTCATCAAGATTTGCATTTGTTGCTTTTTCTAAATAACCAACCTCTGCTAAAGCAATATTAATAATGGCGTTGATTGCTTTTGTTATCATATTAGTATTATTTCCTTTATCTGTAATATATTTTTTTAGAGACTCATAAACCATTTTCTGTCGTAATTTATAAGCTCCCACCTGATTTCCAGTGTCAGATTGACATGCCTTATAAACATTGTTTAACGTATATGGCTTTTGTGTCTTTGCAAGAATACGTTTGACTGCAGATAAACCGCCCTGATGTCTGAAATTTGCACACATCAAAAGTGCTTGTATATCTGTAACACCCAATGCAGAAACTTCATCTACATATGCTTGCATTTGTTCATCAATCAATAAATCCTGGCATTTTATACCCGTTGCAGAACCAATGATTTTTTGAATACATTTTGCCTTATCTGATCCTTTTTGAACTTTATATGTAGCCCAATTTTTTGTATCAAGGTCAATACCTATTCCGGCAGTATCTAATTTTTTGAATACTGTAGAATTTTTAGTACGGATTAGTTTTAATAATCGTTGAGCTTCCGTTGCATACCAAGCACCACCGCCAATGGTAATTGCATGTTCAATAGAAGAGTTTGCATAAGCTTCTGTGAAATCATCATAACGGACATTCCCGTATACTTGACCACCCGTTTCTACTGCATAAATAATCTTTCTGATTACTTCTTTTTGAGTAGCTGTAAGAATAACAGACATAAAAATACCTCCTATTCAAAAAGAGGGCAGTGCATCAAAAGCACTACCCATTTATTAATCAATTATTTTGTTACTGTTTCAGTTGTAGAAGTAGTAATATTACTCTGTTCCCAGATTTTACGCAACTCTGGTAATGCAGAATCAATCAGTTCATCAATATATTTTACAAGCTCTTCCTGGTTGACAACTTTCTGTAAAACAGGATATTCTTTGTAAATTTCTTCAATTACCTGTGAACGCTTAATACTTCCAGCCTTAGACCATTCTGCATAATCTTTTTCCGCCTCTGTGATTTTTTGCAGAATAATATTTTTCAATTGATCCTTTGCAATTTCAATTTTTTCATCATCTGATTTTTTAAAATAATCACTGGCTTTATTTTTAATAACTACACATAAACCTATGATTACAATAATAGAAGTCCAGTTGTCATTTATCAGATTTAAAAAATTTTTAATTCCGTCTAAAATATTCATAATAAAAATCTCCTTTTATCCAACTGCACCATCAGAATCTTCTTCTGAACCACAAACAGAATTATCTTCTACGTTTCGCATTGCCATATCATAAACAATGCCACCGGAAGTATTTTCGGCTTTTGATTTGCTATAATATCCCCAAATAATCGGGGCTAAAGCGACAGGGATTCCAATAAGTGCATACATGGCACTTGTATCTGCCAATGTAATAATTGCATACTCACAGAAGAGTACAATTTGAAAACACATAATAATCATTCCAAGTAAAATAAACTTGGAGTATGACAGATTCAGTTTGTGCGGCTTTTTACGTTTGTTGCGAATGTTGCGTATGTTTTGTCGCATTTTCGCTTGCTGATTTTTATGCCGTTCAATCTGTATCTTTTTCTGATATTCCCTCTGAGTCATTATTTTGTTTATCTTCCTCACAGAACAAATTGGTCAACTGTAATAATTCTTTGACTGTTAATACATCATATTTTCCGTTAGGATCTTCATAGTCGAAATCTTTACTATCAATTTTGTAAATTTGTATTTCAACTTCAATGTCAAGAAGTTCCTGGATTTCTTCCATATATTCTTCCATGTGTTTATTATCTACTAACGGTACACCAATAGAAGTCATCGCTAATTCATCGTCCGATTTTTTTACAAAGAAATCCTTGTAGCCTTCTAATATTTTTTTCAATGCCTGTTCGTAGTAATTACATTCTTTCTGGAAATTACTTGTGTTACGCATAATTGCATAGCTGATTTTTTGTGGAAGTTTCTTTTCGGAAATACTATTTAAAAAATTTACAATGCTTACAACTTCAATATTCTTATACTTCATAATGTTCCCTTTCTATAATAAAAGAGAGCCACGTTTTACGCGACTCCCTGTAATGAATTAATTATTTGTTTCAGTTCCTTGATTTCACTCTCAAGCTCATCAATGCGAAGATGCGCTTTTTGTGTCATATGTGTATTTAAAGCAATAAATTCGTTATAAATAATTCCACATTCTATATCATAATCTGGAACAAATTTTTCGCCTTCATACTCATCTTTTTCAACTTTATACTCAATATATCCACCAAAATCCATAGATGATAAGTGATTATTATTTAAAGCCTCTAAAATCTGCTGGGCTTTTACACCTACATGATATCTTCCTGATTTTCCATTTTTGTACTTATAAGCAACAGTGTCAATATCCATATAAAAATCTTCATACAGTGAAAGAGATTTAAAATCCTTTTTTTGTCGAATATCTGATGTTATTGCCGATCCACTGGTGCTTTTTAATCTGCAAGAACTACCTCTTAAAATTGTATCATAACTGTTATCGCATAAAAACATTACATTAGAATTATTACAATACATTCCAGCTACAGCCGCACCACCTGTTGAATAACATTTATATCCATTCATATTTTTCATGAATAAATGAGAATTTACATTTCCACCATTTGATGCGTCTCCTGGATTACCTTTTTCGCCCTTTGGAAGTACAAAATTCAATTTTGCAGCATTACTTGTTCCAACATTTTTTACTTCCGCATATGAACCACTTTGTACAGATCCAATTGTAATTGTAGCCGCTTTTCCCGGATCACCTTTATCACCTTTTTCTCCACCAGTAATCGACGTATATGTTTTTCCACCAATGTTAATTGATTTTGCATAAACACAATCAAAACGATAATCAACTTTTCTGCCATTTTCATCATATCCATAATAACCAAGATTTATTACTCCATTGGAAGCTCTTGATATATTCGTAATATCCGGCTGATTATTATAAGACGTTGTAGATGTGGTTATACTATATGGAAGTAAACACCATATAGGTGAATTAGATGTAGGTGATAAATCGCCAATGCCTATAGCAAGTGTTCCGTTGCTGTTCGGTAACAATGTATGATTATGACCATATCCATTAAATGAAAAATAAGTTCCTGTAGAAGCCCCATTTTTATCACTTGGATTCCATTTCATATTTCTATATGGAATAGTTCCTCCTTCAGTCTCGACCATAAGATTCGCAGAATAATTGGCATAATTCTTAAGATGCACAGAACCATAAAAATCTGCCTCTTTCCAAAAAATACTCTGACCTTCAACAGTAACATCATCTGCATACAAGAAAATACGTTTACTACTTTGAAGTGTATTTTGATAAAGCATCATTCCAAATATATCACTAGGATCACTACTTTCCATATTGAGTCCGAATCCAATCTGTTTAGAACCAGCACCCCATGTAAACGCTTTGATTATTTTTTGAGAATCCGATGGTTTTCCACTTACGTCTGTATAATAAATGGAATAATCTTGTTTAGCGGTAATATTTAAGGCAGTAATATTTCCTGTAATATCTGCATCAGTAGCAGTTAATTTTCCACCAGTAGTAACTTGAAAAGAGCTATTACAACTTATTCCGTATTTGGGTGAAATATATACACCAGAACCGCCAAGTACATTCTGTCCCGACCAAAGAGAATAATTATCAATATTAAATCCGCCGATTTCACCAGAAGTCGAAACAATCTTTCCAGAAAACTCACCTTCCTTTGCGATGAGCTTACCTTCACTGGTAATTTGTGCGGAAATTGTGCCACTTTTATTTGAAATAAGAAGCTGACCGCCTTTGATATTTGGGGCAATTACCCATTGGCTATCAATATAGGTACTCTTCAAAATACCATTTTTTATGGTGTTAGCAGTAGTATCGTCAGTATATTTATTCTGTTTTGTCCAGTCTGTTTCGACGTATGACTCCCCGTCTTTTCTTACAGTAGTACAAGTGAGAATATCTCCGGAACTGCCAACAAACCAAAGATCACCCTTGTTGTATGGTGGTTTAGGCTGTGCAACAAAAATCTGCGCTTTACCGTCAATCTTATCGAATACGGAATCCGGAGGGTTAGTTTTAGTCTCTTCCCAACCTTTTGCACCATAGATATATGTTTTCTGATTCTTTGTATCATACCACAAATCACCGATATGTTTCTTCTTATCATCTGCGGTTTTCCATGCAGTTGAAGGATCTGTCTCCTGATACCATGTTTCAGCCTTTTTATCATCCTGGTCTAAAAGGTAATTATATTTCTCATTAAGTGTGTCATTCAAAGTCTCGAATAACTTACTCATAGAATTGGATTTTCCATCTTTGTCAGTGCCAATTACATTGTCCCATGATATAGAAGCTCCACCACCAAGAACAATATTTCCGTTATCGTCTATATAAAGCTGGCGTTCATAGGTTATGTTTCCTTCATCATCTGTTATTTCTTTTTTAATGGTGAACACATTTTTGTTATATGTGTTGGTGGTTACTATAATTCCGTTTTTGTCCATTTCAATAGACTTTTCTTCATTGTAGATTCCCACTTGTGATGAAAGGATAAGATTGCCTACAAGGGTATCAGCTATTATGCCGTAGCCTTCTTTATATACTTTATCTTTTGGATCAAAATAATAAAACTGACCTACACCAGCCTTGGCGGTTTTCCAACCGTCATTTGTTATATATAGACCATGATTTATTATCTTTAACTGGCATGGATTATAGTCATTCAAGATATCATTAAATTCCCGGCATAATAAACCATGTTCATCCCACGTAATATCCTGATTATCGGCACTACTTACAATCTTGGTGTTTGTCATATCCAGACCTTTTAAGATCATGTCAGACATCTTCTTTGAGAAGTTTGAGTTCATGTCGGATTGTCGCACAATGCTTCCGTAGGAAGTCGCCATATTAGAAGCTTGATCTAAGATACTATTTATGTCAGATGAAGAATCTTGTGACGATATAACATCAGAGAAAGTCACATTAATATTTTGCGATGAACTAAAATCTATCGTATATTCGACAATTCTCAATTTATAGATTTCATCATCCACTTGTACTGTGATCCAGTTACCGTTTTTAAATGAGTTTACAATTGGAGAAAATTCACGCATTCTCAGGAAGTTTTTCAGTGTACCAGTGATAGAATGCTGCAGTGTGGCAGATTTATACAGTTCTTTTGTCGCAACATTGATAAAATCAAATGCGTTCTGAAAGAGTTCTGTATTGTCCAAACCATCAGAGATGTAATTGTCATTTGAGTATTCATCCATTCTGAGAAATGCACAAAATTCTTTATTTAGTTCATCTCCGATAAATTTTTGGAAATTCAAAGTATCTTGAACGTCGCCTATGATTCTTTCAATTTCTATTTGCACACCATCCTGTATTAATTCGTTCTGGTTGTTGTATTTTCCTTCAACAGTATATACTTCATCTTCACGAGCTAAGATTTCATCCTGAATGGCATTAAGTTTGTTGTAATACGGGACATATAAGCTGTCGTATATCGCCTTTGCATTAATAGCATTGGAAGTAGTAGCAGTGGAAGAGTCCGAAGCTACCCCTTGTTGTACCATTATGTCAATACAGGACTGGCAGCATTTCTGAAATGTATTCAGGCTGTCAAGGCAGTATTTCTTAAGTTCTGATTTGAAAACAGTTAAATCTTGTTTGAAAAGTCCTACGATATCATAATAATTATCATCACTCTTATTGAGTATCTTTTCGATTCTCTGTCTTACATATTCTTCATAATTTTCATTGATACCAATTGAAACAGGAGAAGAAGTGTAAGTATCATCTTCATCAGAATAACTTTTAAGGTTGAATTTTCCTCTCCAAACATCATTTGAAAGAGTTGTTTCTGTTACTGTAATTTTAAAAGAACCCTTGACAATAGATTGTGCAAGAGAAATCATAATATTATTTGCAGTTGAAACAGACAGATTCTTTAATGAGGTTGTGGCGGCACTTGATGGAAGGTTTTCCATAAGATATTCACCTTGAGATTTTGCGCTATTGTCTGGCTTCGTGATATTTGGCATCAGCTTATTTTTTAGGAATTGAACCATATCAATTGTATCGAAATATGTCTGCATCAATTTCGGATAGCCAGTAACAGGAGATTCAATCTTCTTTAAAGAATCATCATATTTAATATACTTTGCGACAATGGCATTGTAGTTATTTACAAAAGAAGAATCTATATAGAATTTATGTGTTTTCTGATATTCTTCATATAGCTTATCATATGCAGATAATTTTTCCTGTAATTGTTCGGACATATCTGAACGTACCGCATCACTGAAATAATAAATATAATCACTACCATTCGGATTACAGGAACGAACGGCAGCAGTCATTAAATCATCTCCGGCAGTAAGTTTAAAACAGTTCTTCACAGAATCGACATCAGTAGAATAAGTGACTTCCTCTACTAAGTTATCCTTTGAAATGAATACATTTGTATATTCACCATATCCGTTTATTACATTCGTACTTCCGCATTTTGGACATTTATCTACGAATGCATCTCTATGTCCACAGTCTTTACAGTTGGCTTCAAGATCGTACACAGAAATTGTTCTTTCCGGTTTTCCATTAGCATCACTGCCACAACCAAAGACAAAAAGACAATTCAATTCTTCTGCGACTTCTTGCAGTGCATCATATATTGACTTCTTATCAAAAGTAAAAGTTCTCTGGATGTTCATTAAACTTATATCAACGTGGGCGAATCTGTAATGCGGGGCTTTCTCAGTAAGTCTGTTTACTAATGAAGCCTCCGGATGATCTGGATTATAAAATGTTGTTGGGATTTTATAATCATCCCTGGAAATATCTGTTTCTGTATTGATCTCAATATTATAAAGCATTATCTGAGACAATTCGGCTTCGCCCAAAGATTTACCAGTTACTTTTTTAATATCTTCGTTTTCTTCGTCAATTTCTACATATGTTTCAAACCACATATCCCACTCAGGAATCCACATCAGCTTGAAATCTTTTATGTCATTCCAACATCTTAAAATATTTCTGTTTAATTTCTTATGAGCATTGAAAGAAAATTTAGAATAACTATTCATAGCATGTTCTGTAACAATGTTAGTGACGTTAGTAATATTACTGATTTTATCGCCATTTTTTGTCGCTAAAACAAAAGTTATATCCTCTACATTACCAGAGGTATCAAAATTTAATTTATGTATGTTCATTTAAAGTCCTACCCCTTTCACGATTGGATAATATTCAAGTACAACATCACAAGCAAAATTTACAGTGATTATATTCCTTCTATTCTTGTATGTATTGGCAATACGGAAGAATACAAAATTAAAATCGTTATATATTTTGTGCGATGGGAGAGAAGTATGTATATTTAAGTTTTCATCAAATGTAATAATTTCTCCGGATTTACAATTTTTAATAATAGTTGTTCGATCTTCTACAGAGTTGTGGATTTTTAAATCTCCATCACTTTTACAAGTAATTTGTAACTGTGGATAAATGTAACCAATATCATCTGACTCATCTATAAACGTAAATGAACCGTGTCTATTAAATTTTTTCCGTATAACTTTACGATTTTGTGTTGCATACGGAGCTTCCATCTGGAAAGATAACTCAAATCCGACAACTTCTGTATTTAAAGTAATTGCACTTATATTAAAGCTTCCATTAAAAACAATTGCGCCAAAATCATCTGTAAATATTTTTAATTCATGGTAGCCATCGTTTCTGTTCAGCCATCTGTATACTTTTCGCTGTTCTTCAATGGTAAAATACATTTCACTATCATTGAATACAGATGGATTTTTGCATATCTGAAAGGTGAAATTAGCAGCATCATCATAGCCTGAGTTTATAAGAGAAAATTTCTTCCCATTTCTCATTGATACAGTGTCAAAATTAATGGATGAACCATACTCAACAGTATCTGTTCCACCATCATCAAAAGAACAAACCATAAAGCCGTAATCGCTTGCAAGCACTCCATCATATTCAAAATTTGTTGTTTTCATTATTTCACCACCTAGTATTGTTTTATTTCATAAGTAAACGGACAATCTTATATCTAAGACCTCCGCCATATATTGCCTTAATAGATATCTTTCGCATTTCTTTCATTTCATCAATCAGTGCGTGATAATCGTCGGAAAGTTTATTGGTTTCTTCCATTAACTCATTCCACAATTTCATTTTCTGTTTAAAATCAATGACTTCATCAGGATCAGTTGCGCCATCTTTGGAAATATGAGATTTTAATATTTTGATTTCTTCTTCTAAAGTGGCAATTTGCTTTTCTTGATTCTGAATTTTTCGCATTTTCCATTCATCATTTTTTCGCATTATTTCACCTTTTTTACATAAAAGGAGCTACATGCAAAAACATATAGCTCCAATTAACTTACTTTCTAAATTTATATTTTGACGCAGAACTTTTTCCTAACATTCTATCAACAGTCATAGTTCTTATTAACTGTTCAAACTTTCTATTGTTAATCATTTCGTTCATAAACTGTTTAGAATCTACTACATTAGGCAAATCGAATGTGATATTATCGAAATTATTTACAGTATTAGAACCTACACCCATCGAAGAAACAGGAGAGGAAAGTTCATCGTCAATAGTTCCATTAATAAATCCAGACGGATCATTCATCATATCCCAGAGATTCTTTGTCGCATCAGCATCAAGAACCATGTCGCCACGTTCAAACGGTGTGACAATAGCACCATCCCTTTTGCGGATAAGAGACTCTGTTCCAAGTTCCTGAGTCCAACCATATTGGTCACTTGGAATACTCTTTGATCCAGAAGCATAGCCTTTCAACTGACTGAGCTTTACCCATCCAAGTTGCGTCTTGCCATCAGCGGAATCAATTGCATATGGATATTTAGAACCTTTATTAATACGTGTGATCTTAACCTTTTTACCAAGATAATAGTTGCCAGTTGCACCAGTACCATCAGAAGCGGCATGATATACGCCAGAAACAAATGTAACTTTATCACCTACTTCGGCTTTATTATTACCTGTCTTTGTTCCATTGGTCTTGTTTGGCTTTTTCTTTGGTTCATCAGGATCAACCAATACAGCGTCTTTAACAGAATCCTTATCACTAACTTTTGGTGGATCTGGTGTAGGATTTCCTTCTGCAACATTATTTTTATTAGGTTTTTGCTTTACTTCTTCGAGTTCGCCAACAACAGGATCTGCAGTTTCTTCTTGCACTTTTTGAACTAATTTCCCAGCCATAGAATCAATGGCGTTAATCATTTCTTGCTGTCTCTTGTAAATGTCATCAATTGCAGAACTAACTCCAGTCATAGTGGAAGAGAAGTTACTATCATATGCGGCGATTACGCCATTCACGTCATTTGTAGCATTCCATACATTCTGCATTTCAGTAGACAGATCATAACCAACACTTGCGGCTTCTGTTCTCAGTGTATCTGAAATTTGAGATGCATTACTGTTTATTTCTGAGATCATATCGGAAAGCAAACCATCAATATTATCCAGTCGCTTATTAAGAATTTCTTCATACTCATTTTTAAGATTATCAAGTAATTCCTTCTGATCCGAAATAAATTTCTCATACTGTGTATCTTCTAAGTCCTCTTGTGCATCTTTAAGACTATTTTTTAACTCTTGCAGTTTAGCTTTATTTTCTTCTGAGTTATCGCCCTGTAATGAAGCAAGCTGTTTCTGAAGAGATGCGATTTCCTCTGTCTTTTCACGAATTTTCTTCTGATAATCATAGAGGTCTTTCTGTGCCTGGATTGCATCCAAATACTTGTCTATCAAGTCTTGAAGAGAATCTAACTCATTTTCGATACCATCTTTAATTAGATCTTTCATGGCATCTTTTTCATTCTCAGCAGAAAGAATAGATTTTTGCTGTGCATCTACCAGCTCATTTTTACGGTCAATGAGTTTCTGGTTATATGGATCTTTCGCAAGTTCTTCGCTGATTCGCAGCATTTCTTTCTTATATTTATCTGCCTGTGCCATGTAGGTATTATAATTAACACCATGTAATCCAAGAGTGGCAAGTCCCTGTTCAGTCATCTTACCATCATCATCGAACATATCTTTGTGACTCATAAGGTCAATTAGGAAGTCTGACTCACTGGTGATTCTGCTGATAGAATCCTGTAATTGGTCAAACTGTTCCCATTTGAGGTCACGAATAGAAGCTTGCAGTTCAAAAACTTTATTTTCAGCTTCGGCAAGGCTGTTTGCCACTTGGTCAACAGAATCTTTCATTTCGTAATATTCTTGAGTGCCTTTTGTAATGTCCCCATTCTGTACGGCAGCTTCAAAATTACGTTTCATTGCCTTATATTTCTCAGAGAGATTATCGACAATAGATTGTTCCTGTTCAATCTGTGCTTCATAGAATTTTGTACTCAAGTTATACCCTTGTGTCTGCATTCTATCCATATATGTTTCAATCATGGAACTTCTGTTTTCCCATTGAGACATAAATGAATCATAGTAAGCGGCAATATTATCAAGTTTCTTTTTGGCATTCTCTACGATTGACTGTGCGTATTCGGCTTCAGCATTAGCCGCTTCTTTTGTAGCATCAGCCAAAGCATCCTCTTGAATTTTAAGCTTCTTACTCAAATCAGTCGCATTGGCAACCTTTTTATTATAAGCCTCAATTTTTTTCAAAACTTTAGGATCAGAGATGCCGGAAGTGCTTACTTTCTTTCCAGCTTCGAGTGCCGCTTTTTGCTTTTTAGTCAATTTGGAAGTAACTGATTTGTCGGAAAGCAGTTTCTTCTGTGCTGATTTTTTACTTGTATTGGCAGAGTTAGAATTTTTCAGCGCATCATTATAGTTTTTATTTACCTGTTTCAAGGCTGACTGACGCTGTTTGTTCTGTTCTTTAAGATTTCTTGTTTCCTGTGTAAGAAGCATATTTTGATAAACATAAGCTTTCTTACCATTTGTAGTAGCAAGAATCTGTTGCTCTTTTGTAGAACCTGAATATGCTTTATTCTTAGTATCTTTCGCAGTATTCAGCTTTTTCAACGCCTTTTCGTCTGCTTTTTTGGCTTTATCATATTCTTTCTGTGCTTCGTTCTTTTCTTTTGCATCCGTATTATATTTCTTGGCTTTAGCTTTCAAGGTACTTGTCATACCAGACGTACTGACTGTTTTCCCAGCTTTTACTTTAGATGCAATAGTATTTCCCTGTTTCAGAGATTTATTATATGATTTAGCATATTTCAGTGCTTCGCCTTTTAAGCCTTTTGTGCTAATTGACTTCCCTTCACGAATCGCACGTGCTATTGTATTATATGTTGCATTATCTGTTGTAGATTTCGCAGCTTTTTTCAATTTTTTCGCGATAGAAGAGGTCTGTTTCTTATTCGCATTAATAAGATTTGTGCCAGTTTTCTCAACATCAGTTGTTGCAGATTTTAAATTCTTGCTTGCTTTTGAACGTGTTGACTTTGTTTTGTTTCTGGCAGTCGTAGCCTTGTCCAAATTTTTCTGAGCATTTGCAAGTGTCTGATTATCTTTTTTAATCTGATCCTGTAAATGACCAAGAGTAGATCCACCACCAGAGATAGCACCATAAACATTATCTAATGATTCATATTTAGATTTTAATTTGTCGATTGCTTTCTCAGCTTTTTCAATCGGCATATTCGCCAGAGTATCATATAATTCAAGCAGCTTATTATTTAATTCTTGAATTGTATTTTTACATTCAATGGCAGACTCATAATAACTCTGGAAGTCTTTGATATTTTCTGACAGTTTCTTTCCGGAATCTGTAGAAGTATCAATATCCTCGATTTTAAGCGCACCATTTTTTACTAACTTTTTATATTCTTCGCTAAGTCCAACAGAATTAGCTTTATTCATATAAGTATCATATGCTTCTTGATTTGCAGTAAGCTGCTTATCAATAATCTTCATCTGTTTCTTTAACACAGCAGTTTTAAAGGCAGAAGATACGTAGTCAGTAATTTGGTTTGCTGCATATTCAAAAGTGTTTGCAAGTCTGTCTAACTTGATTTTTACGAAATCAATTGTACTCTTAGATTCTTTTGCTGATTTTGTGTTAGAATCTGTAGCGGATGTGTTTGCATTTACCGAGTTAGTGTTAGCCCTGTATGCGGCGGTGCTGCCACCACTTGAAGATGAACCACTTGAAGATGAACCACTTGAACCCTTATAGGTTGTATTTCCACTTGCAATATTAGCTTGCTTTATTGGAATATGTCCAGTAACCATTGCTGTTCCAGTTACATTTGACATTCCTTTTGCACGACTATTTACAAATCCACGCTCTAAAAGTGATTCTGATTGTAAATGATTAAATACAATGCTTCCGGCTGGAATATAAGTAAATTCCGCACCATTATCACCTACGGTATGCCATGTACCACTTCCAGGATCAACAACAATTTCTCTTCCAAGTTCTCCGACTAATGTAAGTCCACCTGTCTTTGTTCCCCAGTTTCCTTGTGCATTGGCATGACCAACCAAGTGAGGAAGATGAGCTGTCCCGTCTGCATGAGCTGTTCCGTTTGCTCCACCTGATCCCTTAGATGGCGCATTTGCATTTATCCAATTCACATGACCAGTAGCGGTAAAACTTGTCTTTACATTCGTTGTATTATTTGTCCAATTTACTGTTCCGTTAGAGGTATGCATCTGTGCAGCCCAAGAATCAACTTTTCCTGTTTCATTATCCCAGTTTACAGTACCTTTGGATTTCTTTTCTTCAGCAGCATAAGCGTCTACTAATGAAGAATCAACGCCAGCTTCAACCATCATCTTCGGAGTCAATGCTTCGATTGATGCGGTAATTGTAGCTTCTGATTCTCCATTGATACCAAGTGTGGCTTTAATTTCCGGTGAAAGTCCATTAATTTCGCTTACTAAACTATCTACCTGTCCTTGTGCTTCCGACGTATCTGCACCAACTGCAGCTTGTGCCTCTACATTATTAGTAGCATCTTTGAACTGTTGGAGTAATGACAGTGCATTTCCAAGTTCACCATCTACCTGTGATGCATCTACCGACATAACAGCAGGAGCTTCAAGCATTTGCTTCTGAGCGACGCAATACTGAATTACAGCATTTGCATCATCCACCTGTGAAGAATCAACATCCAATGTACTCTTATAGTTCTGCATTTCAGAGATAGTGTTTTCAAGTGTAGAAATCTTATCTTCTGTGCTATCTATATCGGAAACATCAATTTGAATATTAAGATCTTCATTTCCCTCTAATTCTTCGATTCTTCCTTTTGCTTCTCCGGCAGCCATGCCAAGATCACCCAGAGTTTTAATAGATTCATCCGCCCAGTCAAATTCTGCGCCAAATTCTTCCATTTCTCCGAACATTGCCTGTACCATTGGAAGTGAGAGATTTAATCCTTCTGCGAAATCTTCCATAGTACGTTGTCCGGCAACTTTGTAATCGCCACTTGCTTCGTCGAGTTCCATCAATCCGGCTTTAGTAGCTTTTGCACAAAACTCTGCAACGTCTAATCCTGTTCGATTTCCTTCGGAATCGTGATTAAAATAGTGTTCAATACTATCTATATAAGAAGAAACTGCTTCTGCATCTTGACTGTCTATTTTGTCTGGAATGAGAAATTCAACAGCGGCTTTGTATGATTCTTTGCCAATTCTTCCATAATCATCTGATTCTGTGTTTTGTGTTACATCCTCAATATGAGAAAGTGCGCCCATAGCGTCGTCAAACATATCACCAGATTCAGAACCATTTTGTTTGTCAAGCCAGTTCTGATAAGCACCTGTAGCCTCTCTTAATGACGCAGACAGTAAATCCAGTTGATTACATTGACTTACAATTGCATCATTATCACTTAAAAGGGCATTAATACTATTTTGAATGCTTTGCGCCTCTGTGCTTTTTGCATCAGATAAACCACGTAATTTATCTTGGAGTTGCTCAATCTGAGCGATATTCTCCATATACTGAGATTGCTTTTCAAGCTTCTGATTTTCGTTTGTCTGAATTGCTTCTTCAGCTTTCGCCTTTTGAAGTTCCTGTACTTTTTCAGCATTTAACTGTAAAACACCGTTATTGTATTCCAGAGCAGAGGTATAATCTTTTAATTCGTCTGAATTAAAATCATCTATGGAAATAGATTTACCAGTTGATTGTGATGTGAGAACAGATGTAGCTTTTTGGATGCCAGCAATTGTAGTTGATGTAGATTGAGTAAGTGTATCAATGGCATTTGTCGTATCGTCTACACTAGACTGCACATCGTTTTGCGCATCGCAAATCGCCTGTTTCCACTGATCTACAGACCAACCATCAGTATCTTGAGAATTTTTGATGGAGTACATTATTTCAATTTCATCGTTTGACAGTCCATCAATAAATGAATCCCAGTCATCCTTTATTTTTTTACTGTAGTCACCATCAATTTCAATATCTTCGATATCTTTGAGCTGATTACGGATTTCGTCAAGGTTCATTACTCCGGCTTCAGAATTAATCTGATTTACCAAATCCTCTACTTTAAATCCGGAAGCTTCTACGGCAGATGCTAACTCTGGATATTTATTTTTTACATCGTCAACAGTTATTCCAACATTGTTAGTAGCTTTCGCTAAATCTACAAGCTCTAATTTAGCTTTGGACATATCGCTATCATCGAATATCTTATCAAATTGAAGCTGATTCCATTCATTTTCGTCAACTTGTTTCCAAGCATATTCAATGGTATCTGTAATATCTTTTAAAGCTTTATTTTCACTTACTGTTCGCTGTCCCACTGGGATTTCTTCCAAGTTTGCTTTATACTCTTGAAGTTTCCCAATTTGTGTCATAATAGAATCTTCTGCTTCGGAAGCCATTTCATCGTAATACTCTTTAGCATCAGTTTTATTTTCATTAAATGCTTTTTGGCTCTCCTGACGATACTCCTTTAATCCGGCAATAAGTTGTGGAATGTCTTTTTCATCGCCAAGATAATATTCTTCATTATCATTGGCAAACATAGCGGCAACTTCTTTAGCTTTAGTAACCGCATCGTCATTTACTTTTCCATATCCAGCATAATTCTTTTCATACGCATTGTATGAATCCTTTGCCGCCTGTTTTGCAGTACGTTCAACTTCTTTTTCTTTTAACTTTTGCTGTACTCTCAGTTCTTCGGTGGCAGCTCTTAAATCTTCTAATTGACCTTGTTCTACAAAAGTCAAACCACCCTTTGAAGTCAATGCATCCATTTTGGATTGTGTTTCTTCAAGCTCTTGATTTACACTTTCCAAATCATTTTTAGCATTAGAATATGCTTCAACAGAACTTTCCATTCTTTCATTAGCTCTGTCTCCGGCAGTAAATACTGCATGTAAAGCAACAGCCAAAGCAGAAATGCCAGCAGTAGCAGCAACCAGCGGAAGAATAGTTCCACTTAAAGAACTAAGACCTATACTTAATGCTTCAAGTGGTTGTGCGCCAAAAGTAAGTGCAGTTCCCATATTCCTGAATGCTGTCGATAAAGCAATTGGAATTTCCTTAAATGCAGATGCAGCTTTTGAGATGTTGCCAATCCATTTGACATCTCTAAGCGCATACATTATAGAGTTAAATGTTTTCGCTCCTTCTATTCCCCTAATAGCAGAAACAATACTCTTTATACCTGCGATTAAACCACCACTAATGGCAACGGTCTTAAACAAACCAAGCTTTTCGGTAAGTTTATCAACAACTTCAAGCACACTTGTAAGACCGTCAACAAAAGATTTCATATCATCTCTTTGGAAGAGATTCTGTGCAATACCAACACCAGTTTCTTTTAAAGCATTAAGCTTATATTCAAGAGACTGTTTGATGGTATTCATTTCTTTGTCAGCATCTCCAGCAGAATGTGTCATGTTATCCATTGCTTTACGAGCTGCATCAAAGTTCTTAATAGTTGCGGCTACAATTTGTCCCTGTCGCTTTCCGGCTAACGTCTCAAGAAGCTGCGCTTGTTGTTTGTCTGTTAATTCGTCGTATATTTCACTGATTTCTTCAAGTAACTGATATGTTGACTTGTATTCAGTCTTAGTTTCATCTGTAAAAAGACTAATTCCACCAGGAGTAGAGGCAGTTTTTGTAAGATCTGCAATTTTACCATTTAATACTTCTACATCATTTGTGTAAGATTCTGTCTCTTCGTCATAGCCACGTATTCTCATGGAAATTGTCTTGAAAGCAGTTCCTACGGAATCAGGATCTTGGGTGATCTCAACAGCGGCAGTTTCCAATGCAATTGTTTCTTCCAGAGAGTTGTTAGCCTCTGCCATAGCAGAAGATGATCTTGTAAGCATATTTACAATGTCAGCATTAGATGTGGCGGCAGTATTACCAATAATATTGATTTTTGACATTACGCCATCAAGTACGTCATCAACATCTACGTCATATGCTTTCATAATAGATACTAAGCCATCAGTAGCGGTATCTACATCCATTCCTGGAGAAATAGCGGCAAACTGTGAAGAAAGTTTCGCCATTGACTCTGCGGCATCCTTGCTAGAATAACCAAGACGTGACCATGCAGAAGCCTGATTAATAATTTCTTCAGTGGAAACACCCATTTCTTTTGCAATTCCATTTGCGTTAGAATAGAATGATTCCAAATCCGTATTATTCATCGTTGTAGTTTTCTTCAAATCTACAAGAGCAGTATCAAGATTATATACAGAATTTACAGCATTTTTTATACTTCTAATTCCTGTACTTATCATGTAGCTCATGCCAAAAAGCGGACTTAATTTAGTAACATTTCCGACAAGTTGGCTAATTACTGAATTTCCTAAATTTCCAGAAGCAGCAGCGGCAGATTGTATCTCTTTAAATTGATTTGAAATAACACTTAATTGAGTCCCATTTTGTACAGACTGTAATTGAGTTTGAAGGACTTGAAGCTGAGTGCCGTAAACTTTTGCAGCCTTAGTATTACGGTTCATCCAAGTTTCAATCTGATTTCCAAGTACAGTCTTTCCAGTTAAAAGTTGTTGAGTAGCAGCAGCAGAGGCGGCTTCAGCTTTTGCCTTTTTATACGCTGTACTTAATCTATTGACTTCCTGAGTAATTCGTTCAAATTCTTTCTGTTGATTCTCAAGTCCCTTAATATTTTTAATACCAGCCAAGTCAGTTTTTAACTTTGCAAGAGCAGTAGATTCCTGACTTACAGAACCTTTTAATTTAACAAAATTTGAATCAAGAGTTGCAATACTGGCAGATAATTTAGAAGCATCTGCATCAGTGAACATTTGTTTAACAGATTGTGCAACAGTTTGGCTTGCCTGTCGAACCTTTCCAGTAGCAGAATCAAATTCTTGAAGAACACTTACAGCACGTCCCATTTGGTCTATACCATCAACACGTACATTAAGATTTTTACCATTCATCTTTGTAGTAACTTTTGTTACTTCAAGATCTAAGCTCTGTAAGTTTTTAGTAATTGTATCAATAGAAGTAGTATTAAAATTCAACGAACCTAATGTACGTTTCAAATTAGCAATTTGTGTTGCTGTATTTTGTACATTGATTTTTCCTAAACTACTATTGATTGAGTTTGCCAGATTAGTACCGGCAGATTGTCCGACACTTTGAAATTGGGATTTTATCTGGCTGATTAAGTTATTTATATTTATGTTTCCGGTATTTAAGTCAACATCTACTTTTACCTTGCGATCCTTTAGGAAAGCGTTCATTTTTCCTTCAGCTTGAGCCATATCAAGCTGTGCCGTAATTTTAGCTAAAAAATCTGACACAATACCACCTCCTAAGTTCTCGCAAAGTACATGCTTAACGCATCATCGGTATCAGATTTAATTTTTTCAAATGATCTCGCCCAAAATCCTGGCTTACCTTTTACACCAGCAGAACCGCTTTCTGCGGCTTGGAATATTTCAGGCGTTGTAAAATAACTTGGAAATCCTCTTGAAGTAAAGTCTGGGTTTGGGACGTTATATGAAATTCCTTGATCCAACCATACAGTGAACTCAACTGACCGACCGCCACGACTTGCCCCGTTTGCGCGTACACTGTTTCCAAGATTTCCAGTTCGTTTATATATTGTAGGAGAGCCTTGAGAGTAGAATGATTGAACCTCAGTTTTCGTGTCTTGCTCTGATTTGCTTCTAGCAACACTCATAGCAGTATATATTTCATCCATTATCATTTTCTCAAGTTCCGCCATACTACTCGCAATCTTCATTTGTGCGCTCCTTTATTTCGATTAACTTATATAAAAATTAAATATCAGAAATTGATCCTGATTTTCCTTCAACCATACCATTTTTATTAAAGTATTTTGCGAAGTCATCAGAAGCATCAAGATCTGAATATATTCCAATCATTTCTACAGAGTTCCATTGGAAATACTCTTTAATTACATGATCTGGGATATTATATTTTTTCATCTTAGTAGTGAGATAATGTCTCATACAGTGCCAATAAAAATCAACACCAAGTTCTTTTGAAAATATGTTAGCCCAACTATCTAAGGTGCTAACTTTCATCTGTTCATAAGAACCATCAGAACATTTATGTACAAATATCCATTCACTTTCAATTCCAAGTTTTTTCCGTTCTTCTAACCAAAGGTCAAGATATTTCTTGAAATCATATAAAACATATTTATTGATCTGCTTACCATTTTTTCCATGACCTTTTGTTTTAATTTTGGGTGTTTTATACAGTGCACCCTCAATACATACATTACTTGGGTTAAAATATTCCACCTTAAAACGAAGTAATTCTGATTTTCTTGCACCACTCATAGCAGCCAACGCAAAAGCACAAGCCTGTTGATAACGTCCCTCAGATACTAATTTTTCCAGGAATTTATCAACATCTTCATCTGGTAAAATGGTCTTGTCTCTAACAGCTTCATTAGACGGTGACTCTATCTTTCCTATAATTGATCGGAAATTTTCAAACTCATCATCCTCATCCTGAAGAATATCTTCTATATAATTAGACATACTGCTTATTGTAGATTTTACACGACGTATTCTTTTTGGACTCCATCCCCATTCATTAAGTGCATGTCCTTGAAATCTCGTTAATTCTCTTTTCTTAATATCTATAAAAAATTTATTATTGTTATACTCAAGATTCCAACAAAAGAAAATTTCCAAGTCATTACGATATCCATTTATCGTGGATTGCGCACGTCCAACAGATGACAGATATTCCAAAAAGTCGGAACACAATTCTTTGTTTTTCGGATTTATTCTTTTGATTGATTCTTGGGTTGTGATTTGATTGTATACGGTTTTTCTTGGCATAATTTACTTACCCCTTTCGCCTAAAAAATAGAAGAGGGCAGCAAAATACCCTCTTCTTCTATTTTGATTCGATATCAGATTTTTTCTTTTCAAATTCCAGAATATTACTAATGACTTCATCTTTTGGCATAGATGCCATTTCTGCAATTTTGCCAATATTTTCTGCAACTGCATTAACATCCAATCCCTCGAACATATCACCGTATTTATTAACTATTAAAGTGAGCGCATCAAGCAATCCATCAATAGAGGATTTATTTACTGTTCGCTGTTTTATAAATTCGATTTCTTGGCTTGCTGCCTTAATAATAGAATCCATACCAAATATATTGCTTCTTAAAACTCCAACAATATTAGAATCAGTTATAAGTTCAGAACTTAAAACAAAAGATTCCGGTAATTTTATATCAGTCAATTCGTCAATAACAGAAACCGCAAAAAAATAATCAAATAGAATAGGACAGTAACCATTTACATCATTGATTACACCATTTACAATATCTCCAACAATTTTCATCTGCTGAGTCAATGTAGGTTTTTTTACATAATTAAAAGGTATCTCTTCGCCTTTATAATTATAAAAATATTCGTTCGTATACTTCATAATTACACCTCTTTGCTTTCCAGACCTACAGTCATATACTGATAATTATTTTCTAAAAATTTACGGCTTCTATCCTGGAGTGTTTTTGATACACTACAAATTCTTTTATTTTTTTCTTTTCCTACGGTAAATGTGCAAGTATGACATACACACGCATTTGTACCTTCAATCCATTTCATAGTTTTCTTACATTTTGGACACGCAAGAATTTTTTCCATAATTTCTACTGCTTTTGTTTTATTTTTCATGGATTTATCTTTTTCTTCTACACCAAACAGAGTGGTAATTTCTTTCATATTCATAGTCGAATTTCTCCTTTTTATACCTGTGTGCATAAGCACATCATTACTTTTTATTATTTCGTGTATCAAAATTTGCGTTAAAAAATGATACCCATTGAAAAAGTAAAAACGTAAGTTGGTTTTAATCTTTTCAATGAGTATCATACGCAAGTGCAACACTATCAAAAATGCTACACTTGCTAATCTTCATAGAATTTACAATGCATCATATCTTGGTTATGTGGAATATAACGAGATTTATCAGGACAAAACCTTTGACATAAGCAAAGGCGTTGTGAATTTAGTTGATTTTTCTCACACATGCAAAAGATCATATCTTTTCCAGTTCGTTCATTAAATTGAATATAAGCAAATTTACACATAAGTTATGCCAATTCCAATTTATAGTTCGAAGTTTTAAATCTTCCAGAAACCTTTACACGAACAGATTTACCAGGATCTTTTGTCACATTCTTAAATTCATACCCAAAACCATCAACAGAAACAATAGCTGTCTGTGTTCTTGCATTGTATACCAAAACATCACATTCTTTATATTGTGACTGCTTTGGCTTATTTACTGATTTTGTTTCAACTTTTTCTTTTACTTTTTCATTTATATTTTTTTCTTCCATATTAATCACCCCAGTATTATTAAAATAGGGTGGAGTTTCCCCCACCCCTTTTATGGAATTATTTTACTATAGTGATTTGAACGGAATCTTCCAAACCGTTATAAGTAGCTTTTACAGTAGCAGTACCAGCCGTTGTTCCTGCTGTCACTTTACCAGTTTTTGCATCAACAGTTGTTCCAGTGGCTTCTCCAGGAGTTACACTAAATGTTACTTTTGAAACATCAAGTTCAATAGGTGCATAAAGAGAACTGATAATACCTTCAACGGTAAGGTTCATTGTACCGCCAGTTTTTAAAGAAGTAGCTGGTGCAACAATTACGATATCAGATACCGCAATTTCAGCATCATCGTTATCCTTCTCTGTGATATATGCATATACAGATCCACCATCAGAACATTTGTCGCCTTCAACTGCAAGTGCGCTACCAGAAAGTTTTGTAGAAACTACACCATCTGGTGTGAAGGAGATATCAAAGTTACCATCAAGTGAATACGCCGGAATAACAATTTCAACAGTACCTACTTTACCTTTCTTACTGTTATGTTTGTCTGCCTGAAGAACAAGCTTTCCAACATAAGGTGTAGATTCTGCATCAATAGTAATACGTCTTGACATTGTATTGTACTGATATGTGGCACGTACCTTTTCGGTTGTAAGTCCATAAGCAGTAAGATCAATAGTAGATCCATCTGGATCAACTTCTACAAAAGTTCCGTTCGGTAATTCGACACCAACTTTTGCTTTTTCAATCGGGGCATTTTCAAGAGTTCCAATACCTGCTACAAGTGTCACACACTCATTAAGGCTATAGAAATCTTTGATACCTTTGGAAATCTGAGAACCACTCTGAAGAGCTAAGTATTCAAGTTTCCAGTCAGCAGCTTCAAGTTCTGCTGTGAGTTCACGACCATATTTGTAAGAGAATACTTTTTGATTACCCTTACCAGCATTTACAGCCTGTTCCTGCATAGATACAGAGATAGATGAACTCAAGTTAGTTGTACCTGTACAAGCAAGAACGTCATTAATATAAAATGCGAAATCCGCTACAGATACGACAAATTCCTTTCCTTTTGTATTCATATTAAATCCTCCATATAGAATAAAAAGCCAATACCTAACCCGAAATCATTTTTTGAAGTGATTGGGTATCAGTCTTGACCTCTTTATATTTATCGTTTATTTCAATATCAGACATCCAGTATTCAACGGGTTCTTTAAGTTTAACCATTCCACTTGTTTCAGCGGTTTTCATAACGTTAAATACATCACGTTTACTGATACGTTTAACATATCTCCAGAATTTACGAATTGATAGTTTTTTTACATCTTCTTCTTTTATTCCCATTCCTAAACATACGGAATCAACATAATCTTCTAATGTAGAAGTATCTTTTCCAGATGTGGCATTTTGAGCTTTTAATAGAGCTTCTTCCGTATCTCTATTAATAAATTCATCAATGTCAAAATCAATTCCATTCTGTAAAATAATAATTCGCCGGATATCATCAAATTGCTCCGGTGTTATTTCAATACCATTTATCATAAATCCGCCTCGAATCGAATTTATTTTTACTTCCTGATCCTTGAAAACAAGTTTCAGTAGATCAAATGCGAAAGAGTAGTATTTAGGAAGTAATGGCATATCAAATTCTTTCGCTAATTCAACATTATCGTAACTATAGAACAAAAAATCTAAATAAGACATTTTAATAATATTTTTCACAGGAAAAATACTATTTTTTCTTACGATAATGCTAGATTTCAATATACTAAAAATCAGTATATCTTCCATTAAAATAGGATATAGAATCAAATCTTTGGTGTAATAATAAGGTGAGCTAAACAAAAGGTTTCCATACAAATTTTCAACGGTGAACTGCATAAGACTCCTTATATGCACTAAATGTCAGAACACGATATGGATATTCATAATAAAGCACATCTTCATTATTAGATTCCAGTTTTAATTCTCCTATCCATTCTGTGTCCATTCCAGACAGTGATTTTTTTATTTCTTCGCCAATAACATCAATTACCGTACCAGATTTATATTTTTTGGTTTTGTAGCTCTGAACCTTTTTTACCATTTCTTTTTCATGACAGATTACGTAAATAACAACATTTATAGTTTCCAAATAAACATTCGTGTTTCTTACGTGATTAACCTTAAAGCATATAAAAGGAGCAGTATCTGTTACTGTTTTAGGGTTTTGTAAGAATGGGAATATCCTTTTAAAAAGCAATCCGCCACCACAATCTATGTAATCTTTATCTAACAAGTAGATAATTTCATTATTTTCTAAAATAGTATTAATCACCTTAGATTTAAAAGAATTTACATCAAAATCATCCATGAAAATCCTCCCTACCATAAGGCAATAATTTTAACTTTTATTGAAGCATAAATTTCGCCCTTATCTGAAATTACGTTTAGGGTAAAATCTTTTCCGACAAGATCTTGATTATTTTTTACAATAATTTTTATCTTGTTATTTTGATATACTAAGATTAGATTCTCAGAATCAAAATCATTATCAGAAATTTTCCAAGAAAATTCTGTTTCCACATTTTCGTCTGATTCATTTTTAAAAACTGCGCTAAATTCCCCAAAAGATGACAGTGCGATTTCGTCTGATTCATAATCTATTCTGCATTTTAAATCTTCAGCTACAGTTTTTTGTTCATAATAATCGGCAATCATCAAATCAGCATTGTCCCTATCTTCATCATACACAGTTTGCGTCAATGAAAGATTTAGTAATTTTATATTTTTATTATTACCAGTGATTCCATCATATTTTGTAAGTTTAAATACTAATGGTGTGGTATCAGATATTTCTAAAATAAATCTCATTCCGTCATGTAATTTTCGAGTATGATTATCCATAGGAATCATTAGATGATATTGTTTATCAAATTTCACGATTAGATTTCCAAGATAAGTACCAGAACTATATCTTGTGATATCTTCGCACCAATACCAATAATCGAAAATCTCTTTTGTTTCAACATCCTGCCAACGCAAATGATTTAAGCATATTTTTAAAATAGCTTTTTCATAAAATTTGTTATTGCTTGGTTCAGATACAATAATCCATATGTCGCCATCAAATCGTACATATGCAAATCGTTGCAGTGTTCCAATAGGAACTAAAATCTGTCGATCCTCAGTTTTAATTTGTGTATCAGAAGTAACACTTTGAATGATTGCTTTACCTGGTACAATAAGTGAAAAATCACTATTTATAAACTCTACATTATCGCACAACATTGTAGTATCAAGCATTTCCTGAAACCCTTGTTGAGCATATGAGAAAAATTCGTCCCCTTCAAATCCACCATTATAAATAGGTGGCTCATTCATTAAATACCACTCAGCAGACAATAGAAACACCTCCTACACTAACGCAGCGGGTTTTTGTTTCACACTGATATATGCAATTTTTTCATTAACAGCGTCGGCTTCGGCTTTTGTGTATTTCTTAGTGTCACCAGTTCCATTGAGACTGATATCTTTACCAATAACATTGTTAAGCTGGTTGACACGTCTTACTTCTTGCTCCATATAATACGATTTCATTATTTCGGCTAATGTTATTATGATACTGTACTTTAAACGACCATCTGCTTCGAAAGAATCTGAATTTTGTGATGGTCTTATAAATTCCTGAATCATGGGATCATATCCCAGACTCTCAATATCAAGCTCAAATTGTCCAAGTGCGTTTTTAAACCACTGTTCAATCAGTGAATCAGAAAGTTTATATTTGCATTTAATAATTGATTCAAATGCAGAAACAACTTCTTTATATTGCGTCATAACGCACCTCCATGTGCTTCATTTATGACAACTTAATGCCGGAAATTTTTTCAATTGCAGCAAGTTTGTAGGATGGTGCATCATCAATATTCACATCTGGATATAATGCGTGATTTGTACACATAATAGCAATCATCCTTTTTTCTGAATTAGTAACAACCAGCTCAGAAAGTCTCTGATTAAACAGCGGCTTAGATTCTATTGCTAATAACTCATTGACAGCTTCAGATGTAAGCTGAACAGGGTTTGTCGGCTCACCGAATACATATTCTCTAACAAGAGAATCTACAATCTGCAGCGAAGCATGTCCCCCTAATCCATCTATACCACAAAACAGCTCATTTCCATTATTTACCTGATCTTCAATTTCGGATAATTTAAACATAGTTTTTTGGCTTGGATTAATAATTATGCCCTTTGTTACTTGTTCAACATTTCCGTCTCTAGGAATAAAACTTAATTCCCAGGCGCGAAGATTTCTTACTTCAACACGATCTGACGGTTTTAAGTCATCAACAGTACGTGTTTTAGCGGCTTTTGTAGTTGTCTTTCTTGTTCTTGCAGTTTTTTTCTCTGTAATAGGCTCTGCAACTACGTTGTCTTTTTCCATGACTTTCTCCTTATGAATAATGGTGGACAGTATTTAACCATCCACCATAAATTAATTTATTTATATTATCTTTGTAATTAAGCGTCTTTCGCCATCATACCAATTTCGAACTCACGACCCTTAGTAACATCTGCACCGATTTCCATATCAAAACGAGTCTTAACTGTACCTGTTTCAATATCTGTACCCTGCATTGTAGTAATACCACCACGTCTGAAGATATTCAGTGGAGATTTATTACCAGCAGCAGTAAAGTAGAGTTCGTCGTCTGCGTAATATGTCTCAAATCCAGATTTGTCAGCAAGCGGTTTTGTGTAGTTGTAAGGATTTGCAAGCTCAACGAGTGTAGATCCTTTGTAGAAACCATTAAGACCAGCTTTTGCGATTTCATCAACCTGAGCAGGAGAGTAGAACGGAATCTTTGCATCGCCTACAGTTTTGTAACCATTCCAGTCACAAATTGCTGAAAGAATACCATAGTCACCAAGAATAGCAACTTTACCCATCTTACGTATTTTTGCTACCATGCTGTCAACCTGCGCCTGAGTAGGAGCGTTTCCAGAATATGTAGCATAGTTCTTCACATATTTTGTGTTGTTTGCAAGGGAATTTTTCATAATTCCAAGAACATAAGCAACAGCTTTATTATTCATATCAATCTGAACCTGAGCTGCTTCTTCTGCAACAGAACCATCAAAGTTACCGGAAGCAAGTTCACGATAGTCGATAGCCATACCAGCAGAAATAGTTCTCGTCATTACTGGGTATTCCATCCAGTTACGTCCAGCAAAACTTACATCAGAATTAGCAGCCTGCAGACGGGCATCAATGTTTTCGTAGTTGTAAGTTTTTACTTTCGGCTGTTCATGGTATGCCAGTTCGTGATAATTTCCAAGGAAATCAAACACTTTCATAGCCTCAAGCAATTTTGGTTCAATCATAAATTTTACGATTGTATTGATTTCTGCTCTAGCTTTCATATCACCGTTTTGTGCGGCATTACCCAGAGATACAAGCTTCTTTGCAACTGCGTCTTTCTGTTTTCCGAATCTATCAGCATCAGTTCCGGCGAAAAGAGCAGAACAGATTTCTACCATCTGTCTAAATTTAACTTCATCTTTAATGGTAACACTATCTTTAGATGTGTTAGACATTTCGATAGAAGTATTTAATTCTAAAATGTTTTTACCCATTATTAGTTCCTCCATTTATTTGTCTTAACTAGGCAATAACAACAACTGCTGCCAGACCTTCGGCATTATAAGTTGTCTTTTCGATTACCTGAAGATATTCTTTATAGTCGGCTACACTTGTTGCTTTTGGAACAACTTTGAGTTTTCCGTCTGTATCAGCAACAAGGTAATCACCCTCTGCAATACTTGCGTATGTGCCAGTAACCTGATCCATGTCCATATCAAGAACCCTGTCTTTCAGTGAAGCGAGAGTGAAGAGACGTGGATTTTCACCGATTTCAATAGTGAAATCATTCGGTTCAAGAATTTCTGGCTTGTCAATTGTATTCATTACAATAGCAAGTCCTTCCTCTTTACCAGTTGTAGGAAGGGCAGCTTTCTTTGTCGCAACATCATAGGTTACTACATTACCGTTTTTCAGAATTACATCTGCTGTGCAGAAACCAATGTTTACGGCATTTTTATATGTACCAATTTCTCTGAATTTTAACATTATTAGTTCCTCCGTTTATTTATATTATCTTATGCGAAGCAATCATCAAAATCTTCGATTGATGAATCATTCTTATGAATAGGATCTACCGCAGATATGATTCCATCAAATTCGTCTTTTATTGAGTTGATTTCAGAATTTTGAGTTTTCTGATCTTCACGCATTTTTCTATAAGAAGCAGCTTCAATTTTTGTTGTAATTGAATTAATTTCTACTGAGAAAGGATCTTCATTGAAAGCATTAATCTCAGCTTCAGCATACTTCTTTTCTTCATCTGTAAAAGAAGAGAGTGCCTGATTAAGCTCTGCAACTTTTCTTTCTTTCTTCATAGTATTAAGTTCTGCATCTTTTTCAGCAATTACAGAATTAAGTTCGTCCGCTTTGTTTTTTGCCTCTTCGTCCTTTTTTTCGACTTCTGCATTTGCCTCTTCGCATTTTTTATTTAATTCTTCGATTTCCTTGTCTTTTTCCTCAATAGTAGCATTAAGCTCTGTAACCTTAGAATTTAATTCAGCCACTTTAGATTCAAGATTGGAAACCTGTTCATTTACTTCAACATTTCTGGTGTCTTTAAAAGCATTAATTATATCTGTTTTAAAACCAGAAAGTGCTTTATTCAGTTCTTCATTCATTTCGACATCCTCCAAATTATTTTTGAATTGATTGAGTTCAATCAATATTGCCGATGGATCTGAAGGCTTTATGGATAGAATGCAATATCCACTATAATCGTAAATCATAGGAATACGTCCCTGTTCTTTCCAACCACCGTCATAAATTATTTCGCCATCATTGTCTTTTGTGCCAACAAATTCGACACTGCCGCGAAGTTTCTTTCCATTTGCGAGCTGATCTTCAATCCATTTTACGAATTTCGGATATCTTCCTTCATTGATATATCCAGTAGCACATAAACATCTATGTATTTCACCATCTATTTCAACATCTTCGATACTCCAATCTTCAAATGAACCTACTTGGACAGAATCCTCAAATACTGGCATATTTTTTATATGTCCAGTCAGTCCATGTCCATAAGGCACATCTTTATCGTCATCAAGAAACTCAGCACATAATGGCATACCTTTTACACTATCCGCATTATCGCGGGTGTACTGCTCCAAGTAAGTTATACCGTTCCTGTTCCAGTGAGTTCTATCTGGATAAATCTCATGCAACGCAAATTTAACTTTTCTTCGACCATTTGGATTGGTGGCTTGCGAAATTTCTAAGATTCTTTCTTGAATTTCCATTTTATTTACCACCTTTTGTGTTTATTTATTTCAATAAAAAAAGAACACCAAGTAAGTGTCCCATTTAAAGAATAACTATTTTATTTAAAATATATCTTTAGGCGTGTTTTTATCTAACATACCCTTGACAGATACAAAGTCATTTTTAAATTCTTCTGTTTCTGCAAAAATGAAGATAGATGCATCTGGGTTTTCCTTTTTAGGCTTAATGTCATATATAGGATGCCCCATTTTCAACAATCTTCTTGCAATTCCAGGAACAAAAACAGACTTGTATTTAATAGTAGTTGTTCCTACCATCTACACATAATCTTCCTTTCTCATTCTGTACTTGGTTTAGGATTGGAATTAGAACCAGAAGATTGTGATTGTATTGTATTTTCATTCGTTGGGTTATCTACCGAAGTTCTCCCACCTTTATCATCTTCGGAATTATTATCTTTGCCACTCATAGTATATGATGTAGCATGAACAGGATATTTATTTTCCATATCTGTTTCAACTTCATAATCAAGCAATGAAATATATGCATCCGCATCAAATCCAGTTGCACTGATCCATGCCAATAATGAGCCTTTTCCATTGGAATATAAATCCTTCATATATTGTACCTGTTTATCCCTATTTGAAAATGTAGTAGGAAGAATATAACAATCTACGACACACGAAGAATCTTTTATAACGTTTACATTTATACATTTATTAAGCTCTGCCATAAAATTTTCAATCCAGGTGTATACATGGCTTGCAACCAACTCAAGATTAAGTGAAGCGGTTGCATAATTTCCTTTTGTATTACCATCAAGACTGGCAGAACTTATACCTAAATCTGCCGGAACGTTATTTTTTATAGATGCTTCATTTTTTTCATCAAAAATTCCAATGTCAACTTCCATTTTATCAAGTTTTGTTCCACTGGCGAGAGAAAAGAATGATATACCAGATTGACTCTTACGATTAATTACAGCATCTTTTACCTTTTCATGCTGATCTTTTTGCTGATCTTTTGAGAGAGAAGAAGTTCCTTTTTCTTTTCCCTCTGGGAATGTCATATATATAATTTGATTATTTATATTATCCAATACTGTACGTTTGGTGTTTATAAAATATTCAGCATATAAAATATCATCAAATGCCGTCACCGCCATCGGAACACCCCAAGGTTGATTAATCGCTGCATTTACTTTTGTAACAATCGTTTTCGTATCATCCAGCACAAGCCAAGGATTATTAAGATCGTGCTTGTTCCATCCATCACGAATTTCCTTTGGCATAGCTTGTAATCTGGCTTTCCTTTCTTTTTCTGTGAACTGCTCAAAATATCTCAGATTAAAAGCACAACGATAGTGATTGCTAATTCTTCCACAAATTCTGCACCAGTCTACCGGAAGTGTAATAATAGAAACATCTAATCCAAGTTCATTGATTTCCACAATATTTGCAATATCATAATCAGATAAATATTTGGCATTATTAGCTGGGCGTTTCCCAGTTTCAAAATAGAAGAATGCAGTACCGTCATTCGCATTCTTCATCAAATTATCTCTTATATGCTGCTTATAATTTATTTTGTCCAACACAGACAACATTTTAAGACGGTTACTTTCAAAATTTCTAGGGCGTTGTTGTTTATTTCTTCGACTTTTACATACAATTACTTTATCAAGTGTATGCATAGAACATATATAGTTTACAGCAGCTTTAACACTTCCATTGGTGTTATACGCCCACCATGCCAAATCACGTAATTCTTTATTATAATATTGAGGATTTTTCGAATATTCACGAATCTCCTTAATATTGTGAGGTGAAGAGTCTAAGTAATCACCCAACACAGAATATACATATGGAAGAGTAGTATTATACGCAAAAGCATTAGTTTCTACATTTTTCGTACTAACTTTTGGTGTATAATTTCTTTTTCGCTTTCCATTAGTTCTTCTGCCATTATTGGCTATATTATTCTGTCCTGGCAATTTCCAATACCTCCCATCAGTTTATAAAGGTTGAAAATCCATATTCGTCCTCAATATTACGCATATCTCTTTCAAGTTCATTTGCAATATGGTTAGCATAGGAGATAGCAGAGTATCTATCTTTTCTCATTCCGGATGCTTCCATAACCTTTATTTTTCCATCTGTTTGAGTATAATCAAGATTTATCATCTCATTAATCATGGCAGTTGTTTGATAAAAAGGTTCTTGGAATAGAACTTGTTCTTCAACCAATAAGTTTTGATAAGCTTTACTTCTGTTCAATATATCAGTTGCATCAACCTCATTAATAAGAAGTCTTAACTTACCACGTTTTATACAGTCTCTAAGATATACTGCAGCTTCAGAATTGAATTTTGCAGTAGCTTTTACACTGTATATAATTTCAGGAGCATCAGGTTCTTTACACCTTTCTGCCATTCCCTTATCATTAATACATGTCCATGCCGGGTATACAGTATTACGGTCATCGTCAACCTGTTCAATAACAAGATTGTCATATACACCGATTCCGACACCATTTGTATCAACAATTATATAGTCACATTCAAAATCATCAAATAATCTTCTGGCTTTTAAAGCCTGATCGAAAGTATGTCCTCCATCTAGTGTTGTGACATACACTACATTTCGAATATACTGATTATTTGTTGCTGGAATAAGTTGCATAACTACGAAACAGGTAGCATCATTTTTTGATCCACCCTGAGTTGCAATATCCATCGCAAGCAAACGGATTTCTCCGTTTTTCTTTGGTTCAAATTTATATTTAGAATCATTCAGAAAAGCATAATAAGGTTTTGGATAAATTGCCCTTTGAATTTTTCTGATTCTGTCAATAGATTCAAAACTATAGAAAGCCTTTTCGGAACTTCCAAAGAATAAGGAATCCATTTCCATTGACCAAGCAATACTATCGAAGTCGTCCTCTTGCATCTCTTCACGAATCTGTTCTTCTGGGTAATATCCCTCAGATACAGGAAGTTGATACGGGAATCCAACCACCATATAGCTTTCACCTTTAATCATGGAATTAAAGAATGCTTTAAATTTAGCCCATGACCAATGATACTTATAGTATGCACTACTAAGATAAATCTCTTTATTTGGTTCTTTTGGATATTTCTTTTTATTCTCTTTGACCTTATCACTGTATTCTGGACGATCATAAAATCCAGGTCTACGCTGTCCGGCTTTAAACTTTCTTAATACCTTATCCAAAACGCCTTTATCAATCATACGGAACTCATCCATAATGATTATATTCGCTCTGGCAGAACGGGCAGAATCACTTGCCGTTACGACTTTAATGATAGATCCATTTTTCCAATGTATAAAACCCTCTGCTGGCGAAGTATTTACCTTGGCTATTTCATTCCTAAGATTAGGAGATTTCGGCATGAACTCTTCAACAATTTTATTCAAAACGTTGATGGACTGTCCACGTTGTCCCGCTGCAATACATACTTGCACACCCGGATAGAGAGTACAATACGCACATAAAAATGCAGCAACAATCATAGATTTACCCATGCCTCGACTCGCAATAGTCATAAAATATGTAAATCTGAACATAAATGTAATCATTACTTGCTGAAATGGACGAATCCATTCCATACCAAAGTAATCAATTAAGAATCTTACTGGATTTGCTCTATAATAAGCAGTCCATACATCCAGACCATCCATGATTTTTTTATATTTAGAGTCTTTTAATGAAGTTTCGGGTTGAGCCATTTACTCACCGCCACTATTAAGAATGTAATTAAATACATCTTCGTCATCAGCTTCTTCCAATTCTGGAATTTCAACCCTGTATTTTGCCATTTCTTCTTCGTAAAGAGAAGAGTAGCGATTATTTATTTCTAGCATCTTACATAAATGCCCCAAAAAGTATACTGTAATGTATCTCACGATACCATCTACATCTTCCCATTCAGGTCTGCATTTTTGTATAGGACGTTCATTCTCAAACATTTTAATCATAACACCAATTGGTTTTTCACCATTTTTATCGTTTGCATCTTCTTGAAGTGGTTGAAGGTTTGCAGACTTCATAGTGTCCTGATAAGTTTTCATCAGCTTAGTATAGAGATCTACGGAATTGTCCTTTAATGCTAAATTCATTTGCAATTTGATGATACAAAGTTCTCTTACAAGCGTTTCTCTTGTTTTTCCATCAACAACAACTCTCGACTTCCAATCATCAAACATATCATTCAATATAGAATATTCTTCAGGTGAAAATCCAAATCCCCACACACTAACAGCTTTTTTTAATTGTATAGAATCCATTTCTCCATAATCCATAGTATCGTCCATAGAGTCTATAGTATTTTGTTTCGATTCTAACAATGTATCGCTATATGTTTTTCCAATATGAGGTTTTAATTGGATTTTGCTAATATATACAGAAATTCTACTTCGATCTTCACTGATTTTCTTTGAAGCAGCAAGCGCACTTTCATTAAAATAAAAATCAAATAATTGACATATTCGTTCAATCGCACGTTCTTCATTTCCACCAAAAAATTCTGTATACTGTGCAAAAAGATTATCTACACAATTTTTACAAGTATTAAGGTAGCCATCAGTGCCAGCATAAATAGGAGATTTAGATGGAGAGAAGTTTCCCTTTCTCCGTTTGTAGGACTTACCACAAGTTTGACAAATATACTCTTCACGACCATCTGAAACAGCTTCAATCTTTCCAATTTTAGCATCAGCATTCAATGACATTTCAGAAGCCAGTGATTTTTTCACAATCTGCGCTTTCGTTTGTCCCATATAAAAACTCCTTTTCCGCATATAAGCGGTAGTAGATGATGTGGGATTCGAACCCACAATGTTTTTCAACACATGATCCTTAGTCATGCCTGTCTACCAATTGCAGCAATCATCCATAAAAAAATAAGCAATAAAAAAGCACATAGAAAAATACTATGTGCTACATGCCTGGTAAGAGAGTCGAACTCTTACGGTTTCCCACCAGGGTTTGAATCTGGCGTGTCTACCAATTCCACCAACCAGGCAAAAATATTAAAATATGCGTGGAGGGACTTGAACCCTCACATCATTAAGATAATAGAGCTTAAATCTATTGCGTCTGCCAATTACGCCACACGCACTTAATTGAAAATGTCAGAATCGAACTGCTCCGCATGATCCCAAATCATGTATGCTCCCATTACACCACATTCTCAATAAAAGCTGGCAAAGGGACTCGAACCCTTAACCTACTGATTACAGGTCAGTTGCGCTACCAATTGCGCCATGCCAGCAAAATAGTAAACACGGATTTGAAGATTCTGCATTTATCTCACCGTTAAGACCACATTTACTATATAACAGAACTGGGGTAGCTGGATTCGAACCAGCGAATGCAGCAGTCAAAGTGCTGTGCCTTACCGCTTGGCGATACCCCAATAAACTGCCCCAGTAGGACTCGAACCTACGACACACTGGTTAACAGCCAGTCGTTCTACCACTGAACTATAGGGCATAAAAACTGATAATAGGCGTACCATAATCAGATTTCCTGTCTGCACATGGCAGATGGAGAAAAATACAAGTCGCTGAATTAAATTAAAATATCCACAAAAACATCATAACAGTATAGTAAAATATATAAACCCATTTTTAATAAAATTTGCTGTATGCGACTTTATCTAGGCTCAATAATATATCAATAGTTTTATCGGCGGAATTAAAACATTTTGATTTGTAAAATAAGTATTTGATTTCATTTTTACTTACATTAATTTGCTGTATGAGCCACTAGACACGAAACTTTGATTTTATTTGTATACTTTTTAATAAACTTAAATCAGATAAGTTTGCTGCATGTGTCTAAACGGATGGGGTGAGATTCGGACTCACGATACACGAATTAACATGTATACCGGATTAGCAGTCCGGCGCATTAAACCAACTCTGCCACCCATCCAAGAGCGAAGAGGGTGGGATTCGAACCCACGAACCGCCATCACTGACGGTTGCCAGTTTTCAAGACTGGTGCGATAATCCATCTCTGCCACCTCTCCAAAAATAAGCACCCATTATAGCTTTAGAAGATCCATGTTCTCTCCATTTAACTATACGGGCAAACAGACATAATAGGAATCGAACCTATATCGCACGATTCGTAGTCGTGAACTCTATCCATTAAGCTATATGTCCATGATTATGTTGTATTCACCATTTTATATATACCTCATACGCCTTTTCATAAGGGCTTTATTAGATTAAGTGGGAAGTAGTGGAGTCGAACCACTTACACTTAGGGCTTCAACCTAATGCTCTACCAGTTGAGCTAACTTCCCAAAGTGGGGGAGGTAGGACTCGAACCTACGATGTTTCTTTGTCACGGTTTTACAGACCGCTACCCTCGCCACTGGGTTACTCCCCCGTATAAATAAATGTTAAGATGGACAGCTATCCTTGAAGCCAGTCGGTATGGCTTAGAACCTTAACAATCCTAAATGATTTTCTATTTAAGTACAAACCACAAAGACCATATAATCCATATCGTTGACTATAACCGCTAGTATTTCCGCTACGAGGTCACTAGAATACCTTTATTTTTTCATAATATATTATGCAACAGGCACACAAAGACTCGAACTCTGATCCTCCGGGTTGGAGCCGGATATTCTACCATTAAACTATATGCCTTTAAACAGGGCGTATGGGAATCGAACCCATCTCGCAGCCGTGAAAGGGCTGTAACTTAGCCGCTTGTCCAACGCCCCAGAACGATCTAACAGGGAATCGAACCCTGATAACCGGAGAGACAGTCCGGCGCATTAGCCATTATGCTATTAGACCTTAAACTAGACACTTTATCCTAAATAACTTGATATTTTTTTGTTAAAATTTCGCTGTTTGTGTCTCTAAGCACAAATTGGTTCTATTATTAGCAGTAATATCCAATAAAATTGCTGTATGTGCTTAAAAGAGCATAGCTGGATTTGAACCAGCGATTATGGTGTTGCAGACCATTGCATTACCAGACTGTGCTATATGCTCAACATATGTAAATGATAGAACCGAAATATGAATTTAACAATTTTAAATTCTTTCAGCCCTACCACCTACTTCTTTTGCAAAAATAATATGACAATACATAAATAAGGCAAATTGCGGATAGGAGATTCGAACTCCTGACCTTCTGCTTATGAGGCAGACGAGCTTCCACTGCTCTAATCCGCATAAATATTTATTTCGTTTATCTTTCAATAAGTGGTAGGAAGTCATGAATTATGTTCACAACTTCCATTTCATATATCTCTTGTTTACAAATATAATATATCATAAAAAGTGGAATTTGTCAATAGTAAATTATTATTTTGTTTAACTTATTCCTGAATTACACACTTTTACAGGAGTATTGCTTTTGACCACGTTGCGCAATATATATCCTGGGATTCCGTATTGACAAATCGTAAATTTTGCATCGTTCTCAAAAGGACGATCATATTTATCATTCCATGATGACTGAATATATAATTCGCCATCATATAAAATAAGCACATAGTCGTCCCTACAAGCTGGATCAATTGCAGAAGATGATATATCAACAGAAGCTATCGTAATATCAGAATACTTTTCGTTTGATATTATATGACGAAATGCCGATAAGATAAATCTTGAATCACCATACAATTTAACAGAATCGTATTCATCATGTGGTAATGTTGAAGCTAAAAAAAGGTCATTTATAATTTCTTCGATGCTATTATAATCTACATATTCGATGTCTATTTTTGGTTTACGTGTCTTAATTGAGTACAAAGGTGTGTTCATCTACCTTACCTTTTCCTTTTTCAAAAATAACAAAAGAGGCAGTGGCATCAGAGGTTTTTCGTATAGACATAGAATAATCGTCCACACCAATTATAGAGCCTACACCAATAGTCCCACGTCGTACACCACAATTATTAAACATAGAGTGGTGTGCATGACCAGCAACCAAATAGTCAATTTTAACATCGTATATGTCTGAATAGTCTTTTATAGCAGTTTGAAGGTTTTTAACTTCCCCATGAATCCCCATAACATTATATCCGGCAATTTCTGTGAAAATAAGTCCGGATTTATTTTCAATATATTTAAAATTTGGATTATTCTCATTGATTATGCGAATAATCGCTCCTGTAACCATTTCGATATTATCATGAAGATGTTCGCCTTTTCTTCCATCAAGTAGCCTAAGTTCTCCATGATTTCCGCATGTTTGATAATATTCAATAGTAAATTCTTCAGATAAGGAACGTAGCCATTTTCCCATATACTCTCCGAAAATAACTGCACTTTTTGTAACTCCGTATCTGAGAGTCCAGAGCTGTGAATTTCTGAGAAATCCATCAAGTGCATCTCCAAGATTGAATATTTTAAAGCCTGTTAAATTTTCTTTATGAGCATAATCAACAACCTCATTATAAAGTGTTTCCATTCTCATAAAAAAGATATCAGGACTATATGCATTAATAATTCTGTTGTCAAGACCATAAATTTTGAAATCCTTTCCAAAATGACAGTCTGCAATATTTAATAAACCAAATCGTGATGTATGAAATCCACCAATTTTCTGAGGCGGATCTATTTTATTTAGATTTTCTTTGATGGCAGCAATAACTTTTTCTTCAAACAATTCGTCCCTGGCATCTTCACGAAGCCAACGATTATATTCAAGCTTTTCAGTGTGAAGCTTTGCACGTTCTTTAATGAGCTGCCGTTTCTTTTCATCAAGTTCATTTATATAACTTTCTGTATCATCACAGTTTTGGCTCTGTAATTTTTCCTTAAAATACTGCATTACTCTATAACCGGAGAAATCGGTTACATTCGCAGCTTTTCGTAAACTATCCCTATGACAGTCTAAATTTAAAAGCTTGACAATATCTTCCCAGTCCAAATCATCAGGCTTTTCTTCAACCTTAATAGAGATCAATCTAAGACCATATTCGTAATCAGTCTCACTTTCTAGCTTTTTATATTGCGGGTTCATTGTATCTCCTTTTTGATTTTTGACTGTTACACGGACAATAAAAAAGAGATAAAAGAACTCTTTTATCTCTCTTTCCATAAATTATCGACAGAGTTAAAAATCGAATGTAATGCCGTTGGTTATCGTATTTCAGAAATTTTAAATAAATAAATTGAACTACGGAATCACTTTTTTTTCCTCATTCTGTCGTATTTTTTTATATATTCAGCCTGGCACTTATCACATCTGCATTTACGTCTACTTTTAGATTTTACAATAAAATCTTTTCCACAATCAATGCAAGTTAAAATTTTGACATCAGTTTTTTGATAACCACGATGTTTATAGCAATAGTCTGATATTTTGGTTTTACCTTGTCTAAATAATTTTTCACAATATTTGCATTTCCCGATTCTACCACCAGACAATTTTTCATAATACAAATCTAAGTGTTCATAATCTGTGATATATTCTATAATATCCTCGTCTGATACATCTACGAACTTTATATACCATGAACATAATCTGCTGTCAGAAATATCAAAAAGCCCTAATCGGTTAATGCAGCCAAGAAAGAAATCTTTTTCACACTGGTTGGCGTATTTTACTTTCGCTGATTTCTGTATCTCAGATTTTGTCATTCTCACATAAAAGACAGTATCAGCATCTATTGACTTATCATTTTCTACTGATGTACTAAAATACTTATAATACTTTGCATCAACCAACATGATAAATAACATTTTTCGATAATTCTCATTCGGAACACTCATAATCGAGTTCCACTCTCTTTGAGTGATCGGCAATGGGCGTGGCAGCTTTAACTTGTATTTACACGAATACTCCAGAGCAAAGTCTATATCCTGGTATTTTGTTGTATAGTTAAAATCAAGGCACGCCCTTTCACAGAACGCACGTAGTTCACACTCAATAGACTGATTATAACTTCTTAATTGATCTTCGGTAATATTCTCATAATCAATACCGGACTCAATAGCTTTTTTATATTTCAAATACTTGGTATACATAAATAAATCTGTTTTGGTATACCCATTTTTAAACGATTGTGATTCTTCCATCTCCTTAGTGGCAGATAATTCATCAAAATAAATCATACATTTACCTCCATAACCTTATATGTCTTACCTAAGTAGTAAATATCTCCATCATCTGACGGAACAGGCAGCAGGGCAGGAGTGGTGGAATTTGCTTCTATGTTCTTAATAATCTGATTCCCAAATATTTCCCAACAAAAATCTTTTGTTCTGCTTGGATGCATCTCATAACAAACATATATTGCAAGATCACACTGGTATTCTAAGGATGCGGATATTTTATCTGATATGCCTAATCGTATTTCTTTAATTGTATCATTTAACAAATTAACTGCAGAACTAGAATCTTCAAAACCATTATTTCTTTTTAGCTGAAACGCTTTTTTGGCATTTTTGTACTCTAAGTAAAACTCATTCATTAGTTCTATATCAGATTCACAAAAATTCGGGTTTTCCCCACTTTTCATAATTTCCAGTGCGGTATCATGTGTCCGTCTGCAACGGCTTGTAATCTCAGAAAGATTTTTCTCCATATGGTGACATATCTTGTTCATACGCCCATTATAATCAATAAGTGGGATATATTTTAAATAATTGTTATACTTAAAGTCTTTTTCTGCACACGATAAATCCGAATCCGATAATTCCAATAACTCATCCAGTGACCGGAAGAATTTCATTTCACAATAGTCGTTCTTCTTTTTGCGATAATTTATATATTTAGCATTTTCTTTTGGATATAGATATCTAAAGAAATACGGTTTTCTATCTGCAACAATAGAATTTATAAATTCAATAATATCTAAATTATCTTGTGATGCTTTTACTTTTTTCGTCCAATGTTTCGGCATTGGTTCTATTTTGATTCCTTTTGCTTTATCAATAGAATCTCCCTGACATTTACGAATCAATTTTAGTCTTTCAAGTATTTCAGAAACTTCCATCATTTTCTCAGGATTATCTTCATACAAAGATAATAATTCATAAAAAGCAGTAGAAATATTCGTTATAGAACCAATTTCACTGTTGAATGACTGAATATCTGCAAGATATAATTCTTCTTCTTTAATATATTCCTTATCTACCGTTGATTTTGTATAAGTGATAGGCAAATTATCATATCTACATCTAAGGAATACAGGATTATCAGTAGTGGCAACAATATCACCGTCAAAATCAGAATCAGCATGGATTATACAATCACATCCCCAAACATTATATACAATTCCACTTGTCAAATATTTAAACCACTTTTCTGTTAATTCATTGTTTTTCAAATTCAGTTTATTTACTTCTGATCTCCAAGTTAGCGGGGATCTCATAGCAACCACTTCAGTTTTTCCTCTTTGATTCCAAAAATTAGAATAATGTTCAAACTCTTTGAGTGCGCCTGTTACTTCCTGACCAAAAGCATGTTGCATAAATGCGTACATATCCGGAATCATAACACTGAAATTACCGTCTAATATCAATTTCCCAAGATATGACTCACGAATTTTCTTATTTACGCTCATAATGATAGTGTTCTTTATATACTCTTCATTTATCATATTTGGATTTAAAATAAGAGCTTTCGCAACATTATCACTTGTAAGATTCAGAATATCATTATAATCAATATCCGGATTTTCAAGCATACGACCAAGAAGAAAGAGAAGAGTATGGTTTACGTCACCGCCGCAAATTCCACTTAACCAATCTATTGTTGGTTGACATAATTCTGCAACATCACTATCTTTTCTTAAATCAATAGCCTGGCAAAATTGGTAATTTGATCTGAAATATGTATCATCCTTTTTAGGTGTAACTTTTGTTACGCCCCACAAAATTCCATTTTCTTCACAAAGTCTATGATAATCTTCAATAGAATCATAGGCGTTATATAATTTAAACTGGGATTTTGTTAAAATCATATCCATATCTTCAACTTTTTGTTCAACTCCATACAGATCTTTCTGGAAGATAATTCCTAATTCCCTGGCATATTGTTTGAAGTCCACAACGAATACCATTCCTTTAACATAGGCACACCTGATACAAAAAGCAGATGGGATATAATCAAGTTCTAATGCGTCCGCCACCCGTTTTGCAAATTCCACTGATACAGCACCACAACCATCGAATAAATTAAACATGAGAGAAATCGTCCGTTCATCAACACGCTCATTATTTGAAAGTTTATGTTTTTCTGTTGGTGGGATTTTTGAAATCCAGTCAACCCGTTTTTCCATTTCTATTTCGCAATCGTTGATAAGCAGCACATTAGGCTTCGGAATCAGGTATGTTGAAGAAGATGAAAGTGCAAAGTAAGCATTATATTTATTTTTTGTAATTTTTACACTTTTCGCGCCACAACGCAATCTCTTTTTTAACTCTTCCTCATAATCCTCACGAACAAGTATTACGGTATTCACTCTTGCCTGTCCAGCAGAACACATCAAGCGCACATATTTCTGATTATTGATATACAACCCATTTTTAATTATTTTCTTATAATGTGCCACATCGTCAATAACAACAGAGATATACTCCGGAATAAATAGCATCTTATCAATATTGGTATTTATGATAGATATTTGTTTTTTGACTGAATCCGTAAATGGGAGTTTTTTTAATTCTTTTTTTTGCTCATACAATAAGTTTAAAGCTTCCGGATCATATCGTATGATATCTGGATTACGTTCATATCTGATTGATCGTATACTTCTAAGTGCTTGATTGTCTCCCAGAGCAATAAGTTCACCATTGTTTCGAATTTCTCTAATATGCGCTCCAGTATTTCCGAGAAGTCTTTTTAAGTGATAGTCAAATTTCTCCAAACGATTCGAAGAAATTTTCATTATGTAAAATTGTTGTAGCTTTTTCACTAAGTTCCTCCATTAATGTGAGCCTAAAAATTCAACGATTTTTTTGACTCTCCATTTTTCAAGCTCATATGCAGAAGAAAAACTTGGAATTTCAGACATATTAACATTCATTCCAAAATCGTCAAATAATTTAACTGTCTCTTTTAGATCTGCTGCTGTGGGCTTTTCTTTTCTTGCCTTTTCTTTATGTTGAATAGAACTTTTCTGAGCTTCAATGCTGTCAAAAATTCTGTCTTGATAATTCATTGTCATAGTTACCTTTCATTTTTATTTCCAAACAAAATATATTCCGTCACTATAAGATACATCAATATCTGGAATGAATTTTATTATTTCGATTAACTGTTCCTGCGTAAAAACATATCCTTTTCGATTTTTATATATTTGTTTTAATGCATCGTTTACCACATCACAAAATCCCCTGCCATGCAATTTGGATTTTCTCATATATTTTTTACCATCTTGATATGACACTGTATTAGATCGCAGCTCCGGAAGAATATGCTCATGAAAATGTTGTTTAAATTCTGAATCTGCGACTTTTGTAGAATATGGTTTTACTGTATTTTGATCGACACCACTGGATGTCAATTTATGATAATGCGGAGGAAGCCAAAAGCACCCTAACACATCGGTACTTGTTTTTATCAATACTATTAAATCTCCTAATTAATTTATTTCGTTTATCTATAAAACATTAAAACAACAATGGCTAAATCCTCCAAAAAGCCATTGCCGATTTTTTCAAATTATTACTTTTCTCATCTTACATGTTTATTATATAGCATTTTCTAAATTATGTCAAGTGTAAATTATTATTTTGTTTAACTTTTGTAACAGCCAGCAAAGAAAAAGTGGCATTATTATATAATATATATTTATATATAAATATTAATATATATATATATATATAATAAAAAGAATAATATATATAAATATTAATATAATTGGCTATACGTTAGTATAGACAATTATACACGACAATTTTTAAGAACATTTTTTTCACCGGATTTTTGCACTTTGATTTCAGATCATTGATCTTGGAGTGAAGCTATTTTAAATGAGTTCGGTAGATTATCCAGGTTGAAAGCCGTAAAACGCCGATAAATAAAGGATTTCTTTTTTCTTTTGCTGGTTGGTAATGGTATTGTGAAGTCTTGGAAAATGCCAGAAAATCTATAATTTTTTGAAAACTCGGTAAAACGCCGATAAATAAAGGATTATAAAGGATTTTAACCCAGATTATGTGGGATTTTATTATATATTTAAAATGTTGTAAATACGATGGTTGTCGTGTTGCTTCGAGGTGTTGTTCGAGGTTGGTTTTGAGGTGTGAGAGTGATAGTGACCTCGATAGCCGTGACAAGACGACAGAACGCTGCATATTATGTAAACTATCCCCCGGTATCAATGGATCATCTGGGATCACGTGAAAATACGATGGTTGTCGGAAAATTCTGAATGTTACTTAATGAACTTAAGTAACATTCGACAGCCTGGGGGCAGAAAATCCCCCGGATATTACTTGGTTTCGGAATCGGGGGAGGGTGATTGGCAGATAGAATCCCCCGGCAGCATGGCGGTGAAGGTGTTCGGTAGATTTTTGAAAAATAGAGATTTACGGGAAAATGTTTCCCCTTTTCCTTTTCCCTTTTTCCCTTCTTTCTTTTTCCTCTTATTATTACTCTTTTTCCTTTTTCAGTTCGTCAAGATCCTGAGATCATCAATTTTCTGGAGGGTGGCGGAAATCGTAGAAAATAAATTTCGGTATAAGAACACAAAAAGCAAGGCAAGAAAAACACTCATAAAAAGTAGGGGCGAAATATCCGCACAAATTTATTTTCCTATTATATGTCTGCATATGCACACGTTATTATGTGGCAAGAAAACATCGGATCACAAGCCACCGGATCACAAGCGAAACAAAAAAGATAAAAGAAATAATAAAAAAACTATTGACAAACAGAAAACAGCGTTATATAATTCAATCATAAACAAGAGATAAACGAAATAAAAAGCAAGAAACACAACTTTAAAATAAGAAAAATGGAGGATCAAAAAATGAGAAAGTGGTTAAATGTAGAATTAAACAACGTGGAAAGCGAAGCATTCAGAGGTGCGCTGAAAGCTAATAAAATTAAATATGAGGCTAGTAACTGTGGTTATGGTCTTACTCATTTTGAGGTATTCGTTAATACTTCTGAAATTGATATCTTAGAGGGTGTACTTAGTACATTATAAGATAATATAAATAAATAATACAATCAGCCTGGGAACTGCGATTTCCAGGCTTTTATATTGATCTGAAATAAAGTAAAACAAAATAAAGAAAACACTTGACAACTGGAAAAATGCGTGTTAATATAGCAACAAGATAAACGAAATAAAAAGACACAAGTTAAAAATGGAGGGAAAAACATATGAAATATTTTAGAGAATGCAAGAACCTGGAAGAACTGAGAAAAGAGTATAAAAAGCTTGTAAAAGCAAATCATCCGGATAACGGCGGATCTGCTGAAGAAATCAAGATCATCAATGTCGAGTATGAACAAGCTATGAAAAACCTGAAGAATGCAGACACGACAGAGAATGAGTGGAAATATGATCCGGAAAAAGATGAACTTTTCCGTGATGCTTTAAATAAAATAATCAACCTTGATGCGGTTATGATTGAAATAATCGGTTGCTGGATCTGGGTAACAGGTAACACCTACAGCGCAAAAGATGTGCTGAAGGCTGCGGGTTTTAAGTGGTGCAATAATAAGAAAGCTTGGAGCTGGCACGCTGGGGAAAGATATTACAAAAAGAGTAAACGTAAATTATCAATGGATGAACTGCGAAACCTTTACGGCAGTGAAGATGTCACACCTCATAGAAATGATAGAATAGCATAAAGCAAAAAGGGATCTGGGAAGATCCTTTTTTTATTTGAGATAAAAGAAATAAAAATAAATATAAAATATACTTGACAATCAATAATCATGATGATATAATGCAAATATAAACAAGAGACAGACACAACATACAGGAGGGAAATACGATGACGACATATGTAGATGTAGTTGAAAGAAAAGATACCATCACAATTGATGGTTATACATCAAACAAAACCGAACGTGGCATTATCAAAGATGTCGCAAGGGTAGTTGCAAAATATAACAAAGACGAAGCCGATGCACTTCTTGAATGTCTTAAAATGGGATTAGATAAATATAATAATCCTTTTGTCAAAGCATCAGACAGCGATGGTGGTTACTTCTTTGAATATGAAGAAATGTCAGCATCAAGATATAATGAAGAGACTGACGAAGTGGAATACAAAGATGGTTTTCATAATTATTTTTGTATAAGAATTTGTAAATAACACTTGACAGATAAATAAAATAAAGATATAATACAAATATAAACAAAAGACAGACACAACTAATAAAGTGGAGGTAAAAAGATGAGAATATCATATAAAGGAAGAAGCAAAGACTATGATTATAGAGTCGCTGAAGTAACTTTCAACGATGAAAACAAAAAAGAACAGACTATAGTTGATAGAGCTATATTCTTTCTGGAGAGAATAAAAGGATATAGAATTGACGTGCCAGTTCCGGGATATGCAATCTGTGAAGTAGAGGATATGGACGAATTTAAAATGTTTTCTAAAGATTGGCGCGAAGCAGTCAAAATGATAAAAGACTGCATGAAATACGGATTTTAAAAAGATTAAAAAATCTGTTGACAAGATAAACGAAATAAAGTATAATACAAATATAGAAAGCAAAGACACAACTTTAAATGGGGACGAAAAAATGAAAACAGAAAGAATTGAAAAGATCAGAAAGATTCTTGATCTTCACGGTGTTCCAAACTACATACAGAACGGCAGCCTTTACGCCGATTCTATGATAAGTGGCAAAAAGCTTTTCGAAGAAGTTGAAAATGTAACTGACTGGACAAAAAGCCAGCTTTACATTTGGTTAGGTTATTGAAGTGGAGGTGGCATTTTGAAGAAAATAGCAGATGGAATATACGTTCATAGAAAACAATTTATCACAAGAGAAGAAATCGGATGGTCTGTTAAGGACAATCTGGAAGTTTTTAAAACATTAAATGATGCTATAGCTTATGTAGACAAATGTCACAGTAGTTGCAATAAGAAAGAGCCAATAGTTATAGGTGAAATTTCTTATGATGCAGATAAAAAGAAACATATCAATTATCTTTAGAACAAGAAAAGTATATGGTCAGAGGTGATAATCATGAATAAAACAGAATTAATTAAAGCAATTGAAAACGGAAACCTTGAATTTGTTAGCCCGTCCGAAGGCATCCATTACACAATTTCAAATTATTGTGACGGTTGGAAAGCTGACGGTGCGGAAATTTCCACAGGGCTTGACGGTTGTTTTTACACTGCCGAAACCTTGGAAGAACTTGCCGGATATCTTCAGCAGATCGGTGATCTCCAGGTTGCTTAATAAGGGCGCAAGCCCTTATTTTTTTACAAAAAAAGAAATAAAAAAAATATCAAAAAACATCTTGACAGCTACACAAAATAATGTTAATATAAGTTTAACAAAGCAAAAGACACAACTTGTATGGAGGGAAAAGCATGAAAGCATTTGAAATTGGAAAAAGATACTATGAAAGTGGTGTCACATATGAGATCATAAAAAAGACTGCGAAAACAGTCACATATAAAGCAATCCAGCACGCCGGAAAAATAAATGAGAGAGTGCTGGAACAGAAAACAGCAAAGCTGCAGATCTGGGGCGAAAAAGAGGTCTTTTGTGTACGTAGTCGCACGATAGAGGCAGCATGAAAAAATTAAAAAAGTGCTTGTCAGATAAATAAAATAATGGTATGATACAATCATAGAAAATAAGAAATGCAAAAAGACACAACTTATAAAATAGAAAAGAGAGGTAATCACTATGACAGCAAATAACAGATTAAAAGCAATGTTTTCTTTAAAAAGTAAAATCACTGTTTACATTCCAGCAACAGTGAACATTAACGAGATAATCGACAATAGTAAATATGTAGATGCAGCAGCTACATTATTATCTGATTGTTTCGGTGGCGCAACATCAACTGAAGCTCTTGGTTACTGGGTATCAGATACCGCCGGACTTGTAAAAGAAAACACAACAATGGTTTTCGCTTATGCCGGAGAGGATGATCTGAAGAAAAACCTGGATAAAGTCATTGACTTTTGTGAAAATCTCAAAATTGAGATGTCACAGGATGCAGTGGCACTTGAGTTAAACGGAGAAATGTTTTTTATTTGACACAGATAAACAAAATAAAGCGTGGCGGTATTCATACAACATAAGCCGCCACATTTACAGGAGGGGGACGAAATGAGCGAATTGATTGAAAAAATGCTGTTAGAGTTTGACAGTGGGAACATGGAGGCGGTCAATCAAATTTTGGATCAGATTGACGAAATGGAAGGTTACAAATTTCTTGATAGAAAAACAAAATAAAAAATGTAAAATTGTATTGACAGTAAAAAGAAATAATGGTATTGTATAAATGTAAACAGAAAGACACAACTTAAAGAGAGGTGCTAAAATGTTTAATCTATTTAAAAAGAATAAACAGAAAACAGAACTTGAAATTGCAGCCGACAGCGTGTTAAAAGCAATTGACGAGACACAAGCTGCAATTGAAAAAAGAAACGCTATTTTCGCTGATGTAAATGCGAAAATGCAGAAAAACCTGGATCTTCTGAGATCAATTGGTATAGAGGTATAGAAATGGCAGTTGATAAAATCGTGCTTTTATCCCGAAAGCTAAATCAAATAAATAATATGCAGAGAATTAAACCCTCTGAAGAGTCTTTGGAAATTAAGACGAAACGCCGGAAGGCGTCAGGGTGCATCTAGTAGCATATAATCCCCACGCTACGAAATAAGGGGGCGGAAAGGAGAAAAACAGCATGAACGCCATAATAAAAGCACGTTCACCACCGGATCAAAACGAATAGTAGCCAATAAATATCTGAGTAGTTAGCCGGAGATGACGAAAAGAAACAAAGAAAGAGGGTGAATAGGATATGAAGAAATGGTATGTAAATTTTTATAACAATGGTGTACTGATTTCCCATTGTTTTGAAGATGACGAAAAACAAGCAAAACAGTTTGCTAGCTTAGTAAACGGAACAGTTTACAGAGGATGGTAGCCGAAACGGGTAGAAATACCCGTCATGCTGGGGGTGGTTTCCCCGGTGTCTGATGATGGCAGACCGTTATCAGTGTCCAAACGAGTAACAAAGAATAATAAACAGGAGGTCAACATAGATGATAACATTTACAGAATGGATCAGAAATAAATTTGAAATGTCGCCGGAAGAGCTGGCTAATTATGTTTCTTCCTTTTATCCGGAAGAAGCAAGAAACGTTATTGAATGTGACGTGTTTAGTTGTTTCCGGGCGGTATACATGAATAACGAAAAGTATTTTACGCTTTTCGAGTCATATGTTGAGATGGTAGTGAATGGCGGTAAACCTGTATACCCTACCAGAAAAGAAATTGAAAATATGATTGACGGGGCAAAAGCCGGAGATCAGGAACTTACAAAACAGCTACTTGATAACTATTCAATTTGGAAAATTGACGGTTTTATTGATTTTGAAACCGCAATGAAAATACATAAATTATCATAAGGGGGATTTAATCATGTTTAAAAAATTATTAGTATTAGCAGTATCTGCAGTTTTAGCATTAACACCAGCAACAGCAGCGCAAGCGAAAAAGCCACACAACCATTTATACCCTGCTGCCGGAACAGTAAGAAGAGTTTACAAGGATAACAATGTTATCTCTGTAAAGCTCAAAAATGGCGTTATATTCGAGTTTTACGCCGAAGATGTAGCAGAGTGGCATAAAGGCGATTTATGCGCCATGATTATTGACAATAACGGCACAAAAGCCATTTACGACGACATGGTTATTGATGCGGTAAATATGGATCAGGAATAGAGAGGGAAAAGAATATGGCAAAAATTACAAAAGATCAGGTAAACAAGATAAATGCAAAGTGTAAAAATGGTTTTACACTGAGTCTTTACACTGCAATAATACACGGCGAAAAGTGTCTTGAGAAAGATGTCCGGCTTGATGATTCAGGCGTATTATACCGTGTTTCTTTAAGATTTAAAGAAAAATATGAGAAATTTCGCACAATCGGAGTTTATCCGGTTCTTGACATTGAAAAATACGTACCTTGTAAAACAGAAGATATGTACCAGGTTTTAGATGTGAGGTCTGAAAAGCTGGGTGAAATTGTAAACCGACGTAGTATGAAAGTTTTACAAGATCTTACTGCAGATTATCCGGACGAAAAACTTATTTCGTTAATTCGTGAGGTGATCGCAGCATGATGACGTTATTTCTTTTGTGTTTGACTCTATTAATTGCATTTTGGGAAAATGCAGACATCACTAGAAAAAAGAAGGAAAACGACAAAACAGCCGACGAGAGCATGAGGTCATTCCGCGAAACTATGAATAAGCTGCATGAGATCCGCGAAAAAGACCACAGAAAGCTTTAAATGGCGTTTTAAACAATAACAAAGATAAAAGTAATAAATGTATAAGCAGTGATATAAAACCCGTTAAAATCGAAAATACGGCGTTATAAGGATATTTAGGAGGGATCAACCATATGAATAAAACAGTTATCAAGATTATGGCGGCATTGGCAATTGTTACAACATTGTTTTCCGGTTTTCCGGTACAGGCGGCAAATTACCAGAGAGTCGCAGCAGTAGAAAGAAAAATCAAACGCGAATATAAACACATCCGCATTTTAGAGGGCGACAATTCACCGGAGTTCTGGCGCAAGATTGAAAATAGAAGGGGGAACGCTTTTTACTATGTTGAAAAGGTCACAGGAACGGTCAAAAACGCCGAAACTGGGGACGGCGAAGCAACATGTGGCTATATCAATTATAAGCGCGTAAAAGGCGCAAAAACAGGTAGTAAAGTTATGACCTGGTTTGTATATAGCCGGGATAACAACGATTTTGATGGTATCATAGAAAGATACGATATTATTATTAATAAGATAAATTAAATAAAAAATAATAAATATATTGACAGATAAACAAAATAATGCTATTATAAATATACAAAGAGCAGACACAACTATAAGGAGGAAATAAAAATGATGAATATAAGAGCAAACGCGACAGATAAATTTGATAACCTGGTACTTGTAAAACCATTTACAATTGATGGAGAGAGCAGTTGGACAGATACGACACGCCGTACCAAAGGTGTGCTTCGTATTTATCCGGAAACAGAAGAAATTGAAGTAAAAATTGTTTCTGGTTGTGATCCAAATGTTACTGATTTATTAGCGTTTATTGTAGCGGACAAAGAAGTAACAACATTAATCCGGTATTACTTCCAGAAAGGAAGGAAAATTCCGTTTTCTATCCGTCATAGTTTCGGGCAGTCCGGAAGAGAGGATGTTTATATTAATTTTACGGATGAAACAGGTTTGATTGTAGACGGCAGACATTTATTACATGTTTCTTGCTTCGGGAAAGTTTCCGGAATCAAAAAAATGTATATTGGTGATTTCTGGGAAATGCTTATGGAAAGTATAAAAAATTCAGACAGCTTTATCAGTCATTACAGAAATACAACTGCGAAATATGTCAAACCGTACTTCGCGGAAAATGCTAGAACAGAAGTAACAAGGGTGTAAATTGCCATTAATGGTGATCTGGTAAAGATCCCTTTTTATTTTATACAGATAAATAAAATAAAAATTGTTTCAAAACTATTGACAGATAAACATAATAATGATATTATATAAATATAAAAGAAAGACACAACTTTATAGGGGGAAAAAATAATATGTTTAAAGTATTATTAATAGACGAAGTGAACGGAAATTGTTACAAAAGATTTGAGTGTGAAGATCTTTTCACTTGTGAGGTTTTCGTGGATCATAAAAAATATGATGCGCCAAAAGATTGTCATTATGAAATTGCGAGTGATCTGGCAGATGACCTGGACGAAGAGATCAACAGCTTATATGTTGAGGCTGAAATGATTCCGGAAGAGGAATTAAAAGATGAAGTAAGTAGCATGATCTCTAAAATTTTGGAAGCATATGATAATAAACAGATTACAGAGAGCGAAAAAGATAAATTAGTAAATATGCTGCAAATAGAAGCATGAGGTAAAATTATGGATAAACAAAAAGCGTTAGGAAAGTTGAAAAAAACAAAACGAGAAGCATTAGCAAATTCTAGTGAGATTAAAGTCGGAAGATTAGAATTGAATGAAGCCATGAAAGCATTAAGAACAATTATTGCGTTGGAAAATGTGCTTAATAATAAATAAGAATATAAATGAAAGAAACAAACAAGAGTTTTATTGAGAAGAAAGGATGGATATAAATGCTTAATGCAACTAATTGGAAAGAATTAAAGAAACAATTGAAACAGATACAAGGTAAGGCTGTATTTAAGTTGGAACGTGTTAATAGTATGAATGACGGAACGTTCTATAGAGTATTACACCAGGTAAAACCACATGAATTAGTTTTCTTTGATGGAAAGCAACAAGTGTATTTACAAGTGAATACAGAAACAGAAAATAAAATTGTATACTTTGAAAATGGTTTTAGAATTGGAAACTGCACTTATATATTAGATAGAATTATGGAGGTATAACCATGAACGCTGTCCAAGAAGAATGGGAGAAAATGAGAATTGCATATCAAAATAGGTACGCAAAAATGTGTAAAAAGATAAAGAAAAATGAATTTAATACCGATAATCACGGAGCTTTACTTGAAATGAGCTATGTTTTGATTGCTGTGTTTGGATTGACGGATAAACAGGTACAAGAAATTGAAAGAAATGACGGATTTACAAATGCAGATGTAAAACAATGAAATGATGATTTCAGCGAGGGAAATATTATGACAAGAGAAAAAGCAGAAAATATTGTGAATGATTTCTTTAAAGAAATGAACCCTACATTTTGGAACGGTAAAGGAAATAAGCCACAGACATTCAAAGAACAGATATGGGAATTTGACTTAACAGATAATATTTCTTTAGAAATTACCTTTGCACAAGATGGCAATGAGTGGAATCATTATTGTGATCTGGTATATACGTTTAGCGGAGAATCATTCGATATGTTAAGCGGATATGGAATTGATTCACCATTGAATTTAGTAGATACGATTATGGATTTATGTAAAGAATATTAAAGAGGTGCGAATTGTAGGAGGAAATGTTATGTTAAATATAATGATTATAAATTGTGATGGAAAATATATAGAATATGAATGGGACTCAAAGGAATCATTCATCAAAGATATGGAAAGTGATAATGAACACATTCCTATGCTTGATGATATTCTGGCAGAAGTAAATACAGATGATGATACGTTATATTCGTGGCGGAGAAATACGGATGATATAACCGTCAATGATCTTGTAAATGAATTGATGAAAGGTCAATAAGAAAACAAAAAAATGAATAGTTCAGAATTATCAAAAAGAATTGTCGACTGTCATCTTGAATAAGAACCGATGGAAATGTAACACTGAATTAGAATTATGACACGTTTACGACTATGATTTTACACAAGACAATTATGTATATGGGAAATTTGCTATATATAATGGTATTGTGAAATTAAAAGCATTGTAATATAATTAATAATATAAAGATCAGAACGTAATGGAGGGATAGAACATGAAAAAATATGATCTGGTAAAAAGAACAGCGGAATTTAACTACAAAAACAGAAAGAACATTGAAGAAGGATGCACAGCGTTAGATCCTTCCCCTGAATACATAAAAACGTTTGACGATCTGGAAGAGGCTAAAAAGGAACTTGCAAAATGCAAGACAAGCGTCAGCAAGTTTGAAAACCACAATATGACGTTTTACTCAGTTGAGGAATATGTGATTGAGGAAAACGAGTTCGAGTTTGACGAGGACGAAAACGAGTTCGTACAGACGGACTTCATGGACACCTTGGAAACAACCCCGATGAAAATTGAAGTAGTCGAGATCCCGAGTTATAAAAGAATAGCTGTTTGCTCCAGTCTGGAAGACGCGGAAAAAGCAGCGAACAATTACGAGGGAGATGGCGAAACTTATATAATGATTTAACAAAAATCACATGGAATGTGAAAGAGGTTTAGAGCATATGGATATAGTAATGAGAAAAGGAACGGAAAAGAAAGTCTTTTGGGACTTTGAGGATGGTGAATATCGAGATATAACAAACGGTTTGGGAACTGTCTATTCGGCAGAAGAATTTAATAAACTGTATAATAAGTCCTTGAATAGAAATATTCGAGGACTTTTGTAATTAGCAGGGGGACAAATAGCCTAGCAGAGTATATTTATAATATTAGATAAAATAAATAAAAAAATATTAAATAAAAGTATTGACAGTTAAAAGAAATAATGATAATATAAATATACAAACAGAGGACACAACTTAAAAAGCGGGAGGTACGACATGAATAACTATAAAGGATTTTACAAAGTAGGAGAAAGTAATGGTGGCGTAGAAGTCGCAACATTTTTCAACCCGGAAACAAAAGAAGAGTTTTCCAAAATTGTCTGGGATATCGACAATGATAGACTCCTGGAGGATGACGAAATCCAGATCTTGCGTTTTCTCACAATTGATAACGATGCAGTCATTGCATGGAAACATTTCAATAATGTTTTCGTCGTAGGTGATAATGTAGAGGTTATCAAGGGGCGAAAAGTTCCCAAAGGAACGATTTTAAAAGTGTTCTGGATCGGTGAAAGAGACACATATAAAACGAGAACACTTAAAAGTCAGGGTTGCAGATGGGCGAATGAAACAGAGACAGTCGCCGGATGCTACAATGAAAATGGCGAAAAGGTCTGGATCAAAACAGACTATTGTAAATATGTAGCTTAAAATAAATCCTTTTCGGTTGGTGGTTAAACCGAAAATATTTGATAATGAAAAAAGAAATAAATATTGACCAGAATCAATATTAATGATATTATAGGAGAACAAAATAATGAATAAAAATTGGTTAGAACTTATCGAAAAGAAATATGACGAAATCATCAACGTGGGCGAAAAAGCTTACAAGGACGCACTTGAAAATCAGCATTTACGTTTTATCGTGGAAATGGATGAAAACGGTAATGTATATAGCTGGTATGATGTTGCAGGTGGCAATTCATTTCATGCATCTACATACAATGGGGAATCAATAGAGCTTTTTGAGTTCTGTATGCAATACTGGGAGAATAACCCAGCGGACGAAACAGTTGAGGAAAAGTTAAAAAAGAAAGGATTGTATGATTTATACCTGAAAGAAAGAGAGCTTCAGGATGCTGAAGATTATGACACCGCAGAGCTTATTCTTTCAAATTCGTCAAACGAGCAGCTTCAGGAATGTCTTGAAGAGTGCCGGAAAGATGAGCTTGAATTTATGGCGGATGAATACGCTAGATCTGAAAGCATAAACAAATTAGATGTTTTAAAAGAACAATTGTCTTGTTTACATGAATAATCAGGAGGTGCGAAGATGAAAGTAAGCTTTATTGGTTTTGGTGGTTATACAGAATATCCTTGCTATGAGGACGAAAAAGGGAAATTGTACTTTGACATAAATGATGGGCGTAATGGTTTAGCACTTTATACAGGCGTATATCGTGACAAATACGGTGACATTGATGGAGAGCCTTGTTATTATGTAAAAGATAATATTGAATGCGAGAATCCTTTTATTAGAAGCCCTAGAGAGCGCGATTATATGCTGCTTAGTAGACTGCAGATGGATTGTGGTTATTATATTAATCGTTCAGGATGCAGCAAAAATAGTTTGTGGTCTGATATTGATACAATCTTGAATGAAATGGAAAAAATTTTAAATTCATTTTCTAAAGATGAAAAACCGGAATGGTTAACGGATCAGCAGTTTACAGAATTAAAAAACAAAGTAAGAGAGGTGCAGCAGGAATATGAAAAGAAAAACGTATAACAATGTTCTAAAAGCTGGAAAGTTGATCCAGAAAAAGGGATATGAAGAAAAAGAAGCTTTAGAGCTTGCGGTACAAAAGTTTGACGAATTGGCAAGTCTTAAAAATGGCATGTCAGTAGAATGGTTGATTGATAAAATGGCAACCAAAACAGAAAGTGAAGGTGAAAGCATAAAGTTATCAGAATCAGACAGGAATTATTTTAAAAATCGTGGATATCTTGACCAGGATATTCCACAAATTGAAAGAGCTATTGAAGTAATGCAGTATGAAAATGAAAATGACAAGAAAGTATCAACAAAATACGTTCTTGATAATATGGATCGTGAAACCTGGTTATCTGGTATCGGGCGTGCAGCTTTTCATTGGAGTGCAGCAAGAGAGACAAGGGACGGTAAAACAATCTTTTTTGATGCAAGTAAATTGTTTAAATAGTGGATGAAAACCATAGAAATGGCACGCTTAAAGCATTTGGGAGGGAGTTTTAAAATGATAAATATTAAATATCATCAAAATGGCTAGGTCGTGAATATGGTGTAGATCATACATTAACAGATAATTTGAATAAGGTAAGGACGATTTAAAACTTGTTAGAAGCATCAACAAAACAGAACAGAAATGGTTAAAATTGGCATTATAGGAAGGGCAATATTATGACATATGCGGAATTTTTAAAAGATATTGATAAGTATGTTGGATATGTAGTGGAATTTAAAACCCGCTTTAAATCTAACGGTAAAATCTTCACATCACAGCGTTATGTGTGGGATAATAAAGAATTTGGTGCATTAAAACCGGATTCGCTGGTAGAAGTGTTAAGTGTAAAAATTTTATACAAAAAAGAAACTAAAAGAACAGAATCAGGTATTAACTATTAAGAGAGGTGTGAAATTATGAAATCAAAAAGAACAGATGTAGCCCACGTTAGAGAGTATTCAATCCCGGTGGAGGGCAAGTATTACTATAATGTGCAAGTGTGCCAGGCTCTAAACAGTGGTAACGACATAACTTACGTTACATGTGGCAAATTATGCAAGACAAAAGAAGAGGTCAGAGACTTCCTTAAATCTGCAATGAAGTATTATACAGATATTATACATATTAACGCTTAAATAGTATAAAAGACAAACAAAATAAACTTAATATAGAAATAAGCTGCGGTTGTGGATCTGTAATGGTCTATCAATCGTGGCTTTCTTAAGTGTGTGCATTTAAGGACATGGACACAGTAACCATGTAAAAACAATCTGTGGTCTAGCACTGACCGATATACAAAAAGAGTGTAAAACTTGTGGCTGGCAAGGTTAAATAATTAAGTGGCGGTTATCCGGTGCGGGATAAGGTCATCAGCTCTGGGCGGATATGGAGCTTACAAGCCTTATACTAATGATACGCTGAAACCATCCGAAAGGACATAGGTGTGTGCATTATCCCCCTGTCTAGGGGGAAACTATGTCCAACTGAGCCAAACCGAAGGACATGTTACACAGGTTCAGAAGGTTGTCAACAGTTTAAAGTAATAATTATTTGGAATAATGTGATAGTATAAGTATAGTTCTTCCGGATCTGATTTATATATGTTGTTGATTATTATATATAAGTATGTATTAATAGTAATGATGCGGCTATGATCTGGTAGGATTCATTTTGTCCCCCAGAGGAAAAGATATATAAGATAAAAGAAATAATAAATAACTGTTGACATATGCGTATATATATCGTATAATAAGACCATAAAGAAAGACACAACTTAAAAGAAATAACATAATCTAATAGAAAGGTGGATGCAACAAAATGAAATCGCCATACGATCAAAGGACTGATAAAACAAGAGACAGAATACGTGGAAATAGAAAGAGCTATTATCCAAATAAACATTATCGGTCAGCAGAAGGTAATTTTTATTATTATATAAATACAAAAGGTTATTATCATGTGCTTAGACCGTGTAAAGTTTCATATGGTGAGGAATTTAGTCATTATGAAATAAATGACTATTTGTTACAAGTCGATAACACATTAAAACTTGCAAAAGATTATGGATGTTATAAGACAAAAGAAGAAGCAATTTCAGAATTAGAAAAGAATTTAGCAGAAGATAATTAAGGAGGATTTAATTATGTCAAGTAGAACAAATTATTATGATTTTAGAGATGCAAAGGTTTTAATTGCAATGGAACTGTCAAAAAGAGGTTGGGAAATCTTCGGATTCAAACCTGACGAATCAGATTCTATGACAGATTACTGGAGTCCGGCAGACTGGGACGGAATCGCAACAAAAAATGGTTATGTTGTTGTGATTGACTGTTCTGATTATATAGTTAAAAGTCGAAGCGGTAAAAAGGATTATCGTAGAAGCAGCAATACAGAAGAAATCGAACTTACTGTTGAGATTCAGCAGAAGATTAAGAAGCTAAAAGAGATCAGACAGGATCGTGGTGCAAGTTCGGCAGAAGAAGCAACAGCCAAAGAAAAAATAGAAAAGCTGCTTGCTAAAGATAAAGAAAATAAAGATAATAGCACATCTATAACAGTATATTATCCTACATTTCAGGCAAATCCGCCGCGTATGAGCTGGCACGTCGAAAAAGACGGTGTTATCATCGCGAAAGGAAATGGCGTGGCAAAATTCTCAAGACTTCAATATTTCGATAAAGAAGAGGCAGAGAAATCACTGGAGAAATACGAAAAAGGATCATATCTCTATGAAGAAGTAGAACAGAAACTGAAGTTATACAAGAACTTTCTTACATTCATAAACAAAATTGATACTGCTGCCGGATCAATGCTTGCAAAAGACGGTAAAGGTTTTGTATATGAAAACGTTGTTGAAACAAAATATAAAACTGAAAATAAAGCTGTAGAGTGTGCCGGAAGCTTTAAAGAAGGTCAGTGTTTCATAGTAAAAAGATCCTTAACTGGTGGAGTTTATAAAGGTTACGTTTATAGAATACATGAAAATGATTCATACTTTACAGCTTACAGACTTGACAAAAAGCTGAAGAAAGAACTCACCGGAAGAGCTAATCCAGGTAACAGCTTCGGTTATATGAGCGGGAGATATCTGGAAAGAATTAAAAAGTTTTTTGATGAAGGTATTCTTGCATATTGCGAGATCCAGGAAGTGAAAACCCCGTATGAGGTTACTAAATGTGTTAAAAAGGCAATTTGATAAAAGAAATAATTATAAGGAGGAAAGGTGGGATTGATTTCCCACCACATAAAAAATCATGAAAAGAGAATCTGCAAGTAAATTATTCTATATTTGTTCTGCTGGTTGTGGGATTTTAGCATTTTTGTTTGTTTGGTTTTGTGCCGGATCTTCCGACTATTGGACATTAGTGGAACAAACAGAAGTTCCCGGAAACCTTGATACAAAATATGTAATTATGGCAGCTATCTTCACTTTAGCGTCAATTTCTTTTTGTACGATAGGCAATAGAATCAAATATTATTTACCAGTCGTTAAATCACCTAGACGAATCTATTATGACGATTTAATCTTAGAAGAAATAAATAACAACAGACGGTTTGAAATGCAGGTATGCGACTTTATAAACATGTTTCAGAATGGCGTATATGGCGATTTAAGCGCACAGAATGAGAAAGCTAATAAAAAGTATAGGGAAGCCGGGAAAGGGCGTTTAATTGGTAAATATCATTCTACGCAAGGTATTGTTAAGATCATTACTAACACAGATCAGACAAAAATGGAAGTAACATTTTTAAACACTATTTACAAGGTAGCATAGGAGGTAAACATGAGAACAACTAAAAAGGAAAGAAAAGAAAATGCAAACAAGTTTTATAATAGCTTTATTGGTGGAAATTGTAAGAATGCGGCGATTGTTGTAAAAAGATTTGATAGCAGTAGTAATCCTAATATCAACAGATGTCAGTTTTTGGCGGTTGCATCTCCATTGGCGTTCATGGAAAAACCATTAGTTATTGCAGAATCGGTTATTGGAATAACCGGATGTTTCATTGAATTGCTTGATAATATCAAGCCAGGAGTGCAAAAAATGTATTATGACGATGGTTTTGATGATTGGTTAGAAAAGACCTATAATTTCAGGATTACATACAAAGATGGTTTAGTCTTTATGTTAGAGAGGAAATAGGATCAATGTATTTGGGAAAATATAAGGGGCTGCCGATTTACTGGAAGAGTGCAAATGAGAAATGTATCATTGTATATGAGCAGTTCGCATTTACAAGAAAGTACAAATTGTACCTAAATGGAAACTATACAGACTCAAGCGATTCCATGAGTGGATTAGTAATAATCGCAAAACAAAGTTATTTTTATAGGAGATAAAACAAATAATGGAAGAATATGCAGTACATAGAACGACTACAGGAAAGGTATTTGAGCTTACAGATTTAAAAGGAAACCCGCTTAAATACGATGACTACAAAGACAACTTCACTAGGAAGTATTTACGAATGTTAGAGCCAGGGCAGACATTGAGATCCGCCACACTTGGGATTATGTTAAAACGAGTGCAGTAAACTTGTGCTTGGATCACTCACAAAAATATATTATAATAAGAATACGGAGGTATTTACTATGAAAAAGTCAACTATTCCTTATAGCTTAATGCAGCTCAAAAAAATGTATGAAAAGTCACATGTATTAGATTTTGATTGCCCTATTCAGAGACGTTATGGAATGTGGGATGATTGGAGAAAAAGTCTGCTGCCACATTCTATGTTGGTTGGGTTTGTTATTCCACCATTTTATATGATTAAAGAGAATAAGGGTTCAAAAGATTCCAGGAACAGACCTGTATCTAATTATTCTTGTATTGACGGTCAGCATAGATTGAGAACGATGTTTGATTTTATGAATGATGAATTTGCATTACATGAACAGACTCCGGACGTTGACATAGACGGTGATATCTACCAGATTGCCGGATTAAAATATTCTGAACTCCCAGAAGAACTGCAGGCGGCTATCAGTTCATATAATTTCACAATTTATAATCTGGAAGAATGTACAGATGAAGAAATTGAAGAAATGTTTTACCGACTTAATAACGGATCTGGATTAAGCAAAACACAGATTGCAAATGTTAAGTTAGGTATGAAGCTGGCTAAATTTGTAAAAGAGATGGTCAATAGAAAGTTCTTTACAGAGGTTTGTCATTTCACTGGCGCACAGTATCGAAGAGCAGCAGACGAAAAGACATTTATACAGTCAATGATGCTGCTGGACGTAAAAGACGGTGATTATGAACTCACATCTATTTCAGAAGGTTGTGTTATAAGCTATGCAGAATCTTTACATGATAACTATTCAGATGCAAAATGTGAGAGATTAGAGAAGATCATGGACTATCTGGAAGAAGGATTTGACGGCAAAGAGAAGTTTATGAAGGTAATTAATATACCGATGTTTATTTATATGGCTGATGAGGCTATTAATTCCGGAATTACTCCAAGCGAATATTATAGCTGGTTTGAACAGTTTGCCGGAAAGTACAGCCCGGATTGCAAATATGCAGAGAATTGTGGTACTGGATCAATCAAGAAAGACAAGGTAAACGGCAGAATTGCAGTGCTAAAAGAAGATTTTGAACAGTATTTTGCCGAAGAATTGAAACTTACAAATAATGAAGAGGAATAGAATAGTTTAGATAGGTGGCGTATCGTTTTGATGGTGCGCCACCGAATAGATGTAAAAAATATAGGTGAGGCAAAAATATGACAAGTGATATGGTATTAAATAATTTAAGACAACTTATCGGAAATGAATTTGACGAAGATGACATCATCTGTGCATTTGAAGATTACGAAGTTGATGGAGAAAGTTCTGTATATGTTGGAGACAGCGACAATATCGGCTACGATAAAATTGCATATATAGAAGGAGATACCGTTCAATTTTTATTTGAACTAAATTCAGAAAATATCATTGAAGATGTATGGATGGAGTAGGAATGGATGAATATATTCGCTATAATGGTAGTCGTATCAAAAACATACAAGGGCAGCACTTTGGACATTTAATTCCGCAGAAAATTGTAGGAGTTAAAAATAAATATGCCATATGGGAATGTTTATGTGATTTATGTGGTGGTACAAGACAGGTTTCCGTAAAGTTATTAAAGGGTGGCAGCGCAACAATGTGCGAAAAATGTATCAAAGAAAAAAGAAGAGAATTATTGAATAAAAATTGTTATAATGCAGATGCAATTGCGTTTAAAGACCTTACTAGGAAACAGTTTGGATTTTGGACAGTTTTGAAAAAGGGCGAATATAAAAATAACACACAGATGTGGGTGTGTAAATGCAAGTGCGGAACAATCAAAGAAGTTTCTCCATATCCTCTTATATATGGTAAGAGTGTAAGTTGTGGATGCTCTGCATCTTATAATCTGATCGGAAAACGGATAGGTATGCTGAAAGTAACGGGAATTACGAAAGAAAATGGGCTGTCTTGTATTTGCCAATGTGATTGTGGTAATATAATCACATGTACTGCATCTGATCTTGAGTGGAAACGCTCATGTGGATGCGCTGATGAAATAGAAAAAGAAAAACATACTAAAGCGTCTATCGTTTTAAATGGTCAAAAGATGAGAAAAGACAATACATCTGGTGTCAATGGAGTACATAAGGCTAACGGAAAGTGGGGAGCTGCAATTACATTCCAGAAACAGTCCTACTGGCTTGGTACTTATGACACTATAGAAGATGCTGCAAGTGCCAGGAAAGAGGCAGAACGGCATTTATATAGTGACTTTTTGGAATGGTATATGACTTCATATAGAAAGAAAAAATAGTTTCAGAGAGGATATATAATGGAAATAATCATTATTACAGGTCAACGAAATGGGAATTTATACCTTGCGGGAAATTATGAACATGTAAAGTATTTTCCAGAGCAAGATATGTTACATCCTTACAAACTATCTGAAAGGATTTTGGAATTATGTGATATATACTCTAAAGCAAATGAAGATTTGGTTATAGTTACATATTCTGAAATTGTATTAGATTCTGTCAGGTTATGGGGAGCAAGAACTGGACACTGTGATATTTTGAAATGTATTAACTGCATGGATAATGGAGAAATCCGCACATCTGGATTTAATGAATACGGAGAGATGGATGTTTGGGAGAACGGAATATTTGACATTAAAAAAGTTATCCTAAAAGAATTGCTTGATATTAAAAGAGGGAAAATGAATAGTTGAAAAATCCTTTCATTTAAAAAATTGGAGGTAATAATATGAAGGTACTTGGAAGTTTTGTAGATTGTGTTTACGAGTCACATTTGTATAAAGAGGATGTTGGAGATATTAAAACAAAACTTATAAGTAGATTACCAGATAAAAGAATCTGTGAAATGGCAAGTGTACTTATAATCGACACAAAATATGATGCATATGTTGTAAAAATACGTAGACCTGAAGTGAATAGTAGGGGATGTGTTGATATAGAAAAAACTCATAAGAAAATTTACGAAACTGATTTTATCGAAATTTTAAAGAGAGATTATGAAGGATTAAATTGGAAAGAAGTTGCTAAAAAAACTGATGAATTAATGAAGCCAGGATCGTTTGTTATTTTTAAAATAGATATTGATGTAGATACATTAATTGAATGAAAAATTGCTTTTAAGGTAGGTGATTAAAATGTGGAAAAGGCATTTGGATATATTTCCTGGTGAATGGTTTGGAACGGAACATGAAGAAGAATTAAAAAAGGAACTGGAAATTGGAGACTATGCAAAAGTGATTGTTGATTCACAATTCTATGATGAACATTTAAACGGCAATAAATGCCAAAGACTTTTCGGTATGGTTGGAAAAGTAATCGAAATTGACACATCAGATGAATGGTCGTATCTATTGCAGTTTGAAAATGGAATGACTAACTGGTTTAAACGATATATTTTAGAAAAACGATGAAAGATTGTTTTTATAAGAAGAATAAGATCATATGATTGTAGATCGAAGTTTCAGAAAAATAGAAAATAGAGAAGGAGGTATACCATGAATAATTTAAAGAATGTATCTATGGAAGAATTATTTGAAGTTCTGGCATGTGGCAAAGAACCACTAAAAGGTATCACTTTGCTGGAATATATGGAAGAATGGAATAACCGAGTTAAAAAAGATGGTGGTTATGAAGTTATTGTTGAATAAGAATAGTTAAAAAGTTATACAAGATAAATGCAATAAAAATATTGATATTTCATATGTAATGTTGTATAATAAAGTAGAAAATAAAATGGAGATATAAAATAATGGATTTAAAAGTTGGACGTAATATATTGGATATAAATGAAAAGGATATAATCTTGGATAACGGTGCTTGTTATCAGATCATTACAAAAGAAGCAGGAAAACTGTGGGAAACGTATTCTCCAATAATGAGTAAGAAGCTTTTTGATAGACTGAATAGATGTGGGGCAGTTTATACTAATGAAATGCTCAAGAAAAAAGCTTTTGAAAAGTATCATACTAACAGTTGCACATTTTGGGCTTTTAATATTGAAAAGCTGGAAGAATTTTTGAAATAATGTATTTGGTGGTGGTTTATATAAGACTGCCGCCAGAAAAACAAAATAAGATAAAAGAAATAATGAAAAGGTGTTGACAAGACACAACTTATAATATATAATTAGAGTATAGAAAACGAAGGGAGATTTAAAAATGAGTATGTATCAGTTGGCAAATAACAATTCATTTTTAGGATTTACAGATAACAGAACAGCTTTACAGGCTGGAAAAATTGAAAAATGCCTGTCTAAAGCGTTCAGATATAATGGTGTTGTAATGGAACGCCGGGATAAAATGCTTCAGGATTTAAGAAATGGTAAGGAACCGAAGATTGCAGAAGAAACTGTAAACGGGAAAACAAAGAAATCCTATAGAGTATATTCCACAATCAAAGACGGTGAGTTTGCCGGAACAAGAGTTTTCAGTGAGATTACCAAAACAGAATATGATTTCTGCATGTATCTCATTAAAAATGATCTTGTTTCAGAAGAACGTGTAAATGCTTATATCGAAGAAGAGAAACAGAGAAAAGAAGAAAAAGAAGTTGCAGAACGACAGGCAGAAGAAGCAGCCAGAGAAGAAGAGGAAAAACAGGCTGCAGAACTTGCAGAATTTGAAACTTGGGCGAAATCTATGGCAGAAATGTATTCCGGAACTTCTAATGCAAACACTATGGAAAAGATTTTTATTGATAAATTGGGTGAATTTAAGAATCCTACTGGGGCGTTTAAACTCCTGGTATATATTGATAATATCGACAGTCATCCATTGTGTAGAAAGAAATTAAAAGAACGTTTGTATACAGGCAATAAAGCAAGCAGAAAGACATTTGAGTGTGTCACCGGATTAAAGCTGCCTAAGAATAACAGAGACACCGCAGAATTTATAGATAATCTGCATAAATCCGATTACTGCAACAAGGTTGATTATAAAGTAAAAGATAAAACAGAAGTTAAAGCAAATAATGAAAGTGAACTGAAAGAGTTTTATATTCTGGAAGTAGATAAGGAACATAAGCGAAAAGAATATAAAAAGGTTTTTGGAGAAAAGATTATTAAAAAAGGATTTGCTTGTTTTATCCATGAACTGAAAGACAAAACCTATGCAGTCTCTTCTGTTGAATGTGGTGTGAGATTAGCAACCGGAAAGACAAAAGCCGAAGCAGTTAAAAATCTTAAGCGGGAAATCAGTAGATTTGGTGATGTAGAATTAAGACAAAAGATACAGGAAATTGTTAATTTATATGGGGCAAGCCCGTTATACAATTTGCTATAGTAAAAATAAATAAAGATAAGGAGATAATAAAATGAGTTTAGCTGGCAAATTTGGGAATTTTGAAATCAAGAAAACAGACAGAATTAGCAAAGAGGATCAGGAATGGTTGTCTCGTAGAGAGAAAATGTATAAACGTGCGTTAATGATACAGAAAAGCGTGTATGACATTTACAAATCAGAGGATGAAACATACACAGAAGAAGATAGAAAAGAATTTTCTAGTTTTACAGTTAGTGATTTTGGAGTTCCTAAACGAGTTAGCCAGATTCAGGATTCTTATATCAGTGGAATTTTCTCTTATTTTTCAAGAAAGTATCATGTGGAGTTGAAAAATGAGTTTGAACATTACGACTATAATCGAGAGCTTTATCGTTATTCGAATAAAGAGCCTGTAAAAGATTTGGTAATTGATGAAATTGACTATCATACTGTACTGGATAAGATTTTCGATCAGTTGGGCGGTTTGAGTTTTCAGGAAAAATCTATGAAAGAAGTAAAAGATGCATTAAAGGATAAATGTTATTTAGAGGGCAGAGATCAGTGGAAGATAAAAATAAGTGGAAAGAAACTTATATATACAGGTGGATCTTGTTGTAAGAGTAGATATTCCGACGAATATGAGTTCAATAGTACCGCATGGCTGAGAGCTTTTCTTGATGCACTTGCATGTAATATGTACGAAGAAAAAATATGTATTCACCCATTGAATAGATTGTACGACAGTTATTATGTAAGATTAGATGATGATGATTTTCAGAATGGTTTTTCAGCACCGTCAGTTGGTGTTGAGCATATCAAATTCTATAAGAATGGCAGAGTTGACGTTACTTTCCAGAGTGGTGAATTTTGCCGGAATTTTGCAAGAGAATGGTGTGGATATACATTAGTTTAGGAGAGCGGCAGATATGAAATATAATTATTCAAATGAAACTATACCGCAAGATCAGCGGAAAGATATTAATACAAAAATTGAATACATTGTAAATAATAATCTGTCGGAATCCGAAACGGGCATTTCCAAAGATGATATTTTTAATGCTTATACAGGACTTGGAGGGATGCATGGACTGCAGTTTTCCAGTTACAATAGTTATTATGACTACCAGAAAGCGAAAGCAGAAATTGAGCAGGGGCAATTTTTCACACCATACAAATTAGTCGAATGGATTTATAATTGTTTACATATTTCCAATACTGATCTGGTGGCAGATTTAACTTGTGGTCATGGTGCATTTGCTAGCTGCTGCCCGGTTGAGTCAAACTTTTATGGGTGCGAAATAGAAGGAAAGTCTTACAGGGTAGCACAATACCTTTATCCAGATGCAAAACTGGAAAACACAGACATCCGTTTTTATGAACCGAAAGTTACATTTGATTATGTGGTTGGAAATCCACCTTATAATTTAAGATGGTCAAAAGATGATAAGAACTATTTAAGTGAGTATTATTATTGCTTAAAAGCTGCAGAACTGCTGAAGCCAGCCGGAATTATGGCGATTATCGTACCTTTATCGTTTTGTGCCGATGAGTTTTCTGATGGCGGTATGATTGCCGGATTAAATGAACATTTTAATTTTATCTGCCAGGTAGAACTTGATAAAAATACTTTTAAGCATTTGGGCGTAGAGAACTATAAGACAAAAGTTCTTTTTGTTCAAAAGAAATCAGAATATCTGGAAAACGTTGGATATAACAAAGATCTGTTATCCGGTGTTTCTTCCGGTGAGATTTGGGAAAAGTACCTAAAGCCAGTTACAGAAAAACGTGAAAGCATAAAGCAAAAAGTTTTTCTTGAAACAGTAAGAGGCGGGAAAGAGGATGCTAATTGGCAGTATAAGATTGAAAAGTTGTTATATGATATCAAGAGAAATCCCCGTATATCTGATTTATACGCAGAATGTTGCGAATATGTAAGCCAGTATCGCAACCAGAAAAAGCCGGATCACATTGCATGGGATGAATGGGAAAAGTTGAAAATCAGAAAGCCGGATGTAGAGAAACATTTAAAATCTGCCTTAAGAAAGCAGAACCCAACCAAAAGTAAAGCGAATAGAGTAATTAAGAACAATTATTCTTTTGAGCTGGATGGGGAAGTCTTGGATATTAATCAGGAAGTGCTGTCTAATGAAGTATCAACAAGAACGTTTGATACAAAATGGATGGCACGACTGATTGAGAAGAAAAGTCAAGAATATGACACGCAGAATGTTTCATTTGAAGAAATGCATCCGGATAGAGAAATTGCAGCTTGGTTGGATAATTTTGAATTATCAGATGACGAAGAGACTATTCATCTAAATGATGCACAAAAAAGAGATATTAATTTATTTTTGCAGAAGAGATATAGTTTTATTCAGTGGGAGCAAGGATCTGGAAAAACACTTGCTGGAATCACAATCGGAAAATATCGACTTGAAAAGAAACAAGCTAAAAACGTGTTTGTTGTTAGTACACCAATTGCAATCAAGAACAATTGGAATGATGTATTGACACAGTATGGAATTGATTACTGCATGATTGAAACCCTGGCAGATATCCAGAATATTAAGCCGGGACAATTCGTACTTATTACTTTGAATATGATGTGTAAATATCATAAATTCATTAAAAGATATGTAAAATCTATTTGCCAAAAAGCTGTTTTAATTTTGGACGAATCAGATAGTATCAGCAATATGGACAGTAAGCGTACAAAATCAGTATTAAACGCATTTCGGCGTTTGAGATATAAAACACTTATGACTGGTACAAGCACGCGAAATAATATTGCAGAAATTTTTCCGCAGCTTGAATTACTGTATAACAATTCCATCAATATGTTAAGTGAATGTCCTGAAATCCAGGAAAGAAATAAAAAGAATGATAATGAACTGGAGTGGGAAGATAACGAATACTATATGAAACCATATCCGGCATACAAAAAAGGCTACAGACTCTTTACTGCAAGTCATATTCCAGACAAAATTACGGTGTTTGGTGTTAGTCAGTTTACGCAAGATATTTTTAATGCAGATTATTTAAAAAAGATGATTAACAAAACTATTATCACAAGAACGTTTGAAGAAATTACCGGAAAGAAATTATATGAAATCAAACAGGTTACTTGTGGTATGAATGACGAAGAGAAACATCTTTATTCTATTGCATTGGATGAGTTCTATAAAATGGAATATCTTTTCAGCAAAACAGGTAATAGCCGGAAAGATGCAATGTTAAGAATTTTAAATCAGTTGCTTGCACTTTTGAAAATTTGTGGTGCGCCACAAACATTAAGAGAATACGATCAGTCGATTATGCCGGAAAAATTCAAATCAGTTCTTTCTCTTTTGGTAGACTTCCAGGGAGAAAGGGTTGCTATTGGCGTGAGACACATTGAGGTTGTGAGAACTTATGAAGCAGCAATCAGAAAAGCATTTCCAGATAGACCAGTATTTGTCATTACTGGAAACGAAACTACTTTGAAACAAAGAAAGAAAATTGTGCAAGATCTTAAGAAAACGAAAAACGGTATTCTGATTAGTACACAGCAGAGCCTTTCTGCAAGCATGAATATTGATTTTGTAGACAAGTGTATTATTCCGGAGCTGCATTGGAATAATTCAAGTATGAGCCAGTATTATTTTCGATTTATCCGTTATACTTCTACAAGATTTAAACAGGTATATTTCGTTACATATGAAAACAGCATTGAGAGTAATTTGTTGAAAATGGTTCTTGTAAAAGATAAGCTGAATAGATTTATGAAGAATCAGGATGTTTCTGATGATGAAATATATGATATTTTTGGAATTGAAAGTGATATGCTACAAAATCTGATGTATAAAGAAAAAACAGATGACGGATATGTTATTCGTTGGGGAGATCAGAAAGTATCATAGATTGGAGATATTATGAAGAAAAAGAAGCCGGAGGGCTATTATAAAGGGTTACGTAGAAAAGAAAATCTGACTATTGAAGAAGTATACAATGCTGTAAAAGATGTGTTATTCGAGCCAGAAGATAAGAAAGCTATGGTTGTAATTAATGGCGACAAAATAAAAGGGAACAGTCAGAGATTCCAGACATTTTTTACAAAAGGCTTAAAGTGTGCATGTTGTGGCATTGAGGGAAAATATTTCGGAAAAGAAAAGGACTTTAACGCTGCAAGATATCATCTGAATTTGTATGCCTTAGATGAGTCAGGAAATGAAGTTTTAATGACAAAAGATCACATTGTCCCACGTTCAAAAGGTGGGGCAAGTGAACTGTATAATTATCAGACAATGTGTGTAAAATGCAATATAGCAAAAGGGAACAACTAATGGAATATGATAAGGAAAATCAATGGTGGATAGAATATACTAAATTGTCAAGCGGGCAAACTGCAGTTATTATGTTTTCAAAATATCCGAGAGGAAAAACGCTCTACTACTTTGTTACATTCGGAATTGCTGATAAAAAGAAGATGTTGCGGAACTGGCTATTGGAAACAGGTAGCGGAGATTTATGTACAAAATGCACTGGAAAATGTGGAGCAGAAGGATTAATCTGGGCGTATCATAAGTTAGAAGAATTTATACAAGATAGGAAATTGTTTAATAAAAGCGATAAAGTTTTAAAATATAAAGTTGCGGTTTGTGGAGCTGATGCAAGACGACACAGAGTTTACCGCCATTTTTTGAAGCGCATTGGATTTAATGAAGAGTATGACCAGGAATTAGGTTGGATCATTGTGAAAAACTTATAAGATAAAACAAATAAATGTTGTAATATATAACAATGCATGATATACTTTATACAAAGACACAACATAGAATGGAGAGTGAACGTAAATGGGAACACCAGCATATACACCTATATACTCTAAGCGGTTAGCAGGGTATCTTCTTCTAAAAGGATTTATGCTTGAAGATTATCAGAAAAGTCATAAGGACTCAGAAAGAACAATATTCTTCTTCTATGAGTCTGAAGAATTGTTGAGAGCCATGTCAGAATATAACAGATTAAAAAATTACAAAGGAGGCATAGTAAACATATGAGTAAAGTAATCAATCAAAAATATATGTCGTTTGAAGAGGTTGTTATTGAAAGTGAAAATGAAGAGGACTATAAGGAGTCTCTTGATACAATGCGAAAAGCCGGTTTTACAAGAGTAAAAATATACGATAATGAAAGCATGACTATGATCCCGGCAAAGAAAATTCTTAAAAATGGACATATCGTACAGAGATACAAGAGATTTGGCGGATATGAGATTATAGAAAGCAAATTACGCGCAGAATTACCAAAGGGTGTTAAGCCAGCAGATAGAAAGGAAGAAAATAAATAATGAAGGCAATATTACTCCTGTTGATTATTATTGCTGTTTTGCTGGTTGTTATGGATATAGCAGTGATATATGCAACACGTGAAGTAGAGAAAAAAGAAAGGGAATTATTTGAAAATCGAAGGAGCAGAAGTGATGAAAGGGGTTATCTTAAAAACAGATGACGGAATAAAGTTATTTGGATGTTTACAGTGTAGCAACGCAGAAAGGTGTTTTAAGTATTGTAACAATAATAAAAGCGAAAGAAGGAATATGCTACAGGCTTCAAAATTGTCCGCTAGTGCTACGTATTTGGCATTAAGTCCAAAAGCTACAAAAGACTGGTATAAACATAGAGAGAATTTCATTGAAATTGAAATCCCATATAAAAATGAATAGAAGATAAACAAAATAATGATTGACATATAACAAAAAGTATGATAATATATAAAATGTGAGGTGAAACAAATGGCAACAGGAACAAATTTAGGAAGGATTAAGAATAAAAAAATCCAAAAGAACAATACTTCTGGATGCACAGGTGTTTCGTTCCACACTTGCAAAGGTCAATGGTATGCGAGAATAGCTTTTAAGGGGAAAAATTATAATCTTGGCTATTTTGATAATATTCAGGATGCGATTAATGCCAGAAAGCGAGCAGAACAAATGACTTTTGATGAATTTATTGAGCGACATACCAAAAAGAAGATAATAGAAATATAAGGAGGAAGAAATAATGATTACACAGAAATGCCAGATGGAACTTAGGGAGATGGTTTGTGATTTTGGAAAAGGTGATATACACGTTGGTATAAATCCTAGACCTGATGATCCAAATAAAGTTTCAATTGAATTTGCAAATGGAGAACCGCTTGAAATCGGAACACGTGTGTATGGTGAAAATTCACCAACACCATTAATCATGAATTTCGATAATGTCGAAAGCCTGGAAGCTATAAAAGAGATTGCTGAAGCTGCAATTACTACTCTTAAGGTGAAGAAAGAGTACATGACTGAGCCAAAAGAGCCAGAGTTTATAGTTAAAACTGACAGTATACTTGTAACAGAAGCATTCAGGAGATCAAATCCGTCACCACTTAAAGTAATGGAAGATACAGAAAAATATCTGGAAAACGGTGATATTAAAGAGATCGTTGTTTCTGAAAACCTTATTTTAAAAGATGGGTACATAGGGCTGCTGATTGCAAGAAAATACAATAAAAGCACTGTAAAAGTATCTGCACCGGATGGAATTATAATCCTTGTTGGGAACAAAGCAATTAATTTTAAATCAGATAAAATCGCTCTTTTATATGGAGATACGTATGGAAATCAGAAACAACTGGCAATTATTAATTCAGGTAATAGATACATGATCCCGGCAGAAACCCCGGAAAAAGCGGTAGAAATGCTTGAAAAGATAAATAAAGTGTTTACTCCAGATTATACAATCGTTGGAAGAGGTAGAGAAAGTTCCGCACTTGCAGATTCAATGGAAAAGCGTGGAGTGGCATTTAAACATATGTAAGATAGCAAAAATAAAAGATATACACAATAAGGCTTATTATATTTAAAGGATGTTGATTGTTGTTTGATAAACAAGAGAGAGTTCGTTGATATGGTAAGCGATCATACTGGACGTACAAAGAAAGACGTAGAAGAATGGACAACCTTAATTTTTGAGGAAGTCAAAAGAGCTGTAAAATTATACGGTGGATTAAAAATTGTGAATTTTGGCACATTTGATACAAGAGACAGAAAAGGTAGGATGGGGAAAAATCCAAATACACAAGAAGATCTCTATATAAAAGGCAGAAAAGTCTTACACTTTACGCCAGGTAAAGAAATAAGAGAAATAGTTAATTATTAGGAGGTTTTGGCAGTGTTTAAAGTAGGTGATATGGTATATGTTGCTTTCGCTGTTGGTTGGAAATTTGAAACACATTTAACAACGGTAAAAGATGTTGTTGAAAAAGACGGAGAAGTGGAATATATCGTTGAATGCTATTGTGATGCTGCCAGATTTTCTAATGATATGTTTGAGCATTACGACGACAGCCGGAAAGAAAATGAAATCTTTGAAGCAACCAAAGAAGGAAAAGCTAAATGTGATAAATGCGTTTCAGATTATTATTATGATGGACTTTGCAGAGGTTGCGAGTATGAAGATTTTGGTTCTGTATTCCGCTGCGATGATTGTAGCCATTGTAAGGATATGGGACATAAGAACCCAACAGATCCAAGACCTATGAAATGTGTTTTAAACAAAATTGTAGTAGGTGACTTTTACAGAAAATCTCATACACATGAGATATGTAAGTATTTTGATCCAGTGCTTCCACAGATAAAAAGAGAGTTTCAGAGTTGGGAAAAATATAATGAAGTTCTTAAAAACTGTGAGTTCAATAAAGAATGTCCGATGCACAAAAACAGTGTATGGAAAACTTGCACATATGAATACTATATGGATTCTAAGCTTGTTGGATTTCCAATTAAGTTTATGCTTGATGGAAGAGAAGTTACAAGTGTAAAAATCCCACGTAGAAGATGGGTAAATCAGGATTTCTTGAATGGAGACATTCTGGAATGTACAACTGTGAATTTTGCATATGAGAAAGGCAGAAATGGATTACCGAAAAAAGGATGCTTGCCAATATATCAATCATTTGAGGGACTGGCAAAAATAGATATTAAGAAAGGTATTTTAATTGATGGACAGCCTATCAAGACATTATAAAGAAATTGTAAATCGTATAAAAAGTAAAACGCCGGATTTTGACGAGTATAAGTTTCATATTCTGGTAGTTGACGAAAATAATTTCGATGGGATGCCAGTACAGAGTTGCACAATATCAAAAGATAGAAAATGGATTTGCATTCCAAGAGAGTACGAAGATCAGCTTGGTGTAGGGTATATTCCGATATGCTATGAAGTAGTGGAAGAATTTGAGACATTCCTTGGAAATGGTAGTATAAGTTGGAGATGTAGAGTCTTTATTTTAAATAGAAGATATTAAGCAAATATGGGGCTGTAATGGTATCGACGGGGTACAGAACGGACATAATTCGCAGGAGTGGTTGCCTAACAACCAACATTAAAATAAACGCTAAAGAAACAAGACTGGCGGCGTAAGCTGCACTCTATATAGATGATTGTGGGATATAATCTATATAGAGCCGAAATTCCCACAGAAGTTTCCTGTTTTTCTTAAAAATAGGTGGTGGACGAGAAACCAGTATATACCTGGGAAACGGTTAGCTGTCTCATTTTCGCTAGGATGACGTTTAAAAATAAATATCCAAATGAAAGAGTATTGCGTAAAAAGATTGTGTAGTTAGTATGTATTTCGGACACGGGTTCAACTCCCGTCAGCTCCATTTGAAGGAAAAATATGTGTAAAAGATGTGAAGAAATCAAAAAGAAACATGAAAATTATAATTATTGCCCGTATTGCGGAAGTATGATGAAAAAGATTGGCTTCATACCGGATTACGATGTACCGTATAAATCGTTTTTTGCTGAAGAAAGAAATGGCTTTATCGTAGATATGGGTTAAAATAGGAGTATGTGAAAAACTATGAGAAGTATTTCAAGTGTAATAATTAGTTTGACTTGTTGGTATATGCTTACGAATATGAATGCTAAAAAAGTTGGTACGAGAGTATTTTTAGCCATGATGTCATTCGTGATGTTAGCAGTAGCGTTTGTATTATTGATTTTTGGACTTTGACAAAACAAGAATTTTAGGAGGAACAGAACAATGAAGCCTTATGATGTAGGTTTAATTTGTGGGCGATTCCAGACTTATCATATAGGTCATGAATCGCTCATAAATATGGGGACACAACTTTGCGACAGGATCTTAATTCTAATAGGATCATCACAAGAATGCGGGACAGAAAGAAATCCGCTTAATATCAACACCAGAACGAAGATGTTGAAAGAGATATACGGAGATTCGCCGGAAATCATGATTTATGCACTGTCTGATCTGACAGATGAGAATGATATTCGTCCGGAGTGGGGCAAGTATCTTCTGGAGAATGTAGACAGATATATTTACAAAGTTCCAGAGTTGATGATTACCGGAGATGACGAAGAGCGAAACCACTGGTTCGCAAGAGAAGATGTGGTTGATATGTCACAGCTTATTGTGAATCGTGGAAGAATCCCTATTTCTGCCACACAGGTCAGAAAGCTTATGGTTATGGATGATCGCAAAGAGTGGATGAAATGGGTAAATCCGAAGCTGCATAAGATGTATGATGAAATTCGCCGGGAACTAATGACAGTACCTTATTATAGGGAAATGCAAATAGAATTGATGAAAGATAAACAAAATAAATGTAAATAACACTTGAAATTGCCGGAGGAATATGGTAATATAATTACAAGGAAATCAAACAATAGGAGGGTAAAAAATGTACAGTATTTCAAGAAAAGAATTTATTAATCCAGATATGGAAATGGTAGGGAGAATCATTGACAAGCTCAATGAAAAGTTTGATCCTACAGAAACCCACCATCATAGCAATGCAGACTCAGAGATGTTTGAGTTTCATTATAAAACAGATGGAATGAAGCGTGAAGCATGGAGCATTACTTTCATGGGACAGACAATTATCAGTGGTGGCGAATTTGGACTTGATTATTCAGAGTGCCAGGATGAGTCATATTTAACACTGGAAAGCCGCAACGAACAGAAAATCTTTATGTTGGCTGTAAATAATACAATTCAGCATATTGATAAGTTAGTGAATTATGTGGCACTTTCAGATACATCAGATTACAACAAGCAGAAGTGGATTGGAACACTGAAAAAGAGCATTGAATAGAGAAGGGTGGTCATTATGTTTTTGATTACTGTAAGAGCTTACTCCGATTATGATATATCTTATAATATACCAGTTATTGTTGTAGGCAATTATAAAAAATCAAACAAAATCATCAACATATTGAATAGTTTTTCTAAAAACCACAACCAGAATGGAAAAGATAAAAAATTATCAGAAGTGCTAAAAGATAATTTGCTGTACAAAGAATTAAACGATTTGTTAAATCAAAAAATTAATAAACACGGTACAGATATAATTATTAAAAAGCTGACAGATATATGTAAAAACAATGATGTATTTGTATATGATTATATTTTCAATATTCTGGAAGTAGTAGAACTGTAGGATCAGAAAGGAGAGCATTATGATAACATATATCAATGGAACATCCGCATTAAAAGAAGAAAATAAAGAGGTTATCAATTTTACTGTAAAGCATGTTGAGGAACAGCCAAAGAAAAAAGGTAACTACAAAGAGGGCGAAGAACAGAGAGTTTATCCGTTCAAAACCGAAGAAGATCTTCAGAAAATGCACAATTATTTCGTTGAGAAAAAGATGTGGCGTAATGATCTCTTATTTGTTGTTGGCGTAAATGTTGGTCTTAGAGCAGGGGATCTCCTGAAACTTACATGGGGACAGGTTTTCCCGGATAATTATTCAGAAGTTGCAAACGCAATCAGAATAAAAGAAGAAAAAACTGGCAAGTGGCGTACATTCTATCTGAATGAGTCTTGCAAAAAAGCTATTCTTAAATACTTTAAACAGTATATAAGAAACGGGGAAATACCTGGAAGGGATGAATACATTTTCAAAAGTAGAAAAGGAAATGGACACCTTGAGGTTCGTCCGGCTGGTAATATTTTAAAAAAAGCAGCGAAGGAAGTAGGAATTACTTTTAACGTAGGAACGCATTCATTGAGAAAGACATTTGGCTATTGGCAGCTAAAGGCACATCAGGATGATGCAATGTTTTTGTGTCACCTTCAAGAAATGTTTAATCATGCAACTCCAAAAGTTACATTGAGATATTGTGGTCTTGAAGATGAAAACATGGAACAGTATTATAATGATGTGAACATTTTATGACTTGGAGTGTAGACTATTGAAAAGTACAATGGCAATAGTAAAAGCAAAAGACGATATAAAAGTTCTTATGGAAGATGGCAGATTTAGCAATTTCATCAAGGGGCATACATATAGATGCATGTTTAAGGGCGAAGATGTGTATATAATTGATGAAGATAAATATGGATTCCAGACAGATTTGGATATATTTCATGAGAATTTTCAGGTTATAAGCAATGAAACTAAATAAGGAATATTATCTTCATTCGGTGTCTGTATTAGAAAACATAATTCTAAGAAAGACACCTGAAAAACAAATGAAGTTAATAGAAATAAATAATGGGTAAAGATATGAAAGTAACAAGTTGTTTTGAAGTTTTCAGGAGTGGATTTACTTAGCTGTATTACTACAAAAGGATAAGTACAGGAGAATAAGATGAATTATAGTAAGCGTGCAACGAGAAAAGTGTGTGCAGTAATTTCAGTTATAATTGTTGTGCTTCTTGTATTTACAGCCATATCTGCTGCCAGTGTAGATACAGACAGCGATATATATGTAAAGTTCCAGGATCGTATGTCGATGGACTGGGATTATGATGATTCGATTTATCTGAGAAAAGCAGTAATGCTTAAAGGTCAAAGCAAATCATTATACGAAAAAGCTGACATTATAGTTGTCACACTAAACAGGGTATTAAGCACAAAATATCCAAAAGATATTAAATCTGTAGTTGAACAAATTGCAGAGGAAGAAGAAACGAGTCTGGACGACATTGATCCAGACTCCGATTCTGCAGAAGCATTAAGAATTGTAAAGCATGAAAGATATGATAATACGAAAGGGCGATTAGAATATGAATAACAATGAGAAATTCAATGGAAATAGAAGCCACCAGAGAAGAAATAGAAACGGGCATTACAGAAAAAGACCTGTGAAAGCAACTCAGGCTGCGACAGTTAATCCGGAAAACAAAGATTCCGAAAATATGAAAAAGTTTGTCGAGATTTTGACAAATGAATTTTTTGTCCTTATGGAAAAAGCTCAGGCTTGTACTTAGATTGTGTCATAAGAAATTCTTGATGAGATTCCGAAATTTCATCAGGCTATAGGAGCTATTGGAACACTTGGTTTTGTATTTGAAGAAATTGACAAGTTATTCCCACTTTCAGAATATCTGCCAGAGGAAAAGGCTGATGAAATCAAAGAGATTATTTTTTCTGCTGACAGTGATAACGACGAAGAGGAAAGATGTTATGACGAAATCAATTGACAATGAACGCTGGCTTTCCGATGGAAATTGTAAACTCTGCCGGAGATCAAAATATTGTAGTAAAGCGTGTAAAGCCAATAAAGAGGCAACACAGAGAGATATTTACAGTGCAGTAAATAAAGCCATAGGCGGAATTTTCGCACATATGCTTGAAAAACAGGCAAGTTTATTCAGGTAAGAAAGGTATAACATGAGTGGGAATATTGTAATTGACTGGGCTGATAGCATATTGGAAATTGCAAGATCATCATGCGGATCAGGAACTTCAAGTGACAAGGATAAAGCTTTTATGGAAATCATTGGAATATGTGACGCAATATTCAAGTCACTTGGATATGCCTGTAAATACGTGTTTATAAAGTACAAGCGATTTTTTGATAAGCTGGCAGGAAAAGATACAACAGTTATAGACTGGGTGCTTTCAGTTGTTGACCTTGCTGCGTCCGGAATAAAATATGAATATTCAGGGAAAGACGAAAATTTAAGATGCATCATTGGCGTATGTAAGACAATTGAAATAACACTTGGATATGTTTATACGAATGACAGTGATGCTGAAAGTAAAAGAAAGCAGCTTGTTGATTTTGCGAAATATGTACAGGAGAAAGAAATAAAATGATGCGAGTAGGAACTCCACATTATAATTTTGATTCCACAAATGCACAAGAACCATTTACATATATGGCGCGAATAATCGGCACAAATGAGATTGCTGTTGGTTATGTTGTGGTAGCAAAGGCAGCATATTGTCCAAAAAAATACTTGGAAATATTACATAGAGTATAATGATTATAGATCGTATGGTTGTGGTGTTGAGTCAGCATATTTGGGACTCAAAAGAGTTGCAATTGATCCAGATACTATCGTTCCTTACAACCAATTAGCAAGGATAAAAGTGGATCAGGAACATGGTTATGATATTTTGCTTGAAGGAAATGATTTGCCGGGATTAAGAACTAACTTAAAAATCGCATACAATGAAAAAATCCCAGAAGGCTTATATGCGCCAATTAGCGAAGAGTATGCTGCAAGATATGAAAAATATGGAGCATGTTCTGAAGTTACACCAGAGAAAGGCGTTATAGAAGATGTTATTGAAAACAGTAAAATTCTCGAAAGAGTAAAACTTCTCGAAGCAATAAAGAAATTCTGGGATGAACATAAGAAAGACTATAAAACAGTTTTTGTTTTGGTTGGTGGGGGATATTGCAAAGAAGATTGTGAAACCATAGAAGAACGTGCTCCTGGAATATTCACGCATTCGTTGACCAGTATGTATTTCGAAGATATGGATGCTTGTATAGAGGACTTTGTGAAATGTGTAGATCCGGAAGATGTTGGAGCTTTTGATTGTGGTACAAGGAGGAAAGAACAGGATGTTTCCAATTAATAATATATTATTTTGCCCGCTTTGTAAGAAACATAGTGAAAGATGGATTAGTTCTGGATGTGCTTTTCAGATTAAAGGACACGAAAATTACACGTATTATAAAGAGTCTTGTACAAAGTGCCAGAAACGTTTCTATTTGCCTTGTGGCAGTAATGGTATTATCGAAATGCGTATGAATGGTGTCCTTATTGAAGATGCAATAGAAGCCAAATGTAACGAGATAAAAATAAGACGCGGCGGGTTATTTACACCTAGGGATAGAGACAGAATTGAGAAACAATGCAAGGAAATATACGAAATGAATGAAAATGATTTAGTTATTTCGGAAGATCTTGTAAAGAAAGAAGATTTGAAAGTTGTCTCTGCTTGGATGTCGTGACATAAAAATACATAGCAAAAAAGGATGATATGAATGAGATTTTTACTTTGGAAAATTCAATTGGATGAACGTAGATATGCAAAATTCCAATGGTTATTATTCAAACTGTTTGGGAAAAGACCTAAAGCCCCTTGTGGTCACACTAAGAATGCAGTTGGGTATTATTGCCACTTACCTATGAATGTAAAATATTGTGATATTATCAATGACGGGGAAAGACATGAAGTGGTGTGTAAATGTTGTGGCGAAATACGGATGTTATCTAATTCTTATATTGATTCAAACGATGAAGATTCGTGGTTATCATTCTAGGAGGCTGCAATATGAGAAAACCAAAAGTCGAGAATAAATATAACTTGAAACCTTCAGACATAAATAAACTGATTGTAAATGATCGCTCCAAAATCAAAGAGCCGTTGTTCTGGCGAAATGATGTGATAAATGCTTGGTGTATTTCAAAAAGCATTGGAACGGATGCAGATAGAAAGTATTGTACTGACAATTCTGTATGGATTGGAATTTATGATAAGCCGTATTATTGCCACGAAGTTCATTGCTATTGTACTTGTTGGGGCGGTATGGGTAAATACAATTTTAAAAAGTTTTTCGATTATCAAGAAATTGAAACAGAAAAAGATTTGGAAACTCAGGAAGAGTTATTGAAAATAGTAAACAAATTGTTAGACATGAAAGTTCTAACATTTGATAAATAAAAGAGAAAAGGAGAATCAAAAATATGAAAACATTAAGAGTAACTTGGAAAGGTATTAGCCCGTTAATTATGCATAGCTGTCAGTGTGTTAATCCGCTGCATCCTATTGCAAAGGAATTGAAAAAGTATACGTCAAAGAAAAATAAGACAGATGAAGATCTCAATACTATTTCTGATTTAGAGTGGGAAGCGGGAGCATACTGGAAAGATGGATTAGGACTGTATATTCCGGCAGAAAACGTAGAAGCAACTATTACCAATGGTGCAAAAGCCAATAAAAAGGGAAAAGACGTGCAGAAGTATGTCGATGTAGTTGACCTTTATATCCCGCTGGATTACGGCGAAAACCTTTCAAAAGATGAACTGATCCAGAACTACGAATACCGCGATACACGTATTATGACAGTTATGCGTTCAAAAGTCCTGAGAACAAGACCACGTTTTGACCAGTGGAAAATTGAGTTTGAGCTTCGATATAATGAAGAAAAAATTGATATTGAAACAATTATTAATGCTATCGAGTATGCCGGAATGTATGTTGGACTTTGTGACAGCAGACCTAAATACGGAAAATTCGTTGCAACAGTAGAGGAAGTTGACTAAATCATACAAAATATAAGGCAAGATAAGTCTGGATAAGCTGTGTTTCGCTATGTTGAGATTTGTTAGGCATTTTGAGATGCGGTCAGCTAGAGCGTGTCTGAAAAATAAAAATTGCACAAAACGCATGTTTTATTTCCCTTTTTCATGATAAAATAAAGAAAAAGGGGTGTTCACTATGTTGAGACGATATGAGTTGACTGATGAAGAATGGCTTCGCATTGAACCTTTATTACCTCCTGAAAATACTGGAAAACAAGGACGTCCAAGGAAAGACAATCGTATCATTATGAATGGAATTGTATGGCTTGCACGTAGTGGGGCACCTTGGCGCGATCTTCCTGAACGTTATGGTTCATGGAAAACTGTCTATAGCCGATTCCGAAAATGGATCGATGATGGTATCCTTGATAATATTTTCCGTATTTTAAGTCTTGAAGCAGAATTGGAAGAATTATCCATTGATGCTTCTATTATCCAGGCGCACCAGCATAGTGCCGGTGCAAAAAAAGGGGGCCTTCAAATGAAATCGGGCATAGCCGTGGAGGAGCCAGCACCAAAATCCATGCGGCAGTAGATGCCTATGGATATCCAGTTTATTTAATGATCAGTGAGGGACAGCGTAATGATATCAATTATGCAATCCCTTTGCTCGATCAAATTGAAATAAACGGAAGCAATGTGTTAGCTGACCGAGGATACGACAGTAATAAATTACTTGATTATGTGTACGCCCGCGGTGGAGAGCCAACCATTCCATCCCGAAAGGGAGCTAAATTTGAACGTCATTGTGATTGGTGGTTATACAAAGAACGCCATTTAGTAGAAAAGTATTTTCTGAAATTAAAAGCATTCCGACGAATCGCTACACGTTATGACAAATTAGCTGCAACCTACTTGGGATTTATTTGTATCGCCTCAATATTAATTTGGTTAAAATAAACAATTTAAAATGTTTTTCAGACACGCTCTAGGATGAGTCAAGTTGAGCTGAGTTTTGTTAAGCAATATGTGTCGAGTCACTTTGCGTTGAGGTGAGTTATGCCAGGTCAGGCATTTTAAAATTAGGTTTGTTATGCTGAGTTAGGCTGAGTTAAGCTGTGTTAGGCATTTTAAGTCGAGTAGAGTTGTGGTGAGTCGTGTTGTGTTTTCTTTTGTTGAGTGTTTCAAGACGGGATGTGGCAGGCTACGATGAGTTTTGGTTTGTTCTGCTGGGTTATGCTGAGTTAGGCATTTTAAGTCGCGGTAAGCTGGGCTCTGTTTAGTTTGGTTGGGCATTATTGGATATGATCTGTCATGCTAGGCTGATTTGAGCTTTGTTATGTTGAGAAATTTATGATATGGCTAGGCGGGATTAGATTGGTTAGGTTGTGCTATGTTGTGTTGAGTGTTATATGTTGAGTTATGCAGCGATAAGGTGAGATCTGCTAGGTTGCGTTTAGTATTATAAACTGAGATTATTTATGCTAAAATATATATTAAGGAGTGTACAAAATGAACGAAGTAATTGAGAACAAGAAAAAATGTGAAATTTTAGCAGAAAGGATTAATTCATTATCCTATGGAGATATTATTTCACACAAACAGATAGCAACGTTAATCAAAGAGGAATATCCAAGTGCAAGATATTTCTCAACAATTCAGAAAACAAAGAAAATTCTTCTGAAAAAGTTTAATAAAATAATCGAAAATATCAGTGGAGACGGATATAGAGTTGTTGAGCCAGACGATTTCGTTGAAAAATCTTTGAAATGTTATAAACGCGGATTTAATTCAATGAAAAAGGGTAGCGATATTTTGGTAAATTCTCCGACAAAAGATATGACACAAGAGGGAAGAGAAGCACATCGGAGAGTAACTGATAGAGTGATTGTGTTGAATGCTTCTATTATGGGTGCAAGAGTAGAATTAAAAGAGTTGAGCAAAAAATCGCATCCTATGGATGTCGCTAGAATCGGTAGAAGATAAAATAAATAAAAAGTGAGAAAAGCTTATGGAGAAAATATTGATAGATATTTCCGAGTATCAACAAAAGGTTTTGGACTGTATTAGTTCAGAAGAAATTAATAAATTTTTCGACTCAACAATATTTGCTGGCATACCCGAAAGTAGTATGTGTAAACAAGCTATGATTCATGGAATGATTATTGCGAGCATGATGACAAGTCAGTGCGATCATGTCATTGTTGAGGAAAGACCTATTGGACATTGGAATTTATTGGATGAATGTTCAGACGAAGGTGTGTATTGCTCTGTATGCAGTAAAAAGGTTTACAAGAGATATTATGCAAATCAAAAAGTGAAATCAAGATTTTGCCCGAATTGTGGGGCAATAATGAGGTGTTAATAACGAATGTATGAAACAAGTCTTTATACCAATAAAAAGGTTGATAAATATAGACATGTGAATTTATGTGATAAAAAATTTACATATATGGTTAGGGCGTATATACCAATTAGTATGATGTGTGAGCAAAGGTTAAAAGATAGTTTGCAGAATTTACAGTATAATGTATCGAAATATGCTGAAAAAATCGAGCAAATAGAAAAATGTAAAAATAGATTGAAAAAATTAACTTTTGACATAGACAAAGATAAAGAACGTAAATTGCTAGATTGTTATAAAAAGGAACTACTCGAAATAGAGGTAGAAATGAATAAAGGGATAAGTCCGTACTCTTGGGATATGATAAGAAATCCAAATCCAGATATAAAAAGGGCATGGAATGCTTATCTCGTAGAAAATGGCGAATTGATTTTATAGGAAATGAATAATACAACTGTAAAAATGAATGGAGAGAATATGGGTAAACAGGAATTGGTTAGAAGTGAAATGATAAATGCCATGAAAGAAAAAGACAAAGAGAAAAAAGATACATTGGCTTTACTCCTATCAGCTTTAAAGAATGCGGAAATTGATAAAATGCGAGTTTTATCACCAGAAGAAGAGGATGCAGTAGTACAGAAAGAGATCAAACAGACAAAAGAAACATTGGAAATGACACCGGATGACAGGATTGATATTATTCAGCAGTGCAATAACCGCCTGGCAGTTCTGCAGCAATTCGCGCCGCAGATGATGAATGAAGCAGAAATTGAAAAGGTTATTTCTGATGTACTGAAGGATCTGGAATTAGATAGTCCAACCAAAAAAGAAAAAGGAAAGATCATGAAAGTTCTCATGCCACAGGTTAAGGGTAAAGCAGATGGAAAACTGGTAAATCAAATCTTAGAGAGGAGGTTGGCGTAATTGTGAGTATTGGTTTATTTGTAGGTGTAATTTTAATGTCACTTATTATTCTTGACGGGATTGGATATGCCATAGCAAATCATGTAAAACCGTTACAAAAGATTTATTGCAAGAGAGGCTGGCATTGTCACATGAAAGATTATGAAACAACTGGTTTTGATGGAGCGTCATTGCATTGCAGATGTAAATGGTGCGGATATGAAGGACTGGTAGACAGTCAAGGAAATTTATTTTAGAAAGGCGAATTAAATAAACATGAAACGAATGGTAAAAATATTTTCTGCTGAATCCGGAAAACATGTGAACACATTTATGTTATGTGGAAGTGGCAGTGGACATTTTGATGGACATGATATATACCAGTGGGTTTCATATCCATACGGAACTATTTATCCGGAAGTTTTTAAAGATGCAGATGAAGCACTTGCTTTTCTTGATAACAAAAAGGGAATTACTTATGAAGTAATGGGTGGATGCCAGTTGACTCTCATAAAAGAGAATGGTGATTATACAACAGCTTCGCCACTGGTAAGAACACCAATAAAAAGTAGAGGTAAATAAATGAGAAAGAAAATTATTAACAAAGTTGCTTGTTTTGCAGCTATTATATTCATTCTATGTACTACATGTACGGCATGTGGAAAAACATATCAAGAAGTAACTGGGCAAAAGGATAATACAGAGTATAGCCTTTGTGGAAACTATTTTACACTTATAACAGAGTGGGATGATTCAGGAGCAATTTATAGGATTGTGTATGCGAAAGATACCAAAGTGAAATATTTTATCGCCAAATCTGGTTATAAATTTGGTATAACACCATTATATAATGCTGATGGTACAGTACAAGTTTATGGAGAGTAGAAAAACTATGGGACGGAAATTCAAAATTGATAATGATGCCTATGGTGAAGGTATCAAAATGTATAATAAAGCCACGATAGAACTTGTTCCTGGTGTTACGGTTTTGGTTGGTTGCAATGGTGCTGGTAAGTCAACACTATTGAAACAGTTATACGGAATTGTACAAAAAGAAAATATCCCGTGTGTAATGTTTGACAATCTAAAGAATGATGGCAGCAATGCAAGAAGCAAAGCCGAATTTTACGGAGATATTACATTTCTTGCAACGAGTATGTGTTCCAGTGAGGGAGAGAACATAGCATTAAATATGGGGAACTTTGCGAAAATGATTGGATCAATGTTCCGAAATAATCCGAATGACAACGAATATTGGATTTTTGCTGATGCAGTAGACAGTGGGTTTAGTATTGACAATGTTGTTGAATTGAAAGATGAACTTTTTAAATTGATTCTGGATATTCATAAGGATAAGGAAGTATACATTGTAATTACAGCAAATGCATATGAAATGGCAAGAGGGGAACAGTGCTTCGACGTAATAAATGGAAAATATGTGTCCATAAAAAGCTATGAGAAATATCGCAGCGTTATTTTAAAATCAAGAGACAAAAAAGATGCAAGATATAAAAAATAATCAATAAGATAAAAGAAATAATAGTTGACATATAAAAGAAACAGTGATATTATATAGAAGGTGGTAAAAATAGTAATTTGTTTAATAATTGTATTTGGTTTTATATATGGGAGAGATTATTTTAGATTTTTTGAACCGTTTGGAAGTTCAGAAAATTATTTTCAATCAGGAACATATATATTATCAATAAAGTGGTGGAATGTAAAATTCAACTGGTATGTTATTTATGATAGATGGCATATTGATATTTCGTGTACATTTCCTATAAAAGAACACATACTTAGAGAGTGTGTCGTTGTTATTTCCAGTACAGGTATAAAAACCTGTACTGTTGATATAGATAAAGATGAACAAAATAAAAGAAAGGAAACAAGATGAAAACAGGACTAACAAGTAGACAGGTGGTTGAAAACCGAGAAAAATTTGGGACAAACAAGCTACCAGAGAAAAAAATGAAAACTGGACTGCAGTTCTTCATGGAAACATTTAAGGATCACATAAACCAGATCCTTTTAGCCATGATGATTGTGTTCACAGTTATTGCAGTGTTTGGACAGGGTTCTTATTCAGAACCGATTGGCGTTGCAGTAGTATTACTTGCTATTGCGCTTATTGGAATGAGCACAGGCTTAAAAAGCCAGAAAAGCGAGAAAGAATTAAGGGATAGGACATCGGTTCATTATTGCAATGTGGTTAGGGATGGAAAGATAGAACATATTAACACTGATGATCTTGTTGTTGGAGATTTGGTTATTGTTCAGTCAGGAGAGGCTATTTATGCAGACGGTTATCTTGTTGAAGGAAATTTAAAAGTAGATAACTCTGTTTTAAATGGAGAATCTGAACCATGTAAAAAAAGTGCTTGGAACAAAGAAAATCCACCTATCGAAATCGGTGGAAAAAGAAAAGCAAATTCAGACGACTATGTAAATTATTATGCATTATTCTCCGGAACAACAGTGGTTGACGGTGAAGGGAAAATGATTATAACCAATGTTGGAGTCAATACAGTAAACGGGCAAACAATCTCAACTATTGATGAAATCGAAGAAACAAAAACATCGTTAGAAATCCAGTTAGAGGATCTTGCTAAACAGATTAGCAAATTCGGGTATATTGGAGCTTCAATTATTGTAGTAGCGTTAATCATCACAAATATTATTCAATATGGTGGCGTTGCAGAATATTTTGAGATTGGATGGATTGGAGTTCTAAAGAATATTCTTACTATTGCAGTAACCGCACTTACTATTATTGTTGCAGCAGTGCCGGAAGGTTTACCACTTATCATTAATCTTATAACAGCGCAGAATGCGAAGGTTATGATTAAGCATAATGTTCTGGCAAAACATACGAATAAAATTCCAGAAGCGGGAAATATTCAGTTACTTTGTACAGATAAGACGGGAACACTTACGGTCGGAAAACTTGTTCCAGTTGAAAATGTAATGGGTAACGGAGAAAAAGTTACAAGTGGAACAATGGTGGATAGCTTATTCAAGTTGAATGTAGCATTAAATAGCAGTGCTATGTATGATGAGAATAAAAACATTGTAGGTGGAAATGCAACAGAAAGAGCATTACTTACTATGATTGATAGTGATGAATATAAAACAATCACTGATTCTGTAAAGGTAACGAATGCAAAGAGCTTCAACAGTGCAAATAAATTCAGTGCAGTTGAAACTGATGGAAAAGACGGAAAGATTACATACTATAAAGGCGCGCCAGAGCGTTTGATTGATGTAGCTGTTTTATATGAAGATGAAAATGGCACACATACAGTTGAAAGAAATAAATTAAAAGATATTGTAAAATCATACACGGTAAAAGCAATGCGAGTAATTGCAACAGGTTATAGTAGATCAGCATTGCCGGAAAATGGTTTACCTGATGATCTTATCATTACTTCATTGGTTGCTATTCGTGATGATGTACGTCCAGAAGTACCAGAAGCAGTTGAAAGAATGCATGATGCAGGTGTTCAGGTTATGATGGTAACTGGTGATGTCATTGACACAGCAAAAGCTATTGCGAAAGATGCCGGGCTTATCAAAGATGACACAGATATTGCGATGTCAGCTATTGATTTTGATGCATTATCCGACGAAGAAGCAAAAGAAAAATTGCCACATATCAAGGTTATCGCAAGAGCTACGCCTAATACAAAGCTGAGAATTGTGCGACTGGCACAGGAACTTGGACTTTGTGTTGGTATGACTGGTGATGGCACAAACGATGCACCAGCTTTAAAAGCTGCGGACGTTGGCTTTTCAATGGGATCTGGAACAGATGTATGCAAAGAAGCCGGGGACATTATTATTACAGATGATAATTTTGTATCAATTACGGATGCAGTTCTTCTTGGAAGAACATTCATGCACAATGTTATGAAGTTCCTGAAATTCCAGTTACCTATCAATGTAGGTCTGGTAATTCTCAGTGTTTTATATCCGATTATTATGGCTGTAGAAGCAGTTGCAGCAGTGCAGATTCTTGTAATTAACATCGTGATGGACTCTCTTAATTCTCTTTCCTTTGGTGGAGAACCAGCAAAAGAAGAGTATATGAAAGAAAAGCCGATTCCAAAGGGATCAAAACTTCTTTCGAGAGAGACTGTCGGACAAATTTTAGTATCAGTTGTAGCATTTGTTGGAATCTTTGGTATTACAATATTACCACCAATTCAGAATATTTTAGGAAATAACGAAGCTGTGTATGCAACTGTAAGATTCGCCTTACTTGTTATGATGGCGACATTTAATGGATTTAATATTAGAACAGACGGATTTAACCTGTTTAAAGGTATCGGCAAAAATAAACTTTTTATTAAAATTGCGGTTGCGATTTTTGCCTTAACATTTATTTTGGCACAATTTGGTGGAGAGATTATGGGATGTACAGCATTAACAGCCGCACAGTGGGGTGTGACAATTGGTCTAGCATTCTTAATCATTCCAATTGATTTAGCAAGAAAAGCAGTTATTAAAATGAAAAGAAAGTAGAAAAATATGATTAGCAGAGATAGAGAGTATAGAATAATTGAAAGAATATCATTTATATGTTTTGTAATAGGACTGATCCTTGTATGCACAACTCAATTTATATCATTTATCTTTGTTTCGATTATAATGATACCTATTTTTATTAAGATATTATGCAAAAAGTCGGGAGTGGAAACAACCATTCCCGACAAATGAAAGGAACAAAAAATGGGATTTTTAGATAAAGCATTCGGAAAAAGCGGTAATCCAGTCAATGAAGATAAACGCCAAGTTATTGATATAAATGAGTCAAAAGAAAAATTAAATAATGTTTTAGTCAATTTATCAAAGAAAAGTAAAGTCGATTTAACAAAACATGCTGCAAGAGTTGCACTTGCTATGGATTATTCTTTATCAATGGACAATTTATTTTCTAATGGATCAGTACAAAAAACAATTTCTAGGTTACTTCCTATAGCGTTAAAATTTGACGACAATGGAGAACTTGAAAGCTGGTTATTCTCTAATGGAACAGAGCGTTTAAATGCTGTAAGCGAAGATAATTACAAAGATTATGTTAATAAGATTATGAAAAAAGCTCATATGAATATGGGCGGGACAAATTACGCACCAGTGTTAAAAGAAATGGTTACATATTATAAAGATATTGAACCAAGTGAGATTCCGGCATTTATTATATTTATTACTGACGGTGGTAATAGTGATACCTCATTAACAAATACAGTTATCAGAGAATTATCAGAATATAACATTTTCGTACAGTTCATTGGTATTGGTCATGAAAATTTTGCATACCTGAAGTCCCTTGATGATATGAAGGGAAGAAAGCATGATAATACAGGTTTTATTGCCGTAGAAGATATGAACAAAATGACAGATGAACAGTTATATACGGAGATTCTTCGCCAGTATAAAGATTGGCTGAATAATAAATAGTAAAATAAAAAAGGAGAAAACATTATGGTAAATTTAGTAAAAGGACAGAAAGTAGATCTTACAAAAGGAAATGAAGGATTAAAGCAAATTATTGTCGGTCTTGGATGGGATGCAAATAAGTATGATGGTGACGATTTTGACCTGGATGCATCAGCATTTCTTCTTGGTGCAAATGGAAAAGTAAAGAGCGATAAAGACTTTATATACTTTAACAATAAAAAGCATCCAAGTGGCGCAGTTCAGCATATGGGAGATAATCTCACTGGTTCAGGCAATGGAGATGATGAGCAGATTATCGTTGATCTGACAAAAATTCCTGATGATATTGAAAAAGTTGCATTTACTGTAACTATCTATATGGCAGAAGAAAGATTACAGAACTTCGGTATGGTTTCAAACTCTCATATTAGAATGGTGAATAAAGAAACAAATGAAGAAATGATTCGTTATGACCTTGGAGAAGATTATTCGACAGAGACAGCAATGGTTCTTGGCGAACTGTACCGCCACAATGGAGAATGGAAGTTCAATGCAATCGGACAGGGATATTCTGGCGGTTTACAGGCACTTTGCAATAGCTTCGGGGTTTAAGTAGGAGGAAATAAAGAATGGCAGTAAGTTTAACAAAAGGACAAAAAGTAAATCTTTCAAAAGCAGTAGAGAAACTGGCAAATGTAACTGTAGGACTTGGATGGGATATGGCACAGAATGGAAACAGTATTGATTGTGATTCTTCTGTGTTCGTACTTCGTGAATCCACAAAACAAATCTCAAAGAAAATAACATCTGGGCTGTTCGGGCTTTTCTCAAAAACAAAAACAGAAGAAGTTGTAGAATGTGGTCTGACAAGATCTGATGATATTGTTTATTATGGAAACCTTACACATGACAGTGGTTGCATTAAGCACAGAGGCGACAACCTTGTTGGTGGAACAGGTAAAAGGAATGATGATGAACAGATTGCAATTGATCTGAAGAAAATGCCAGAAGATATTAAAAAGTTAGTTGTAGCCGTGAATATTTATAACTGCAGGGTAAGAGGGCAGCATTTCGGAATGATTAAAAACTGTTATACAAGAATCGTAGATGATGCAACCAAAGAAGAAATCTGTCGCTACAATCTTACAGATGATTATAACAGATGTACAGCACTTATTGTTGGTGAATTATATCGTGATGAAAACAACGAGTGGCAGTTTAAAGCCATCGGAGAAGGAACACATGATAGCAGTATTCCAGATATGGCAAAAAGATATAAATAAGGAAGGAGATAAAGTAACATGTCAGTAAGTCTTAAAAAGGGAGAAAGAGTTGCATTATCAAAAGATAGTATTGTAGACGGAATCTCTGTATGTCTTGGTTGGGACACAGCAAAATACGATGATGATGGAGATTTTGATTTAGATGCATCCGCTTTTGTTGTTACCAAAACAGGGATGACAAGATGCGATGAAGATTTTATATTCTACAATAACCTTGAACATCCGAGCGGTGGTGTTATACATAGTGGTGACAATCTTACCGGATCTGGCGATGGAGATGATGAGGTTATTAAGGTCATTCTTGAAAAACTTCCAAAATATGCAGAAAGAATTGTATTTTGTGCAACTATCTTTGAAGCAGAACGCCGTATGCAGAATTTTGGAATGGTTGATAACTCATACATTCGCGTTATTAATAACAAGAATGGAAAAGAAATTGCAAGATATGATCTTAAAGAAAAATTCGGAAATTCTACTGCTATTATTGCCGGAGAAATTTATCGTGATGGAAATGATTGGAAATTCCACGCAATCGGTGAGGGTGTTGTAAGAGGGCTTGAAGAACTCTGTGAAAAATTTGGAATTGAGGTAGCGTAAAATGACAGTAGGTACAAGTAACGTAGTAATTTTTTGCATTTGTCTTTTGGTTGTTGTTGCAGTAGTGGCACTAATCGTTAATAAAACATTCTTTAAGCAGCTTGTAATCAAGTTTAGAGGAAGAACCGAAGAAGTAGTGAGACAGGACGCTTCTACACCAGATGGTGCAAGAGATTATTTCAACAATGCGATTAGAGAAAAAGAAACTTTATACAGCAATGCAGAACGGTCATATACAGAAATTGCCGGGAAGCTGGATGAAGCAGAGAAAGAGCAGTACGACTTAAAGAAAGAGTTAATGAAGATTGACAAATACATTAACAGTTGCTTTGACTCTGGTGATGAAGAGAATGCCAGGCAGTATGCAATGAAAAAAGTTACCGTTCAGGGAAAAATCAATACATTAAAGGAAACTATCGAAGAGTACAAAAAAGCAAAAGAACAGCAGGAAGAAATCCGCAATGCAATTAAGCAGGAGCTTGATGAACTCAAAGAAGAAAAAGAAAGAACAGTTTACCAGATGGAAGCAGATCAGCAGATTATTTCTTTACATGAGGGAATGAATGCAAGTGCAAGTTCAAGTGAAAGTGATCGTATGCTTGAAAGAGTAAGAGAGGGTGCGCAGAGAACCAGAGAACGTGCTGCAGGTGCTCAAATTGCATATGATACCAGTTCTGAAGCTATGAACCGTAGAATGGAAGCGCAAGAAAGAAATCGCGAAGCTGATGATATTCTGGCAGAAATGAGACGTAGACGAGGTAACAAATAATGATTGTTATAAATATCGGAGCATTTGTCGTTTGTATCGCAACAGCTTTTGTTGTTGGTTTCGGTATTGCAAAAGCTAAAAAACATAAAAGATAAAGTATGTTTGGTGGAACAGGATTTATTCTGTTCCGCCATTACTATAAGAGGAATAATTGTATATGAAACCATTAGTGATTGAGGCAAAAGAAATACCCTATAAAGGTGAATACGTTTTGTACATGGGAATACATGATCTTCCTATTGATGAAAAAATTATATACCAAAGTGCTGAATTTTTCATATGTGGGAGAGAATATGATAATACAAAAGAGTATTGTTGTTGTAATAAGTTAGAAATATTTACAGAATCATTGAAAGATAATGAAGTTCCAGAAGATGTGTATTCTAAATGGAAAGTGTATTATTTAAAAATGGATAAAAATGAACTTATAGAAAATTACAAAAATACACATGTACATGTATTTGTTAGAGTATTTAATGGGAATAAAAAGTGGGATTATGAGAAAAGAAATTTTTAATAAAGAATTGATAGAAAAATATCGTGATGAAAATGGTTGGATTTCTGCAATTTATAAGCCAGAAGAATTTTTTAATGATAGTGAAAAGAAACGAAGAGAAGTGACGGTCATGGTGTCATTGAAAAACAACCGTGTTACTGTCGTGAAGCGAATGTATTGGGAATATAGTAATTCGTGGAATTATAGCAGAAATCTTGGAGCTTCTGTTACAGCCTGGCAACCACTTCCAGAATTATATAAGAAGGTAATATGATGAAAAGACTCAATCCGAACATGGATGGCAAAGATCATATCAATGTGTACAGTGGGAGTCAAACAGAGCTTGGACGCATGTTGAGCAATTTCTACAGGCAAGAGATAGAGACAAAAGACGGAAAGTTTATGTCCGTAGAAGCGTATTGGTTTTGGCTTGGCATTTCAGATGAATGTCCGGCAAAAGATGAACTAAGAGAGCTATCTGGATATGATGCGAAGAAATGTGGCACTCAGTTGCGATTGTATTATCCTATTGAGAATCCAGTAGAAGATTTCGAGGATCGTATCATTAGAGCCATTTGGTATAAAGTAAAGCGGCATGTTGACTTGTTTTTGCCAGAGTATAAGGATCTGCCACTTAAGCATTATTACGTGTATAGTGGTGGAACTGTGCGAGATGTTTACGGTAAATACTGGTGGATGATGGAAGCTGAAGAAAAGATGAAAAAGTATATCTATAAAGAATTGGAGAAAAGGAATGGATAATACAGAAAATATTGAAGAGATCAAGAAACTGTTCAAGGAACGTGGTATGGCTTATAAAGGAGATCTTATTGAGTCATTATCGGAAGAAGCGTTTAAGGCTGGATGTATTAAATTTTACATTCCACCGGAAGATGTTGATGGATGTGGAGAAAGTATCTGGGGATGGGTAACACCAGAAGAGAAAGAAAAATATAATGACGATGGTTTCTATGGTGAGATAAAAGCAATTCTTACTAATCAGCCACTTAATTATTGTGGTGTTTTAGCTTGGGGTTGTGAGGTTGTGCTTAAATGTAATGGTGCAGATCGCCCGGATCTCTCCAATGACTTTATCAGAAATATTTTGCAGCCGATTATTGACAAAGAACGGAGTGAAGAAAATGAGTGAAAAGAACATGAACTGGGAATTTCTGGCAAATAAGGATTATGCCTTTCTGACAGAGAATCCGGCATTAGGTGATAATGTTATTCTTCTTACATATGGTGGCAGTCATGCTTACGGTACGAATATCGCCACGTCAGACACAGATATTCGAGGAATCACTTTTAATCCTATCGAGAGTTTACTTGGAAACACTGAGTTTGAGCAGTTCGAGGATCGTAACACCGATACTGTGATTTATGGATTAAACAAAATGATTGACTTGTTACTTTCTTGCAATCCTAACTGTATAGAAATTCTTGGATGTAAGCCAGAACACTACTTTATTATCAGTCCAGAAGGGCAGTTGCTTCTTGATAACAGAAAAATCTTCTTGTCTAGGAGAGCAATTAAAACTTTTGGTGGATATGCAAACAGCCAGTTACGCAGACTGCAGAATGCACTTGCAAGAGATTCATACCCACAAGCAGAGAAAGAAAAACATATCCTGGGTTCAATCACACATGCTATGGAGGATATTGTAAGCCGGTATCATAAAATCAACGGTGAACCAATAAAATACTCATTTTGTGGCGATCATGGGGCTTTACGGCACGCATTTAGTGAATATAATACCGCAATGCGCCGCATGGAGAATATGAAACAGTTTGAATATGGCAGTATTGAGCTATATTCGGATGTCTCTGAAAGGGAAGATATGGAAGTGGAAATGTTTTGTGACGTAGTTTTACACCATTACCCCCTAAGAGATTACAGGAATATATGGAATGAAATTAACACCATCGTAAAAGATTACGACAAACTGGGTAAGAGAAATACTAAAAAAGATGATTTACACCTTAACAAGCACGCTATGCATCTTGTTCGACTGTATCTTATGTGTATTGATATTTTAACAAAAGAAGAAATCATTACATACCGGGAAGAAGATCACGACTTGCTTATGAGCATTCGTAACGGTGAATATCAAAAATCGGATGGGACGTATCGTTCTGAATTTTTTGAGTTGGTTGATAATCTTGAAAAGAAGATGAAGTACGCTGCAGAAAATACATCATTACCAGAACAGCCAGATAAAGAGGCTGCTTATGAAATACTTGTTGAAATGAATAAAGAACACATTCTAAGAACTAAATGTTCCTGGAAATAATTTCCAGTTAAAAGAAATAAATATTTACATATTATGACATATATGGTAAAATGAGATTTAGTAATCAGGAGGTGTATTAATATGAAGAAGGCAATTGTATTTTTAACAGCATTAACGCTTATGTTTTCTACTGCTGGATGTGGGAAAGAAGTAGTTGTAAATGAATATGGAGAAGAAACTTTCGTTTATGGTGATCTTATAGAAATTAGTCATCGAGATTATAATACAACTAAGAGAGAAAGCCTTGTGTATGATAAAAATACAAAAGTTATGTATTGGTATTTTTATGATACCTGGGATGGTTGTATGTCTGTATCTCCATATTACATCGTTGATAAAAATGGAAAACCAGAGATAGGAGTGTACAAAAAGAATTATGAACCTTGATATAATTATGCCAAGTAATGTAAAAATGATTTTAAACAAAATAAAAGAAAATAAACATGAGGCGGTTATTGTTGGGGGATGTGTGAGAGATTCTATTATGGAATATACGCCGCACGACTGGGATATTGCTACATCAGCACAGCCAACAGAAATAATAGAAATATTCAAAGATTTCCGTATTATGACTGCTGGATTAAAGCATGGTACAGTAACAATAATAATTGACCATGAACCATATGAGATAACTACATATAGAGTTGATGGAAAATATACGGATTATCGTCGCCCTGATACAGTAAGTTACACAAGAAATTTGGCTGAAGATTTGCTGCGAAGAGATTTTACGATTAATGCAATTGCCTATGACGGAGAAAATATCATTGACTTACATAATGGTGTTGATGATATTAAAAATAAAATAATAAGATGCGTAGGAAATCCGGATGACAGATTCAGAGAAGATCCCCTTCGCATTCTTAGGGCTTTAAGATTTGCCGTTAGATTCAAGTTTAAAATAGAAGAAAGCACTGCAACAGCAATGAGAAAGCATATGGGGTTACTCGATCATATTGCGATTGAAAGAAAGCAAAGTGAGTTTATAAAGACTATTTGCACAGATGGAATTAGTGGTAACTTTGATATATTGAAAGAATACCAGGATATTTTGGAATATGTTATGCCAGACATTGCCAATATAACAGAGTGGGATAAAACAATAGATATGGTTCAGAACTGTGATGACTTATGCGAAAAGCTGGCGATTTTAATTGATATGGCTAAAATAGAGAATTATCATAAAGTAGTTGATATTCTTATAAAATACCCGAACAAAGTTTCAAAGTCTGTGTGTAATATTATGGAGTGCAGAAAAGAACTTATTACGGATTCTGTTGGGAATATAAGACGTTTATTATCGAAATATCAAAAAGAAGATATAATAAAAACTATCAATTTTAAGTTGGCAAAAATGATATACGATGAAAATGCAGACAAATTAATGATGCGGTGCTTATATAAAGCACAAGATATCGTTGAAGAAATATGCTTAAATCCATGTGAATATTGTTATGATTTGAAACATTTAGATATAAATGGACATGATTTAAAGAAGATTGGTGTTCCAGATGTTGAACTTGGTCATTATCTTAATGGACTTTTGCAACTTGTGGTTACTGAGGCAGTAGAAAATAATAATGAAAAATTAATTGAGGTCGCAAGAATTTCAAGATTTTGAAAATATTCTATTGACGTATGCTGTTATTAAGAGTAATATAAAAACATACGTTCGATTAGAAAATTTCGCTACTACTTGGATTCTGTCGAAAGGGGAATAGAGGAATGAAGTTTAACTATCAAGAAAACATGTGTGTGAATGTAAAAGAAGCTATTGAGAAATCCACAAAAAATGATTACGTAGATTTTGGCGATGCACTTGGAGTTATTGTACATAAATCTTCTTATTTTGAGGCGATTATTGTGTATGACGAAATCCATGATATTGTAAGCGTCGAAATTGTAAAAAACGATACTGATTGTCTGAAGATTCGAGAAAAAGACCTGGAAATGACAGATGAAGAAAGAGATTTAATCGTGAAAGAATTGAGCACCCACATAAGCTAAAGGAAATAATTGTTGTTTTCATGTTGACACCTCTTGAAAAATATGTTATCTTAAAGATAACAAAATATAGAAAGGGGTAGTCGCATGAAATCAACAGACAGTAGGAATCAGTTAATTGAAAAAGTGAAATCATTCATTATGGGTATTAGCCCAGCAAAGACTAAAGAGCTTGAAGAAGAAATCATGCATGACAATAAGATTACAACAGGTGATTTCTTAAAGATGCTGTCTGGAAGATATTCACTTGAAGATGCAAGCGATGCAGAATTATATTGGATTTTAAATGCTGCCTCAAAAGTATCAAAAACTGTTGGGAAAATAGAAGATTATTTTGAACCAGCAGAAATTATGAATTATAAATATTACGATCCAGAAAATGATAATAATAGTTATAAAAATGGAATCGTTTTTAAGCATGTACAAAAGCTTGCCGATAATCAATATATGTTTCCGTTAAGTGTAGGCGAAATTAAGAAACTGAAAAATGCCAATAAACTACAAATCATACCTGAGTTGCAGCGAAACTATAAAAAAGATAAATACGGTGAGTTAAAAACAAAAGTAAATAAGAAAAGTGCTAGAGAAATTGCAAATCTTATAAATAACGGTGAGTTCTTTTATAATGGTATAAGATTTAATCTGATGGACGACGGTGAAGCTGATCCTCCAGTTTATAATGAGGATAATGAAACTTTGACAATAACATCAGGAACAATTATTGTACCAGACGGAAATCATCGTTCTATTGCGTGTGAATTATCTACAAAACATCAGGATGATAAATTTGGTATATTTTTCACATATTTAACCGCAACAGACACCAGAAGAATCTTAAATCAGGAATGGACAACTGTTCCTATTCCAAAACGCCACAAAGATGCTATGAAGCTGACTGTACAGAATAAGATTGTTGACTCAATTATGAGAAGTAGTGATGCAGATGAGTTGTATGTAAAGAATATTACGAAAGATGGCGTTGAACTTAGAAGAGGAAGCGGCTTTATTCTATATATTGAATTTGCAGAGGCTATATCAAGATATTATGATGTAGAATTGTTAAAAACAAAAGCAGATCAGGATGAATTAAGAGACTGGTTGATTACATTTATGAATTATCTTACAAAAATTATGTATGGTGATTTTAGTAATTTTGCGAAGGTAAAGAAAACAAAATGGTCAGTTCATTATCTGGCGATTAACTATTATATAATGATAAGCAGCATTTTAAAGGGAAACCCTGAATGGAGAGAAATATTAACTCAAATTATCGCAAATACTGACTTTACAGATAATGAAATTAAAAAATATTGCGTAGATGGTAACAGACGACACTTTTTCCAGTTTTGTAAAGAAAAGGAGGACGCTATATGTACAATGATAAAATGAAAAAAGATTTTTTGAACACATTAGCGAACGAAAATTCTTATAAAGCATATATACGTATTTTCCAAGGCATTGAAGATCTTGAATCAACATTCAATAAAGATATTTGTGAAATGAATACGGATGAAATACTTACGGTTTTGGATCTTAAAACAGGAGCAAAAGCCGGAAACCTTATACAAACAATGAGTTTATTAAAAAGTTATGTTGATTGGTGCTTGCAAAATGGAAAAATTGTTGGGGAAAATAATTTTGAAAAAATAGATTTTAGCGAAGTTAACCAGTCACGCTCTCTTCTAGTGCAATATTTAAAAGATGAAGAAGAATTTGAAAAAATGTGTTCTGAGGTATATAAGATAACATCAGATTACAACGATGGTGTAGAAAAGCCAAATGAGCTGTTAGTTCGTTTGATGTTCCTTGAGTTAGAACCGGAAGAGATTATGAATTTAAAGAAAACTGATGTTGATTATGAGAATATGATAATTCATAGTCCTTTATATCCAATTGACTATCATGTGTCGCAAAAGGAACTGTTGTTATGTAGATTTTGCGCAGAGCAGGAATCCGTTGATTATGCAGAATCAGAGAGGTCAAAAGATAAAAAAGAACGCATTTGTGATAATGAATATTTGATAAGATCAAGAGTTAGTGCATTGAGAAAAGGAAGATCTGAGAATGCCACAATAAGCACTGTTAGGATCATGCGCACTGCCAGAGAATTTTATGAAAAATATTATGAAGAGAGTAATATATATAAAAAACTTACTCAATCAAAACTGGCAGAAAGCCACAGATTAATTAGAATACACAAATCCGGTACACCTATGGAATATATTGATACAATAATTAGAAATGAAATCCTTGTAAAAGAACCGAATATAAAAGGTACAACGATGTATTCCAGGTTATTTAATCTGAAGAAATTATATGAAACTTGGGAAAAGGCATTTTATCAAAATTAATGGGTGGGAACTTTCTCACCCTATCGAATAACGAAAGATAAAAGAAATAAAAAAATATGTTAAAATACTATTGACAAAAACAGAAAAGTATGATAATATATAATTGTTCAAGAGAGAACAAAAGAAATAAATAGGCTAGGGTAGCTCAATAGGTAGAGCACATAAAAGAAAAATGTGTCTAGCATTCAGACACTTACAGCAAAAATTCTTTTCCATTACATACAGGATGTTGTTATGAGTTCGAGTCTCATCCCTAGCGATCAAAGACACACGCAGCAAATGAATAAAAGGATAAAGAAAGATTTTGGTGGTCTGACGAAACGGTTCAAATCCGTTCTGTGTCTTGAAAATGCAGAGTTTGTAACTTGACATTGTGGGTGTTCAGTGTTATCTGACCCGGACTGCATTGGATTTATTGGGTATTGTATAACCTACTAAGAGGGGTATCTTAGTCAACACCAAAATAATAAATATGGGATTGATCTGGTTGATGCTTTTGAATGTGTATTGTGGCGGGAAGCACATACAGCAATTTTACACAAGATGAAAACTCTGTCAAGTTTTTAGTTGCGGTTCAATTCCGCACGATCCCAAAATCTCCCCCACCATTTATTTTTTGAATAAGATAAACAAAATAAAGAAAAAGCTGTGATAGCTCAAATGGTAGAGCAACGTTAAGTCAACCAATGTGTCTAGTATTAGGCATATACAGCAATTTTAACGATAGCATGTTAAGCCGTAGGTTCTTGGTTCGAGTCCAAGTCACAGCGTCGGCGTATAGACAAAATGTGTAAAGTCATCGGTTAAAAATCGTTTATCTGTTCCACCCTCCACAAAACCGAAATGTGTCGGGTTCGAATCCCGGCTACGCCAATAGATTATGTAACCTTGTACGATGTACAGGACAAGCGCATGTCTGGTTGTATAATCTACGCTAGCTGTAAAATTTTGATTTCTGCTATCAAGATTTATACAGACGGTGAAACTTCTGATGCCAACGGATGAATGCTAAAGCAGATAGCATTTGAGGCACAAATGTCTTTGCGAAGTTTCGATTGGCGTGTTAGTGCCTTTTAGCAAAGACTGGATATCCACATTACAATTTGTTACAGTTTTTACATCTATCATTGTTACGTTTTTATGACATTCTGGAAAGACAGAATGTAGCGAATATAGCTCAGTTGGTAGAGCTGACAATTAATGTTGAGCATAGGTTCGAGTCCTATTATTCGCTTAGGCAAGTGGTAAAACAATATACATATATCAATAAAAAATTATGAACGGTGTCTAGTATTTAGACACATACAGCAAACTTAAAATATAACAGTTTGAAGAAAATCAAAAATGCAGGGTATAGATTTTACATGATTTAATCACACTTGCCTTTTAGGAATGTTAGCTCAGTTGGTTAGAGCGTCCGCCTCATAAGCGGATGGTCATGGGTTCGAGTCCCATACATTCCACTATTAAAGACACAAAACAGCAAAGAATCAAATTATTGTGCGTAGGTAAAGAAAAAACGTGTCTTGTAAAAATGTGCATGTAGCTCAGTCGGGAGAGCATCTGACAAGAATAATAAGACTTGTGGAAAGCCTTTAACAGCAACTATAGATATGGGAATCGGATTAGTCGCAAGTTCAAGTCTTGCCATGCACATTCTAATTTTTTATACATTTCATCAAAGATAAAAGTAATAATGTATAGGAATTAATAACTTTAAAAGTGATTCGAAAAATTAGGAGGAAAACCAATATGGGTTTTATGGATTCTGTAGAAAAAGAATTAATAAACGGCGATATGAACAGAAGCCGGACAGAGAATGGCGCACTGGGATACAGAACAACCGGGAAATATCTGCTTGATCTGAATTTCGCCACTGCATCATTAAGAAAAATGCAACCAACAGAAATCACTGGTAAATTTACTGATGCGTTTCTGGATAACAAACTGTATGCACTGAAATGGCTCTTCTATCTGCGTGACGCAAGGGAGGGGCTTGGAGAAAGAAGAAGCTTCAGAGTTATTATGAACCATCTGGCAAACACTGAACCAGATATTGTGAAAGCGTTTGTGAAACTCATTCCTGAATATGGCAGATACGATGATCTGATGTGCCTGCTTGGAACAGAGTGCGAAGTTTATGCGTTGGCTGCGATTAAAGAGCAGTTAGAAAAAGATTTAAAAAATATGGAAGAAGGAAAACCAATATCCTTACTTGGAAAATGGCTTCCGAGCTGTAATGCTTCTTCTAAACAGACAAAGAAGAATGGAACTGTTGTTAGAACATATCTTGGACTGAGTGAGAAGAATTACAGAAAAATACTATCAAAACTTCGTGAATATATTAAAATCGTTGAACGCCAGATGTCTGCAAAAGAATGGGGCAAAATCAATTATGAAGCAGTTCCATCAAGAGCAAACCTGATTTACAATGATGCATTCCTTAGAAACGATGAGGAAAGACGTAGAGAATATCTGGGAAGCCTTGAAAAAGGTGAAGCCAAGATTAATGCAAGCGTACTTTTCCCGCATGATATCGTTCATAAATATGGAAGTTATTATTCTGTAAAGAATAAAGATACCGCGATTGAAGCATTATGGAAAGCACTTCCGGATTTAGTAGAGGGTGATTCTTCTACATTGGTTGTAAGAGACGGATCAGGAAGTATGACTTGCAGAGTTGATTCGAATAGCAGTGTTACGGCATTGGATGTAGCAACAGCATTGGCTATCTATTTTTCTGAAAGATCATCTGGAGAGTTCAAAGATAAATATATTACATTTGGAAATAGACCAAAAGTAGTAGACCTTACTGGAATGGATTTACTGAGAAATAAGCTTATCAGATCATATAGAGAATCAGATTGTTCCAACACAAATATTGCAGCAACATTTGATTTGATCCTTAATGTAGCAATCAACGGGAAAATGAAACAGGAAGATATGCCAAAAAACATCCTTATCGTAAGCGATATGGAATTTGATCGTGCTACGACAGGCAGACCAAATCAGAAACTTTTTGATACGATTGCTGAGAAATTTGAAGCACATGGATATAAAATGCCGCGCTTGGTATTCTGGAATGTAAATTCAAGAACTGGGGCAATTCCTGTAAAGGAAAACGAACTTGGCGTTGCACTTGTTTCTGGGTTCTCAGTAAACATTGTAAAAATGGTACTTAGCGGTGAACTTGATCCGTACAAGTGCCTGACAGATCAGCTTGACTCCGAGAGATATGATCCGGTAGAAGTTGCAGTAAAAGATTTATTATAGAGCAAAAATTTATACGGTGACATATACAGCCAAAGGCTAAAAAATGTCCGTGTGAGACACATACAGCAAACCTAATTCTGCATTCAACTTTTAATTGAACGAGCAAAATAAGTGTCTCGAAAACGTATATTTCTTACATTGGTGGATGGAAGTGATTCTATCAAGCATCACCAATTCCACCAGTTTAAAAATAAATATTTTCGAGATAGAGGAATTAATGAGAAAGTTAGCAACAATCAGAACAATTGCTAATATCAAGCCGATTCCGAATGCTGACAGAATTGAGGTAGCACAAATTGATGGATGGGAAGTAATTATCTCCAAAAGTGATAATTTTTCTCAGGGGGGACAAGGTAGTTTACATCGAAATTGATAGTAAAATGCCAAAAACTCCGGAATATGATTTCCTGAAATCAAGAAAGTATGTTGTTAAGACCATTAAGTTACGTGGTCAAGTCTCACAGGGACTTGTTTTGCCTTTGGCTGTTTTGCCGCCTGGCGATTATAAAATTGGTGATGATGTAACAGAGATATTAGGTGTTACGAAATATGATCCAGAAGCGGAGCAAGAGAACGCAGTTGTATCAGAAAACAAGAAGAAGTCTCGAAATCCAATTATCAAGTTTCTCATGCGATTCAAATGGTTCAGAAAAATCTATCTGAAACCATCCGTAAAAGACACTTTCCCGAATTGGATTAAAAAGACAGATGAAGAAAGAATCCAGAACATGACAAGACTGTTTGAAAAGCTGAAAAGAGACAAAACAGTGTTGAGTGTGACGGAAAAGGTTGATGGCACTTCTGCCACATTTTTCTTAAAGAAAGTAGGAAAGAATAAATATGAGTTTGGAGTTTGCAGTCGAAACAAACGGCTTGTGACAGAGGATAATTCGTATTATTGGAATGTGGCGAGAAAGTTCAAAATCAAAGAAACATTACAGACGCTTATCGGTGGACTTGATTGGATTGTTCTTCAGGGAGAAATTACCGGAGAAGGAATCCAGGGAAACAAATATCCGATGGATGGCGGTGAAAGATTCTGGGCGTTCAATCTGATTTCACCAGAAGGAAAGCTCACAACAGAAGAGATGCAGAGAACCCTCCTGCATTATGGAATATACATAGTGCCGATTTTTGATGACAAATTTGTTATCCCGGAAGATTGGGAAATTTCAGATTTGGTGCATTATGTACAGGGGAAATCCCAGATTTATCCGAGAGAAAGAGAAGGCTGTGTATTCAGAAATGTTGAACAGAACATTTCTTTCAAATGCATAAATCCAGAGTTCTTAATTAAGAACGATCTGTAACAAAAGGAGAAAATAAAAGTGGACACAAGCGATTTCGCGAAACGAATGAAAGAGTATGAGGATGTAAGAAAAGATTATCTGACAAAAAGAGTTCCTGTAATGATTAGGATTGATGGTAAAGCATTCCATACATTTACAAGAGGTTTGGCAAAGCCTTTTGATAATATTTTGATAGAAGCAATGCAGCAGACTATGAAATATCTTTGCGAGAATATTTCCGGTTGCGTACTGGGATATACACAGAGCGATGAGATTACCCTTTTACTGATTGATTATAAATCAATGGCACAGGGAGCATGGTTTGGATATGTAAAGCGTAAGGTTGAAACAATTTCTGCAAGCATGGCAACAATGGCATTTAACAAGTTCTATACTGACATCGTTAAAGAGAGAGTCAGAAAGGAACTTAAAGGATGCGAAACAGAAGCCGATAAAAAGAAAGTAACAGATTATTATACCAAATACGCTAGGAAATGCGGAAAGGCAATGTTCGACAGTCGGGCATGGAATATGCCAGAATTTGAAGTTATTAATGGGTTTATCTGGAGACAAAATGACTGTGTGAGAAATTCTATTCAGTCAGTTGCACAGGCAAACTTTTCAGCAAAGCAGCTTGAACATAAGAACCAAAAAGAACTTATGGATATGCTCATGTTGAAGAAGGGTGTGAACTGGAACGATTATCCAATTTACCTTAAAAGAGGAACTTGTTGTGTCAAAGTTCCACAGACCTATAATGAAGGAACACCAGACGAGTTTACGCGTAGCAAGTGGGTTATTGATAAGGAAATCCCCACATTTACCAAAGATCGTGATTACATTGAGAAGCGGTTTAAGAATATTCGTACAGTAACGAATAAAATAGATCGGAAATAGTAAATCTGGCACAGGTGATTATATTTTATTGTTGGTTGGTTTTGTAAGTAGAACGAAGATAAAATGTTGATTTTATGAATATTGTAAATAAAACAGATAATAAATATTTATTTGGATAGAGTGTATCATACAATGAAAATTGATTTCAAGGAGGATTATGAATGATTAAATACTATTGTGATTTATGTGGTAAAGAAACAAATAGCATATCTTATCTGCCGCCTGGTTCTGAATATCTTTCAAAATATCTTCCAAAAGAAATTTTATTGTGTCCTTCATGTGTAGATAAGTGCAGCGATTTTGTTTTAAGATTAGTTGCGGATGGTGAACTACATGGAAGTAAAGACTGAAATATGATTTTATTTAGAAAATCAATCAATTTTACATAGATGGCAAAGAGAAATTAAAAGTAAAAAGAAAGGATCTCGAATGGGAGAAATTAAAATTACAGAGAAGTCAACAAAGGCACAGATTTTAGAAGCATATAACCAGGCTTTAAAAGAACTGGAAGCTTTAAAAGCAATGAATGACTCCCCAATTGAAACAGCAAAAAACGAAGCACTTAGAGCATCACTCAAAAATGCAGAAACAGCAGCAAAAAATTCAGTGTTCTCAGAAGAAATCATTAAGCAGTATAAAGATTTGAAAATTGCGATTGATGAATATAAAAAAGAACTTGAAAGTCTGTACGGAATCAAAACAGAAGCAGATAGCCTTGCAGCAATTATTAATGCTCACAAATTTAAAATTGCTGATATGGACACAGAATATAAAAAGCTGAAAGATGAACAGGATTCTAAGTTAGCGAAACGTAAAGCGGAAGTTGACGAAGAGATTGAAGAACTTGAAAATAAGCTTTCTAAGGCAAAAAGTAAAGCTGATAAAGAAGCGGAAGAATATGAAGAAGAACTCAAAAAGAAGAGAATCCGTGAAGCAGATGAATACAAATACAATCTGAGAATGAATAAGAAAGTTGATTCTGACGCATGGGATGATGAAAAATCTAAAAGAGAAGCAGAAATCCAGAAGCAGGAAGAGGCAGTAAAAGCCCGAGAAGATGCAATTACAGAAAAAGAGAAAGAAATCCAGGAGATGAAAGAGAAGATTGAAGCATTCCCTGGTGAACTGGAAGCTGCAAAAGAAGAGGCTGCGAAAGAAGCGAAAGCGAAAGCTGAAAGAAGTTTTGCATATGAGAAGCGTGCAATTGAGTCTGATAAAAAACATGCAGAAGAAATGGCAGCGGCAGAAATCTCCAACCTCAAGAGTCAGGTTGAATCATTAAAACAGGCTAACAATGAATTAACAAATAAACTTGATGACGCATACAAGAAGATGAACGAAGTGGCAACTGCAACAGTTCAGGCAGGAGCTACAGTTAAGGTTGTCTCTTCAGATAAATAATTAAAATATCGACAGTTACACGGAACAACATGATAGTTTGATTATGACAACTAAGTTTGACTTGTATATGTTATACCATAAGGATCTTGTGCTACCGACAGAAAAATATTATGTATATGTCCATAAAAATCCTCTGACAAACAAAATATTCTATGTCGGATCAGCACAAGGGAACTGTATGAGGGCTTATGAGTTCGATAAACACCGCAACCAACAATGGAAAGAAGAAGTAAAATCTTTTGGTGGCACTTGTAATCTTATAGTTGAAATCGTGCAATACTGTGATGATCCAATAGAAGCTCAAAAAGTGGAGTTTCAGCTTATATATAAACTGAAGAAAATTGGAGAAGCATATTGTAATAATGAGGGTGATACTTCATTTCAACGGAAATATCCAAAATTAAGATACCATTTATACAAAGATGATGAGTATTGGTATTTTGATAAAAAATCCGAATTGTTTCTATATTGTGCAGAAAAATATAATCTGAGCAAACGATTAGTAAACATGATTATTAAAACTGGAAAAGAATACAACGGTGCGAAAGCGGATGCAAAAGGACTTAGAATTATTAAAGAAGGAAAGGAACACATGTAATGTTAGAAATTATATTAAAACTTCTTAATGAAAATCCAGAAGTAGCAATTAACCTGGTACATGGATATATTGAAAAATATAAACCTGTTGTCTATGGACTTGGCAATGAATGTCTGGAGATTGCAAAAGACTATGTTGAAAATGATGAATTACACCGCTTATGTGCAATGGCGAAAAGAAAAACATTTTTGGCATATACAGAAGTTGGATTCACAGAAGATCAGGCACTTGCACTTATGTTAAACGATAATTTGCAGCTTATGAAAAATATGAAACAGGTTTCTGCCTCTGTAAATTCTCCGAAAACAGCAAAATAAGATATAAAAGTTAAAATATATAAACAATGAATTTATAGGAGAATAGAATGGTTAAATGGTTTGAAGAACTGAGTGCTGTTAATGTAAATGAGCATATTAAGCAAAAAAATGGTCTTAATTATTTGAGTTGGATGTGGGCTTGGCAAGAATTAAAGAAAAAATTCCCGTTATCTTATGCAACTGTCCATGAAACCGAAGATGGAATGTTGGTATGGCGTGATCCAATTGGATGTCATGTTAAAACTTCAATTACGCTTGTATGGAGTGAAACAGATGCAGAGGGAAATGAAGTTCTGAAAGAACATACCGCAACTGAGTACCTTCCAGTCATGGACTTCAGAAATAAGGCAGTGCCATATGAAAATGTTGACGCAATGATGGTAAACAAAACGGTGCAGAGAAGTCTTACAAAATGTATTGCAAGACTTGGACTTGGCAGCTATATTTTCGTCGATGAAGATCTTCCAGAAGAAGAGAAAAAAGAAAACGAGAAAAAGAAGAAAGAGAAAAGTGAACTGGACATTGCAAACGCAGAAGCATTCCAGTTAGCAAAAGAACTCTCAAAAGAACATAATACCGAAGTGGCAGCAATTTGCAAAAAATACACCACAAATGGTAATCCAAAAACTATTAAAAATATTGAAGATACAAAGTCTTTGATTGAAGAGTTAAAAAAATTAAAATAATTATCTTATAAGGAGAAAGAAATAATGAATAACGTTAGTTTAACAGGAAGATTAGTAAGAGATCCAGAAGTACGTTATAGCCAGGGAGAAAATCCTACTGGCGTTGCGAGATATACACTTGCAGTATCACGTCCATTTAAAAGCAATAATGGTGGACAGGATGCAGATTTCATTTCATGTGTAGCTTTCGGAAAATCTGCTGAGTTTGCAGAGAAATACATGAAACAGGGTATGATGTTTGCTGTCACCGGAAGAATCCAGACAGGAAGTTATGATGGAAAAGACGGAAAGAAAGTATACACAACAGACGTTGTTGTTGCTACCCAGGAATTTTGTGAGAAAAAAGGTGATGCACCAGCAGCGGGAAATACAGCAAAACCAGCTAAATCAGCACCAGCGGCAGACGGATTTATGAATATTCCGGACGGAGTAGATGACGAGCTTCCATTTAACTAGGAGAAAATATGAGCGCACCAACAATAAATATTGAAGAAAATAAGAAACTTTTTCTTGATCTGGTTGGTTCAATTGAAAGAGATGGAATTAAGGAGCTTGTGGCATTTTTAGAAAAATCTGATTTTTTCACAGCCCCAGCTTCTACAAGATTCCATTGCTCACTTCCTGGCGGATTAGCATTACATAGCTTAAATGTATATCATATGTTCGAGCATAAATGCAAGTCAGAACCATTTAAAAGTATTTTAGGTGATATGCCGGAAGATTCCAGAAAAATAATCACTCTTTTGCATGATGTATGTAAGACATATATGTATGAGATTGATTATAGGAATAAGAAAATTTACAGTGACACTGGATCAAAGAAAGATGAAAAAGGAAGATTCGATTGGGCGGCAGTCGAATATTACACAGTAAATGATCGTGTTCCTTATGGACACGGAGAAAAATCGGTCATGATGATCGAAGAGTATATTAAATTGCAACCTTTTGAGAGATACGCTATTAGATGGCATATGGGTTTTTCAGAGCCAAAGGAAAACTGGAATACTCTTGGAACAGCAATTGAAAAATATCCAGTAATATTGGCTCTACATCAATCTGATTTGGAAGCTACATATCTTCTTGAAAAAGATATGAAGTCTGATTAATGAAATTTGGGAGAGCTTATGTTCTCCCTTTTTATTATATAGAAAGAGGAATAATCAATGGGTACAAAACAATTCAAATGTGGTTATGGACATTGCGCCCACAAAAACAAAATTGTCTATGAACCTGAGTCTGTAAAAATTAACACTAGAAGATGGCATAAAGATTGCTATGAACTTCAAGGACTAATTGCAGAAATTGAAGAAGATTATATACAACATGTTAGCAAATCTGTCCCTATCGCATATTTAAGAAAAGTTATTAATGAAATTGTATTTGGGGAAAAATTGGAAAATACAAATGTTGAAAAGTGGGAATCAAATCTTAATGCCGGAAGATATTTAAGTTTTTGTCTTAAATTTGCTATTGCGAATAAAATTCCATTAACACATCCACCAGGAATGTATTATCTGATTGATAACGCAAGAATTAAAAAAGCATATCAAAAAGAGAATGAATTGAGAATACAAAAAGAAATAAAAGAAGAAATGAAACATGAAGAGAATACTGCTTCTGCTCCGGCAAGTGTGCCAGTTAGTGTGCAAGTTAAAGCTACCACTCAAAAAGGAAATACAATCGGATTTGGTAGCATCTTAAAAGGAGGAAAATAATGTCAGATGAATTAAATGTATTATGTGATACCCAAGCGGAAGCTGGTGTGATTGCGACATTAGTTCATCACCCGGAATTTATACTTCAGAGCGATTACTTGAAGCCCGGATATTTTTACCACAAAGAAAATGGCTGCATATACTGGGCTATAGATGAATTATTTAAGTCCGGTGTAAAAGTTATTGATACTTTTAATATTACAAATAAGCTACAATCGAATGCGGCAGTAAAAAAGAAAATTGATAGTGTCAACATGCCAGACATGGATGATTTCTTTGATATGTGTGAAGATGCTGCCAGAACGACCATAGAAGAATATAACTTGCTTGTTGCTCAAGTTGTTACATTATCTTTTAAAAGAGATCTTATCAAACTGTTTGATAGAATGAAGAAAAAGATAATTCAGACTCCAATGGAATTGAATGAATTAAGTAATGATGTATACACAGAACTTGAAAAATTAACAAGCAAATATATATTCAACAGAAATGTGTTGAGATTTGGTGATAAAGCAAAAGACATATATCAGGAGATTAAAGATAGGCGTGACGAAAATGGTATTATTGGTATTCCATCAAAATTCAATAAAGTAGGACAATATTTCTGCTACGAACGTGGTGAACTGGTGATGATTTCTGGACGAATGAAGATGGGAAAAAGTTCCTATATGCTTAATGAGGCAATGGATAAAATACAGAAAGGCATTCCTACTGTATACTTCGATACGGAAATGAGCGACAGACTATTTTATATCAGGATGATGGCAAATCTTACTGGTATACCACAGGATAAAATAAAAAAAGGTAATTTGTTACCAGAGGAAGAAAAAATAATTGATGAAACAAATGATTGGCTTTCCGGTAAACCGTTTGTACATATCTTTATTCCAAATTCTACAAATGAAGAACTCTATCTAATCTGCAAATCTTTAAAGTATAGTATGAATCTCCAATTTGTAATTTATGATTATTTTAAAAGTTCCGAATCAGATTCTTCAGCACAATACAATGATTTGGGAGCAAAATGTGATTTTATGAAAAATAGAATTGCTGGTGAACTTGATCTTCCTGTGTTGGCTGGAGCGCAGCTTAATAGAAATGATGAAGTTGCAGATTCAGACAAGTTGGAGAGATATGCGAGTGTAAGTGCAAAGTGGAGGAAAAAGACTTCTGATGAAATTGCAAACGATGGAAAAGAATGCGGAAATTATGCACTTAATGTAAAACTAAACAGATTGGGAGAGGGAATGTTTGAGGACGAATATATTGATTTCAAATTTTCTGGATCAGTCATGCGGATTGAAGAGGCAAAACAGCATACGGAGCAAGAGAAACCATTTTAAAGGTGGACTAAATGGAAGAGTACAGCGAAGAACTTATTGAGGAAATCAAAGAAAGTATAGATATAGTTGATTTCATCGGAGAATACGTTGAACTTAAAAAGAAAGGTAGAGAATATTTTGGAAATTGCCCGTTTCATGATGAAAGAACGGGATCATTTTCAGTAACGCCGCATAAAGGTGTCTACTATTGCTTTGGTTGCAAAAAGGGTGGAGATATTATTGATTTTTGCCAAGACTACTTAAATATGACTTATGAGCAGGCTATTAATTATCTTGGTAGTGAAGCTGGAATAAGCACTGTAAAAACAAAAATTTCTCCTACTGTGCGCTATCTGAGAAAATCAACCAGAAAAAGAAAAAATAAACAAATCCCAGAGCCACATAAGATACTTGATAAAAGTGTTCTGTCTGATTTCGAGCGACGAAAAATAACAAAATGGATCGAAGAAGGAATACCGCAATCAATAATGGATTATTACATGGTAATGTATGATAAAGAATCAAACAGAATTGTATATCCAGTTTTTGATAATTCCGGGAATTTAATCAATGTGAAGGGCAGAACGCTTTTTGATAATTATAAAGATTATAATATACCGAAATATATGAATTATTATCCTGTTGGAGATTTAGATTACTTCCAAGCATTCTGTTTCAAAAAAAAGATTCTTGATAGAAGTAAAGAAGTAATTATATTTGAATCACTGAAGTCAGTTATGAAATTGGATAGTTTCGGTATTTATAATTCAATATCTTCTGAGACAAGCCAGATTAATATTTTTCAGGTCAGAGAGTTAGTGCAGCTTCATTGTGATGTTGTTATTGCATTCGATAGCGATGTTTCGCTTGAAGAAATTAAAAAGAAAGATACTATACAACTTCTCTGCCACTTTACAAATGTATATGTTGTATATGACAGAAATGGATTATTAGGTGGTAAAACTGAAAAAAATAGTCCGGTAGACAAAGGAAAAGAAATCTGGGAAGAACTTTATAAACAGAGAATTAAAATTTAAGAGGTGAAAAATGTCAGAGTATTCATTTCTGATAGATTCTATGGAGTGGTCTTTTAGCCGCATAAATTCATTTTGTCAATGTAAGTATGAATGGTATTTACAATATATTGAGTCAGCAGTAGGACAAAATAATTTTTATGCAGAATTTGGAAAGTTTTGCCACGCCATATTAGAGAAATATGCCAAAGGTGAACTTAGTCTTTTTGAGCTGGCTGATTATTTTGACGCTCATTATGATGAAGAAGTTCCATCAATGGTATATCACAAGACTGCAGATATCCGGCAGAATTATCGAGATAAAGCAGTTGAGTATTTTGAAAACATTGATCTTGATCTTGAAAAATATGAAATCCTGGGAATTGAAAAGAAATGCAACTTTACAGTTGGTGGCAAACCATTTGTCGGTTATATAGATTTACTTCTCAGAGATAAAAATACAGGTGGAATTATAGTTCTGGATCATAAATCTTCGGAATATCCGTTAGGTAAAAGAGGTCAAGTTTTAAAGTCAGAAGAAAAGAAATTCAAATCATATAAGCGGCAGCTATATTTATATGCAATTCAAGTTTACAACGAATACGGAGTTTACCCGGAAAAGATTGGCTGGAATTACTTTAAGAATAGAAAATGGCTGTTTCTTGACTTTGATAAGGAAGATTATGACGAAGCGCAGAACTGGGCTTTAAGTACGATAGCAGAAATAAACGAAGAAGAGAATTTTAATCCAAACGTAGATTTTTACTACTGTCACAATCTCTGCAGATATAGAAACTCCTATTGTGAATATAAGAACTATTAGGAGGTGCTGATTTGTCACAAATTGATTTGAATTATGTTGTATATCATCTTCATAGTGACCTTTCAAATGGTGTCACAAATGTAGATAGCGTTACCAAGTTCAAAGAGTATATTGAAAAAGCAAAAGAATTTGGCATGAAAGCAATGGCATTTAGTGAACATGGATCAGTATTTGAATGGTATCACAAAAAAGAAGCTATTGAAGCTGCCGGAATGAAATATATACATGCAATAGAAGCATATATCACAGAAGATAATAATACAACCAATAGAAAGACAAAAACAACATATACCGCAGTCGATTTGCTCTCATCTGTTAAAACAAAAAAAGAAGTAAAAATTACTTTTGAAAAATACTGGGAGCGTGAAGATGGGGCATATATTGCAGAAAGTGTTGACGGGAAAGAAGTTTTAATTGATCCTGAAACAATAACCATTAAAGAAGAAAAAGTTATTAAAATCAGAGACAATTATCACTGTGTTTTAATTGCTAAAAATCTCGATGGTGTTCGTGAAATAAATAAATTAACATCACAATCTTTTTGCAGAAATGATAGTCATTTTTACTATGCACCACGAATTTACATGGACGATCTATTCAATACTTCCGACAACATTATTATTACCTCTGCTTGTCTTGGAGGTGCGCTAAATAAAGGAACTGACGAAGTAAAAAATAGATTTCTAAAATTTTTCATAGAAAATAGGGATAGATGTTATCTTGAAATTCAGCACCATAACGTAGAAGATCAGATACAATACAACAGGAAGTTATATGAACTTAGCAAAAAATATAAGATTCCGTTAATTGCCGGGACTGATACACACGCACTTAATGAGTCACATATGGCAGGACGTAAAATTCTTCAGTTGAGCAAGGGCGTACATTTTGCAGAGGAAGATGCCTGGGATTTGACATTCAAATCTTATCTTGAATTGTGTAAAGCCTATGAAATACAAAATTCTTTACCAGAAGAGGTTTGGCGAGAAGCGATTGCTGAGACTTGCCGCATGGCAGATAGAATTGAAGAGTTTACACTTGATAAGAATACCAAATATCCAAAAATCTATGACCATCCTTTAGAAACATACAAAAACAAAATAAATGAAGCGTATAAACATCATCCGTATGTAAGAAAAAGGTATAAGCCAGAAGAAATAAATCCCACCATAAGAGAAGAAGTAAGCGTATATGATACAACAAAGTCAATAGATTTTATGCTTTTACAAACATATCTTAGAGAATGGGAAAGAAAACATGGTATTTTTTGTGGATATGGAAGAGGATCTGTTTCAGGAAGTGAAGTAGCGTATATTCTTGGTATTACTCAGATGGATAGCAAGAAATTTGGGTTAAACTTCTTCCGATTTATGAATCCAAGTCGAGTAACAAATGCCGATATAGATACAGATTATTCCTCAAAAGACAGAGATATTATTAAACAATTCATTCTTAGGGATCATATGGATCTTCCGAACATAAGAGCAAGTGAGATTATTACATTTAATACTATTGCATTAAAAGGCGCGATAAAAGATGTGGGACGAGCTTTGAGAATGTCTATTGTTGAAACATCTGCAATCTCTGAAGCTGTATATCTTGACGAAAATAACAAATGGGTTATTGATGATGCTTTCAGAAAGAGATATCCAGAATTATTCAAATATGTTGATATTGTAAATGGAACAATAGTTTCTATTGGATCTCATCCATCCGGTGTATTAGTAAGTGATTTGGATATTGAAGAAGAAGTTGGAATGTGTAGCCTTGCAACTTCTGATTATCCAGTGTCAATGCTTAATATGAAAGAACTTGATGCACTGATGTACGTTAAACTAGATATCCTTGGTTTGGACAACATTGGTGTTATTAACGAAACATGCAAACTTGCAGGAATTGAGAGAATGACTCCTGACAATGTTGATCTGGATGATGAAGAAGTTTGGAAAGACATACGAGACGACACAACACTTATATTCCAGTGGGAGAGCACATCCGCACAATCTTATTTGAAAAGATTTATGTCAGACGAAACAATTGCTATTGCCAAAGCGCATAACAAAGATTTCTCATATATCAAGTGGTTTTCGTTTGGAAATGGTCTTTTACGTCCTGGATGTGCAAGTTTCCGTGATGATGTTGCAGACGGAAACATTATGATTACGGGATTTAATGAATTGGATAAATTCCTTTCGGTTACTTCCGGACGAATAACCATGCAGGAAGATATCATGAGATTCCTAGTAAAATTTTGTGGATATTCTGATGCAGAATCAGATACAGTCCGACGTGGAATTGCAAAGAAATATGGCACTGAGAAATTCATTGATGAAATTCACGATAGATTTATAAGCTATTCCAATGAAACATATGGGACATCAGTAGAAGTATTAGAAGAAATATTCCCACCTATTAAACAGGGTATTTTAGATGCAACAAGATACGCATTTTCCTGGAATCATTCAGACGCGTACTCTTGTATTGGATATATATGTGGATATTTAAGGCACTATTACCCATTGGAATTTTTAACTGCTGCTTTAAATATTTTCGAGGGAAAAGAAGAAAAAACCTTAAATATTACAAACTATACCAGAAAAAAAGGAATAAAAGTTGAAGGAATTAAATTTCGACACTCTACAAGTAACTATACTTTTGATAAAGAAAAAAATGTAATTTATAAAGGAATTGCCTCTATTAAATATTTGAATAGCAAAGTTGCGGATGCGTTTCAGTCAATTAAAGATATGCAGTTTAAAGATTTTATTCATCTGTTGGCTGTTATAGAAGAAAAAAAGCTTCCGGTAAACTCAAAGCAAATGAAGATTTTGATAGAACTTGGATTTTTTGGAGAGTTTGGCGAAGCTAAATGTTTATTAAAACAGTATGATTTTTTCAATGAACTTTTTGGCAAAAAGCAGATGAAAAAAGAAAAAGCTGAAAAGCTTGGTATTCCACTTGAATTGGTAAGAAAAAACGCTGAAAAAGAAAGTGAAAAGACATTTACAAAAGTTGATATGAATGGATTATTGCACGATTTTGTTGCAGTAATGCCATATGAAAAGACAACTTTCGTAGATAAGGTAGGATATCAGATCAACGATTTGGGATATGTTGACATTGTAAGTCAAGATTACAAAGGATATGTTGTTGTAATGGACGTTGAAACAAAATATACACCAAAACTGAAGGTTTATGCACTTGCCAATGGAAATACCATAACGGTAAAAATTGCGAAAAAGGATTTTAATAAGAATCCACTTCAAGTAGGAGATGTAGTTAGAGTAAACGACCAGAAGAAAAAAGCAAGGGTGAAAATGTCATCAGAAGGAAAATTTGTTCCAGTAGAAAACGAGTTTGACTGGTGGCTTACCAAATATGAAGTTATAGGAAGAAAATAATGTTATTTGGAAAATATAAATACACAGATTCCGAGGAAAAAGAATTGCTGGATTCTATTGTTATATTGGTAGATACAAGGGAAAAGGTAAACGATCATATTACAGGTTACTTTGATAAACATGACATACCATACAAGAAAAAAGCATTAAAGAACGGAGATTATAGTTTTTTCGTACCACAAAACGAGAAATTAGGGATATTCCGTGATACTTATTTCCACGACGATATTTTTGTAGAGAGAAAGGCAAGTTTAGAAGAATTGTCCGGAAATCTTTCTACGAAACGTGCAGATTTTGAAGAAGAACTGGCAGTTGCTAAAGCTCACAAAAAATATTTGCTTATAGAAAATGCCAATTATGAAGATATTGTAAACGGTAGATATAATACACAGTACAATAAGAAAAGTTATCTTGGAAGTATTCACAGCTTCAATCATAAGTACAATCTTGAAATTGTGTTTATGCCAGATAACGCATACAGTCCAATTTTTATTTATGGCGTTATGCAGTATTATCTCCGAAATCTGATTAAATAAACAGATAGGGGGATTTGATTCCCCCTATTGTTGTACGAAATAAATGAAAGGATAAAACAGTAATGGCTACTAATGACCAGATTACAAGAATTAAACATCTTACTAAAATTCTGAATAAATATCGTGATGAGTATTATAACGAATCTCGACCGTCGGTAGATGATTCTACATATGATTCTATGATGGATGAATTAAAAAGTCTTGAAGATAAAGCAGATTTTCACTGTGCCAACAGTCCAAATTACACAGTTGGATATGTTGTCAATTCAGAGTTACCTAAATTTAAGCATAGTTATCCGTTGTTGAGCCTTGACAAGACGAAAGATAGAACGGTTGCAGCGAATTTTGCAAAAGGTAGAAAAGCTCTTTTAATGCATAAATTGGACGGTCTTACTATTTGCCTGATTTATGAAAATGGGGAACTTGTTTCTGCTAGTACAAGAGGAAATGGCGAAGAGGGAAGTCTTATTACGGATAATGCCAGAACCTTTATGAATATTCCACAGAAAATCCCGTATAAAGGTCATCTGAAGGTTACGGGTGAAGGAATTATTCACAGAGACGATTTTGAAAAGATAAATGAAAAACTACCGGAAGAAGATAGATACAAAACACCACGAAATCTTGCTGGCGGATCAGTACAGCAGTTAAATTCTGAAATATGCTCAAAGAGAAAAGTGTGCTTTTATGCATTTAATGTATTGGAGGGATTTGATGAAATCAATTCACTTTCTGGCAGATTGTATGCAGTAAACAATCTTGGATTTGATATTTGCACCTTCTTTGAATACGATGTGGCGCAACATGATTTTGTGGTATTTAACAATTTTGTGAATGAGTTGGTTGATATTGCAGAGGAAACAAAAACTCCGATTGATGGAGTCGTTATTATGTACGATGACATTGCTTATGGAAAAAGTCTTGGAAAGACAGGGCATCATTATCGCAATGGATTAGCATTGAAATTCAAAGAAGAAGAGGAAGAAACCACGATAACCAATATCGAGTGGCAAGTTGGTAGAACCGGAAAGATAACGCCAGTGGCAGTCTTTAAGCCAGTCATATTGGATAACACTACAGTCTCAAAAGCATCATTGCATAATATTAACACTATGCAGAAATTAAAAATCAGACCGTATGCAACAGTTACAGTGGTTAAATCAAACGAAATTATCCCTCAGATTATCAAGTGTACAGGCGGCACATCTTATGAATTTGAGATTCCGAGAGCTTGTCCGGTGTGTGGTGGAATAACTACATTTGCAGGGGATGGAGAAACAATAAACATCTATTGCAGAAATCCAAATTGCCCGGCTCAGAGCATCAGAGGGTTATCATATTTTGCTTCAAAAGATGGCATGAATATTGATGGGCTTTCAGACAAAAAGATTGAGAAATTGGTTGATGCCGGGATTATCAGTAATCCACTTGACATTTACAATCTGGATTTGCATAGGGTTGAGATTGTGGAATTTGAAGGAATGGGCGAAAAATCATTCGACAAACTCCTTTCGTCCATTGAAAAAAGTAAAAATGTAAAGCTGGAAAATTTCATTGCTGCATTAGGCATTCCGAATGTGGCACTCAGCAAGGCAAAAATAATCAGCAGAGAGTTTAACGGCGATTGGAACAAATTTGAGGCAGCAGTTATTTCCGGATTTGATTTTACACAGCTTGAAACGTTTGGCGTTGAGATTAATAAGAGTATTCACAAGTATTTCAAAGAAGTGTTCTTTGCCAATGACATATATAAAGAACTTGTATCTCTTATGAAATTTCAGGTGCAACAGGTATCAGACGAACCACAAATTTTTAAAGATATGATTTTTGCCATCACTGGAAATGTTCACATTTTTGCAAGTAGAAAAGAGATTCAGAAGAAAATTGAGTCTTTGGGTGGCAAAGTAGCAGGAAGTGTTTCAAAGAAAACATCATATCTTATAAATAATGATGTAGAAAGTTCTTCCAGTAAAAATAAAGATGCAAAGAAAAATGATGTACCTATTATTACAGAGGAAGAATTTTTAAAACTACTAGATAAACGAAATAAAGGATAATAAAAATAATGAACGAACATATTGCTAAATTATTCGATAAATATTGCATTGCCCGCGATTGTAAAACTTGCAAATACAACGAGGATAAGAGAGTAGTTTTTGGTGAAATGTCTTGCAATGAGGCGTATGAAAATGATTACCGTAAAAGACATACAAAATAAAGGAGATTATGAATATGAAGATGATTGAAATTGATTTGAATATTATGAGCGCACCACAGAGCTATTATCTGGCACAGGGGATTTCAAAAGATCTCAATTTTTCCACAGGACTTCCGGCACTCTTTGAGAGAATGTATGGAATGAAAGAGAAAATTGAAGCGTCCTATGTAGATGACTATACAGATAATGTTGACATTGAACTTGGTGAAGCCATTCTTGTTGATAATGTTTTTAATTTGATTGTAAAAGAAAACAGTTATAACAAGCCGGACTCTGACAGACTTCTGGATGCTATTGTAAATATGAGAGATCAGATGGACGCAAAGATGATTAAAAAATTGGCTATACCGAAAATTTGTTGTGGCAGAAATGGTTTAGAGTGGGACGATGTACGGAGTATGTTTGAATTTGTTTTCGCGGATTCTGATGTACAGATTCTTGTTTGTATACAGTAGGAGGTAAGAATGTCAGAAAAATCGCCAGTTTACCTTCTTATGGTAACGAGAAACAATAATAACAAATATTATAAGATGATTCCACATGGCGATATCTTTGAAGTTGAATATGGACGTGTTGGTGCAACTTGCCAGCACGCTTCCTACTCAATGTCACAGTGGGATAAAAAGTATAAAGAAAAAATCAAAAAAGGCTATGTCGATCAGACACACTTAGTTCAGGATCTTATTCAGAAAGAACCAGTAAAATCTAATGATGGCTATAAAAAAATTGAAAACAAAGTAATTGCTGAAATTGTTCAAAGGCTACAAGATATGGCACGTCAGAAAATCCAGGCAAATTACAAAGTATCTTCGCAGCAAGTAACACAAGCTATGGTGGACGAGGCACAAAATGTCATTGATGATCTTATGAACAAAGAAACTGTAGAAGATTTCAATAATACGCTCCTTACATTATTTACTGTAATCCCACGAAAAATGGGAAACGTGAATGATTACCTTTCAAAAAGAAAAGATGACTTCGCAAAAATTCTGAAAGATGAACAGGATCTTCTTGACGTTATGAGAGGTCAGGTTGTTACACACACTGTTCAAAACGAGCCAGAAAAAGTAGAAGAAAATAATGAAGAAACAATCATTGAAGCAATGGGGCTGATTTTTGAAGAAGTTGATGCTTCAGAAGTGGAAATGATTAAAGGTAAGTTGGGCGAAATCAGCAACAGATTCCATAAAGCTTGGAGAGTTCGCAACATTCGTACACAAAAGAGATTTGACGACTTTGTAGAAAAAGAAAATATCAAGACACGAAAGCTTTTATGGCATGGCAGCAGGAACGAGAATTGGTGGTCAATTATTAATACTGGTTTGGTTCTTCGACCAACAAATGCCGTAATAACAGGAAAAATGTTTGGATATGGTCTGTACTATGCCCCAAAAGCTCAGAAGTCAAAAGGCTATACAAGCCTTGATGGATATTGGAGTGGACAGCATGAAAACTTCGGATTTATGGCACTTATGGATGTGGCATATGGAAAACCATATGATGTACATTCATTTGATAGCAAATATTATAACTTTAATTATGAACGATTACAAAAAGAATGTCCCGGAGCAAACTGCTTACACGCCCATGCTGGGAAGATGTTAAGGAATGATGAGATTATTGTTTATAAAGAAGAACAATGTACTATAAAATATCTTGTGGAGCTGAGATAAATGAAATATATAAAAAAGTATGTTAGGTACATACAGATTATCGTTTTTATTCTTTTGTTGGCTGCTATGTCGTGCTGTATGACTATATGCCCGGCATATTTAACTTGCACGTTGATTATGACAAAAGGATTTACGATTATTGCATTTTTGGAAATATGTGGAAAATGTTTACTGTTGTATTTCATATTTGCATTATTAGCTGTTGTGCAAGGATCTTTTATTTGGAAAGATTAGCACACAATATATGGTGCTTAAAAATATTACAGACACAATATATAGATATTAAAACTAAATAAAATTCTGTTTTTATTGTCTGTATCTGTAATCCCCATATTATTACCATTCCTTTATGTATTTTCAATTTATTTATTTAAGTTTTTATTATCCGTGATCTTCAAATGCCGTAGTTATGGCATTATAGCCACTATAATAAAAACAGAATTTACACGGAAGAGAGCCTTAAAATATTACAGGCACTTCCACTTGAACTGAAAATAAAAAAGACTGAAAACCGCATACGGGAATGGTATGAATATTATGGCGGAGAGGTTTATATAGCGTTTTCCGGTGGTAAAGACAGCACAGTATTACTTGATATAGCAAGAAAGATATATCCTAACATTGAAGCTGTATATACTGACACTGGTTTAGAATATCCGGAACTTCGTGAATTTGTAAAAACTATTGATAATGTCACATGGCTACGACCAAAGGAAAATTTTAAAAAGGTTGTGCAAAAATACGGCTATCCGGTAATCAGCAAAGAGGTGGCGAACAAAGTCCATTATGCGAAGCCTGGGAATACCAGATGGCAGCAATTACACGGAGAGTACATGAACCCTAAAACGGGCGAGCTTTCTACTCAGTATAATTTTAAGAAGTATGAATATTTGCTTGATGCAGATTTCTTGATTTCTGATAAGTGTTGTACGATCATGAAAAAGAAACCATCATTAGAGTATGAAAAAGAAACAGGTAAGCATCCAATTTTAGGCTTAATGGCAGAAGAAAGTCATAAAAGGAAAAATGATTACATGAAAACTGGATGTAACGCCTTTAATAAAAAACGTCCACAGAGTCAGCCTATGGGATTCTGGACTGAACAGGATGTACTTGAATATTTGTATACTAAGAAAATTCCATATGCTTCAGTTTATGGTGATATTGTGTTTGAAGATGGAAAATATCATACAACAGGAGTGAGAAGAAGCGGCTGTGTCTGGTGTGGGTTTGGTTGTCATCTTGAAAAAGAACCAAATCGTTTCCAAATGCTCAAAAAGACACATCCGAAACTTTGGAATTATTGTATGAAACCTATTGAAAATGGTGGATTAGGAATAAGGCATGTAATGGATTATATAGGGGTAGAAGTTGAATAATATATTTTAAAATGTGATAAGGAAATAATTTATGAAAATGGAAGAAAAATATGTAAAAAGATTCGATATGGTTGAAGGTTCATTCACATTAGAGCCAGGCAAAGGCGTTAATATAGATAAATTATTAAAAATCTTTGGTGTGGATATTTCAGGGAAACCAGATTCATATACCATACAATATTTAAAAACTATACAAGTGAAAAAACATAAGAAGAAAAGAATAAATAAAAAATGGATAAAAAGATATGGGTATAAACAAAGCTGGTTTAATAGCAAAGGCTGGAAACTGAAGTGTTATAAAAATGGAACAGCAGAGTTTATAAAATAAACTGTAAAGAGGAAGAAGAAATGGATTTAGTACAATTACCAGATGGACAAACTGATATCGTAGGAAATAAATATCATGTCATTGATATTGTACGGGAAAAATGTGGCGATGACATTGCAAGGATTATCTCACAATGGATTGATCCGGAAAATACAGGCGAGATGAAAAAGTGGCGCGATTCCTTTAAAGAAGAATTTGAAGAAGAAAAGCGACAGGAAGAAATGGCAATTATAGAAAAGTTAAATAAGATTTATTGCACATAAGATAAACGAAATAAATATTGACACATACAACTTAATATGATATTATATAAGAAAGCTGAGTGGGAAAACCCAGTCAGTATTTCTTATATATAAGATAAACTAAATAAATATGCAACCAAAGGAGAAAAAGAGTTGAACAATCTTGAGACTAATCAATCTTACACGGGGGGACAATTGAGCCGAGAATAAAATGTGAAATTTTTCGTGACTCAATGCAGAATTATAAAAAGTATGGTATTCGTCCCGCACAACTTATTATAGCAGATGTGCCATATAATGTGGGAAATAATTTTTATGGTTCAAATCCTATGTGGTATAAAGGTGGAGATAACAAAAACGGGGAAAGCAAGTTGGCTGGAAAGTCGGCGTTTAATTCAGATTTTAACTTTAATCTCTACGAATATTTCCATTTCTGTTCAAAAATGTTAAAGAAAGAGGATAAAAAGAAATCTATTCGTGGGAGAAGTAGTGATTCACCTTGTATGATCGTGTTTTGTTCATTTGAACAAATTCAGACACTTATTAATGCAGCAGCGAAACACGGATTTGTTCATTACATACCACTTGTGTTTGTTAAGAATTATAGCCCACAGGTGTTGAAAGCAAATATGAGAGTTGTAGGGGCTACAGAATATGCATTACTTTTATATAGAGACAGACTTCCTAAATTCCGTAATGGCGCACAATATGACGAGAACGGAAAAACAATCAGAGGGACTGGACATATGATATTTAACTGGTTCACATGGGAAAAAGATACAAAAGAAATACCAAAGATTCACCCTGCACAGAAACCAGTTGCACTATTGAAGAGACTGATTGAAACATTTACCGATCCTGGCGATGTTGTGATTGATCCTTGTTGCGGAAGCGGAAGCACATTGAGAGCAGCTTGTGAGTTAGGAAGAAGTTCATACGGATTTGAAATTGATCGAACATTTTATCAAAAAGCCAAAGATGAGATGTTAATTGATTACATCAAGTAAAAAGAAATAAATACACAACCAAAGGAAGAAAAATGGAATACAACAAATTATATAATATGGATTGTATGAACTACTTTTCCATCATAGATGGGGGGGCAATTTGATTTAACATTGACTGATATTCCATATGGAGAAGTAAACAGGTCTAGTAATGGATTAAGAAGCTTAAACAAAGAAGATGCTGATATCATGACATTTAATTTGCAAGATTTTTTAAATGAAGTATATCGTGTGACTAAAAGTACAATCATTGTATTTTGTGGAAAAGAACAAATATCTGAAATTCATTCGTATTTTTCCGGCAAACAGAAATCTGGAAAAGGAACTGTTAGACAGATTGTATGGGAGAAAACAAATCCATCACCAATGAACGGTCAGAACATTTATCTGTCTGGGATAGAGAATGCAGTGTGGTTTAAAAAGCGTGGTGGCACATTTAACGCACATTGCAAAAATACAGTTTTCAAATATCCATGCGGAAGGAACAAAATTCATCCGACAGAGAAGAATCATAACCTACTTAAAGAACTGATTCTTGATAATAGCAATGTTGATGATATTGTATTTGATCCATGTATGGGAAGCGGAAGCAGTTGTCTTGTAGCAGCAGAGAATGGCAGAAGATATGTTGGTGTTGAATTGAAACAAAAATATTATGATTTGGCAGTGCAAAGAATGCGCGAAGTATAACAAATCAGATAGGAGAAAGCTTATGGAGAGAACTATTGGATGGCGAAGAAAGAAAAATTTTTCTAAAGCACGAAAGAAAAAACGTACCGCAACGGACATTGGAGTGAATGACGCAAAGAATGGCAAGCGATTACGTGTTAAATGTGACGGGCAATATATAAAAGGAAAAATCCCTATTTATCATTCAAAAGCCAGACGACGTACAAACAATCGTGGATTTTATGGTTCTACAGTGAATTGGAAACATAGAGATGCACAAAAAGTTCTTTCTATGGACTCACAAGAGGAAGAATTTAATGACGAAAAAGAGGTAAAAGATGGAAAATGTTGATGAAACTACAGATGCTTTAAAAGTATCAAGAGGAAGCATTCTGATGGCGAATCACGACAGAGAGTATGTAAACAAAGAAAATACTCTGCAGATAAAAGCCGGAGATAAAATTATTGTCGGTTATGACGGATTACTTCATCCAGTAAACAATAATAAAGCAGCCATTACAATTGACAATGATCTTGAAGTGGAAGGTTATTCTGCCACTGGATTATCAGAATATCTTGTTGCTTGGTTGGATTCTAGCCTGGATTTGAAGGAAAATCTGAGAAGAACAATGCTTGATCTTGATGAATTTAAAGCAGTGATTGAAAATGCATTAGTAGTTATTGGAATGAAAAGAGAAGAAGCTGAGAATGAATAGAAGTCACATTGTATATACGATGAAACATAAGAGAGCATTTCTCAGAGTGGAAAAGGAATTGCTTGGTCATAATACTGTTCGAGGATTTTTGCATGACCTTGATAAAGTTTTTATATATTTGGTGACTCCGAAAAGCTGGGAGAAAAAAGTCTCTAAATTTCACAGAAAATATTCCAGACATCATCCTATAAGAGCGCGAACAAAAGCGGATTATATTCAGATGATTATTGACTGGGAGTGCTGTAGGTTCACGAAACCAGATAAGCCTATGACAGCCCGGCAAACATTATATAAATTGTTCCCAGAAATGGAAGATAAGATTCTTCCATTACTGGAAGAACTCAATCTATAAGGAGGAAAAGATGATCCAGCTTGGTAGTGGATATGAAAAAGTATGTGAATATTTACAGAAACATAATATAAATTCACTCGAAGAAATTGTTGGACTGGATGCATTTCATATTTTTCCACGACAAGGAGTTACAGCTTGTAAAATTAGAAATGTTGAATTTTTCGGAAATGTAAGAGTATGGGGATTTAAAACAAATGTTTCTCATAAGCTGGCAGAGCTTGGTAATTCAATATTTCTTGATGAAAAAGAAGCAAGAGAATATGAAGTTTTGCAGTTACATAAAAGACCTTGGATCAGCAGCAAAACATCATAAAGCGGAGAGTTGAAGAGATAGACAGGGATTTGAATAAATTGGACTATCTCTTAGAACGTTATCCGACAACTGAATCAAGATGCAGATTTAAAAAACGTTGTGAAAACTGCTCACATCACGAAAATTGCATCATTGATGGAAAAATTACATGTGTTGTTTTCGGCAAACCAGAAGATTGTTATTTCTGGGAGCCGGATATAGAAGTATTCAAGAAATGGTTAAAAGAGCATGAAGTAGGATAAAAAACAACTTTTATCTAAATTTATAAAATCCACTGTATTTTCGTCCTTTCATTTATGTTCTATATATAAATAGGAAGAAATTCTTTCAATCACAACATTTGAAACACGATAACCACCGATTTTTCAAGCGTTAAAATGAAAGTTGTTTTCAAATAGGTAATTGTCCACTGGCATTTCGCTAGGTGGATAATTTGAAAATATGTTGGTTTAGTACAGGTATTTCAAGTTTTGTTGCCTGTTATCTTGCAAAGGATGTGGACGAGATTATTTATACTCATGTTCCAAATCAGCATCCGGATAGCTTGAGATTTTTACATGATTGTGAAAAGTTGTTAGGACGAAAAATAACAATATTACAATCCGATAGATATGCGTCAGTGGATGACGTTATCGAAAGAACACGCTGTATCAATACACCGTATGGCGCACCTTGTACAAAATTTCTGAAAAAGGAAGTGAGAAAACAATGGGAGATACAGAATTTTGACCATCATACATATGTATGGGGATATGACGTAAATGAAAAGAATAGAGCCGATAGACTTGTAAAAACAATGTCAGACTACGATCACGAATTTCCTCTTATTGAAAACGGATTCACGAAGGAAGATTGTCATGCACTTGCAAAGGAACTTGGATTAAAACGCCCATACATGTACGACTTAGGTTATCCGAACAATAATTGTATCGGGTGCGTGAAGGGCGGCATGGGCTACTGGAACAAAATTCGAGTAGATTTTCCTGAAGTGTTTGAGCGAAGAGCAAGACAAGAAAGGAAAATCGGTCATAGTTGCATTAAGGGCGTATTTTTAGATGAACTTGATCCTAAACGTGGACGTATGGATTTAGAAGTCATGGAAGATTGCGGAATCGCTTGTCAGCTTGTGCTGAAGGAAAAAAGAGATTTGAAATAATGAGAGCCGATTGACAGGAGGATAATGATGAATATTACACCAGAACAAAATAAACATAACTGCCAGTTGTGTAAAAGCGAATGGCTTGGAAGATGTTTTAATGGCAGTAATTATGGAAAAGACGTATCTGTAGATAACGAGCCATGTAATTCTTATGAATTTGGTGGTACACAAGAGAGATTGGCAGAAATTGAAAAAGAAGAAGCCAAGAGGCTGTATGAGGTGAAATTTTGTTAGATGGAATTATTAGTGGTTTGATTGTTGCATGGATTCTGACAATATTCAATGTAGATAGTATCTGCATTAATGCATTACAGCCGTTTTTCGCAAATGTAAAATTGACAACAGATCATTACTATTTCGCATTTGGTGTGTTCGGCTTAATCACAGGAATAATGTCACATAGCAATTAGAAGAAAGGAAAAAGTAAATGAAAATTAAAAACATAAAAGATGTCAAGACTTTTTTGAAGGTAGTAAATGAGTGCGAAGGTGGAGTAACACTGACCTCTGTATATGGTGATAAGTACAACCTTAAATCTACTTTAACACAATATGTAGCAGTTGCAGCACTTGTGGGAGAACACGGCGATGAGTTGGAACTTTGGTGTTCTAATAAAAATGACGAAAAGAAATTCTTACAGATGTTCAACGAACATCCGGAAATGCTGTAGAAAGATGGAATAAATAAATGAAAATAACAATTATTGGAAGCCTGATATATGGTGTGTTATTTGTGGCACTTACAATAGTAGCAGACGCAAAGCCTAATACTCCGAAGTTCTGGGCTTTACTTGGAATATCTGCCGCAATGGTTATTAATGAAATGTGGCAAAAATAGATTAAATTAATTTTTTATCGTTATTTTCCAATTTTTATACCTCTTTTACCTGATTTTTAGTGGCAATAAATGCTATATTTAGTGTCAACATATACATATAGCATACAAAATATAGTATAAATGCCACTAAATCAGCACTTTTCTACAATAGTTTTACAATGAAAAATTAATTCAAAGTTGGAAACTGGTAAATTTCTGCGAAGTTGATAAGTTTGCCGAAACTTCATATTGTGCTATTCATGGAGTTGATCCAAACCTTAACATTGGAGATATTACGAAAGTTGATGAAAACAGCATGTTACCATTCAATATGATTTGTGGGGGATCACCATGCCAAGATTTCAGTATTGCTGGAAAGAAAGCTGGCAGTGGATGGACTTGTAAAGATTGTACAGATGATGACGGAGAGCCATTTACATATAACCCTTTGACAGTTCATTGGTCAAAAAGAGATAAGTGTCCTAATTGTGGGAGCGAAAACCTTGATAAGACACGTTCTTCTCTGTTGGTTGAATGGCTGCGTGTTGTTCGAGCAAATAAGCCAGCCTGGGGAATTTATGAGAATGTAAAAAATATTGTAGGAAAATCTTTCAGAAACACATTCGATATGTTTATCGAAGAGCTTCACGAATATGGATATAACACTTACTGGAAAGTGCTGAATGCCAAAGATTTTGGTATTCCACAGAACAGAGAACGATTATATCTTGTAATCATCAGAAAAGAACTTGATAACGGCAGTTTCAACCTTCCAGATGGATTTGAGAGTGACATAACAATGTACGATATTCTTGAGGATGAAGAAAACGTGCCAGATAAATATTACGTTGATTCAGCCAAAGAGAAAAAGGCATTACAGGAAATGATTGACAGCGGAAAACTGGATAGATCCTATTCTCATACAATCAGACATGGGGGGGCTGTTCACTAGACCGTCACATGTGGGATCTTGTACAAACGAAATGCGTCAGGGCGCAATCGTCAGCAGACAAGCGAAATATATAGACCATTTAACTGATTGTGCGAATACTCTTATGGCAAGAGACTATAAGGGATTTGGGAATCAAGGAATGAATGCAGTGATTACATTAAAACCAACCAGAAAGGAATAAAGATGAATAGATATATTTGTGAACGAAGATGTGATGAAGGAATGAGAACGTTCAAGGGGGGCTTTGTGGCACTATCCGAACGATTAATGCAGGAGGCGACAAAAGAGTGATTGTGGAAAATAATGATAAAGATATAAATATTGAAGATTATGGTATTCGCCGTTTAACTCCAAGAGAGTGTTGGAGATTAATGGATTTTTCGGACGAAGATTTTGATAAGGCGAAAGCTGCGGGTTTGTCGAACACACAACTGTACAAACAGGCGGGCAATTCTATTTGCGTGGGAGTTCTATGTTACATATATAAAAATCTATATCAAGCAATGCCGTACTTGTTTGAGAATTTAAAAGTAAGTAGTTTCTTCTCCGGAATCGGAGCTTTTGAGAAAGGGTTGGATAGATTGTATGCAGAAATCTCATAAAGACCAACCAATGATAAAAGTAATAGGTCATCTGGATATCAATGGGTTGGATATTATTAAGCGAATCTATTCAATAGATGGATTATCTCCTACTCTTTCAACGATGATGGGGGGGGCAAAGACAACCTAAAATAGTCATCAGGAGAAATCATGAATGATATTAAGCCAAAGTTGATGGGTGGAATTGGCGAAATAAACTTTGGCAAACAATATCGTCAAGGAAATCGAATATATGATGCTGCTGCAATCGCCATGTGTGTTCTGGCTCAACCAGTTGGGAACACTGGCGGCTACAGCTACTTATATCTTATCAAAAGAAATAGCCAGGAGAAAAAGCATGAATAAGAAGGTACTCAAAGTTGGAAATCTTTCAACTGGCAATTCACAAGCTGGAACAATTTATAGAACATGGGGGGCTTTCCCCTACATTGTGCGCCGGAACTCACGGATATGCACTTGGTTATATAGTTGTTAATAAAAAGAAATCCAGTAAGAAACAAATAAAATGTAGGAGGAATGAATTATGAATACATGTGTAAAAATCATTGATAATTGTTTGGACTGCAATAGTTGTTTTTGTTGACAGAATACTTACTGCAGATTCATGGGATCATGAAGAAGGTGCGTACTGCAAAGAAGTCCTAAAAAACGGAAAACCTAGACTTATTGCATCAGATGACTGGGATTTGAGAAAGTGGTCAAAAGTCCCAGATTGGTGTCCGAATCTTATAAAAAGCAGATTGAATAAGTTGCGACTTGAAGCAGGAGTTCTCAGTAACAAGGAGTTCGATAAAAAGCTGAATGAGCTTTTAAAGAGCCAAAGCGAAGAGTATTCAAAACTGATAAAAACATTGATCTCAATGGGGTTTGCATACGATCAAGTAGCATTTGAAAGAGATGTTGCAATTAAACAGTTAAATAATCTTGGCGTTCAGTTTGGAGAAGATACTTCAAAATATAGAGTAGTGAGGAATGAAAATTGAATTATAAATCCAAATTAATCTGCAGAAAATATATCACAGATCATAAGGGAGGTAGACCTTATGTTAGATGTCAAACAGAAGAAGAGTTTTGCGAAACAGTGAATAAAGAAATGAATGAGTTGAGAGATAAAGGTGCGAAAAAGATATCTGTACAATATTTCCAAAGTTTAGACACAGACACAGACACAGAGGTAATCAAAGCTATTATTACATATATGATTTGAAACAAAGAGAACTATATAAATAATGGAGGTACATATGAGCGCGTTAATTGTAAATTTATTTGGAGTCCCTGGAGCTGGCAAAAGCACTGGCGCAGCATATATTTTCTCAAGATTAAAAATGCTTGGAGTTAATGCGGAGTTAGTTACAGAATTTGCCAAAGATAAAGTGTGGGAGAATAACGAAGAAGTATTTAATAATCAGGCATATATTTTCGGGAAACAAAGTTTCAAGATAAGCCGATGTGCAAATAAGGTTGATGTAATCATTACTGACAGCCCATTACCACTAAGCATTTTCTATAATCATGATCCGTTGCTTACTGAAAATTTTAATTCAAGTGTAATGGATGTATTTAATGGATATAAAAATGTGAATTTTCTTATTACTAGAACAAAACCATACAATCCTATTGGCAGACAGCAGACAGAAAAAGAATCCGACGATATGAAAAAGCCCATCATTGATCTCTTAACTCAAAGAGGAATTACATATCAGGAAGTTCCAGGAGAAGTTGCTGGATATGATGCGATAGTAAACAAGGTATTGTCACAGATTAGAGATAAGGAGGAACTTGAAAGTGAGCAAAACTAAAACATGTGTCCTTTATAGAGGATTAAAAGAAAGTATGAAAGCATTTGCTGACAGAGTAGCAAATAAACTTGATGAAATGGAAAAATATGGCGCAACAATTGTTTACACTGGATTTCTTCAGGATAAAATTTCAAAGGAAAATGCAGCTATTATTTTATATCAGTGCTTTAAAACTTTTGAGGAAGATCTTAAAAAGACAGGAGATTGCTATTTATAGGAGATAATGATATGCATTGTTATGGAAGAGCCGCTAAAAGACGGAGAGACAGGGAATATAAGAGAAAACTTAAAAGACTTCATTCATTTGGAACAATTAGACCGGCTATTCGATATGTTGATGCAGACTATCCATATAAAACAGTGAATAAGCCATATTTTGTAAAATCATACAAAAGCCTTGGAAGAAATAAAGGACGGTATTATACATATAAGAAAGTGTCTAACAGAAAAGTACGTTACTATAAAGGTGACCTTTTCAATGGCAATGCATATAAGAAATTGTTTGACTTATAGTGGCAGATTTATTAATTGGAGGTGAGTACATATGGAACTGATAACACGCCCACTGACTAAAAAAGAAATTTTATGTATGGTGGAAAATGATGAAATACCTTTCGTTGTAATTGTAGATAAAAGATTAATCCCTACTTCTTATGCTGGTTGTGATTCAGATAATGATTTAACAGAAAAGATATCAGAAATTGTTCTTGGAGATACAAGTGGCGAAATTGTATGCTGGAATATTGTAAAAGAAATAAACGAAAAATTAGTAGAGATTAAAGGAATAATCAATGTAGCATATTTTCTCTTTGGAGAATCTTCGGCATGTGATCTGATTGAACATTGGGAAGAAGAATGCGTAGCACATCTTGCATATTCAAATGATAAAAAAGATATGTATGAGGGGAAATGGTAAAAAATTATGATGGTCAGAAGTCAAAATAAAGAATTAATAACTTTTTTGGAAAATATTCAGGTAATTAAAATACGCAAAGACACAGACGAATCTGTAAGGATTGTATTTGAATATGTTGAAGGATCTAAAACAATGGGACAGTATCACTCATATCAAGTAGCACTTAAAGTATTGGATATGATTCAGGAAGCTTATAGTGAATATCAAATCATGTTGAATTTCAGTGTAAGTTATCTTCACGAATTTAAAGAAAAAACAGATGGATTTGCTATCTTTCAGATACCAGAAGATTCGGAGTTGGAAGCATGAGCCATATCAAAGACAGATTAATCCAGTTAAAATAAGATTTTGGTTTCAGCGAGAAAGGATATAGAACAGATGAGCAGACTAATTGATGCAGATAAGCTAATCGAAGAAATGTCAACATGGTACTGGGATAAAGAAAAACAGAAAGCTTCAGAAGAAGATGTAAGTCCAATGGACTTATTTACACATCTTGCAATTACAACTGTTCAAGAACAGCCGACAGCTTTTGATGTGGACAAGATTATTAGTGAATTGAAAAGAGATAAATTCGTTGAATCAGAATGTATCTTATCTGACGTACATCAAGGATATAATGCTGGACTGAACAGAGCAATAGAAATTGTAAAAGGCGGTGGAGTAGATGACAACTAAACCGATTTTATTCAATACCCAAATGGTTCTGGCAATCATGGACGGAAGAAAGAGCTGTACTCGGCGGATGGTAAAACCCCAACCAGATGAAAAGCATACATACCCACTCAGTTTTGTTACCGACAGTACAAAGAAGAAAGAGGTAGGATGCTTTGGATTTGGCATTAATGAATACGGCGGTTCTATTCAATACGCAAAGCCGCAGTATCAGCCGGGAGATATCCTGTATGTCCGGGAAACATGGGAGCGTTTTGAATGTTGGAACTGCGAGGGAGATGAAAGAGGAAATTGCCCCAAAGAACCAAAGAAAAGCGTTTTGTATAAAACTTGTGATTGCTACATGTATCGGGCAACAGATGAAATAAATGGAGACGCGAAGTGGCACCCGTCCATCCACATGCCGAAAGAAGCGGCGAGAATCTGGCTGAAGGTTACGGATGTGAGGGTGGAGCGGTTACAGGATATCACAGAGGATGGTGCAGAAGCAGAAGGAGCGATAGATAACAGAGGGCTTATTCACAGCCCGGAGAATGAATATGATCGCATATATACAGCTAGAGAACATTTTATTGAAATCTGGGACAGAACCATCAAGAAATCTGATCTTGACATCTACGGTTGGGATGCAAACCCGTGGGTCTGGGTGATCGAATTTGAACGGTGTGAAAAACCGAAGGAGGCGTGATATGAGAGAAATTCTTTTCAAGGCAAAGCGGGTTGAAGTGATTGGAAATATTTTCGATCAATCAGAATTATTACGGGAGGAATCAGATGAATAAATCGGTATTGATAATAGATACACCGGAATCATGTTGGATGTGTCCTATTGCCACAGATCATAGTGTATCAGAAGTGTCAGTATATTGTCCTGTAATTGGAAAGTATATAACTGGAAAAGATTGTGAATCAGTTTCAGAACATTGTCCATTAAGACCTCTACCAGAACACAAAGAGATAAAAGAAACATTCCGTTGGGGAGATCGTTTGCCAAGTTTTAAATGTGGGTGGAACTGGTGTTTAAAAGCAATTATAGGAGGAAAATAAATGTCAGGTGATTATAGAACAGTAATGGAATCTAAAAGAGAATTTAAACCCGGAGATATTGTTAAGCACTTCAAAAGAGAGTTTCTGAAAGGTGAAACGTTTAGAATATCTAGCAAGTATCTCTACAAAATAATTGGCATTGCAGAACATACAGAAACCAAAGAAAAAATGGTTGTATACTAGGCATTATATAAAAGCGAAAAAGACAATGTGAACTTTGGATTATATGTAAGACCATATGACATGTTTATGAGTGAAGTGGATCATTATAAATATCCCTGTATTAAACAGAAATATAGATTTGAATTATATGAAAGGTAATAATAGATGGAAAGGTTAAGTTTGGTTGTATGGATGGCAGCGAAATGATTGAACAATGGGAAAATGATTGTGCTGTAAATATTTCGTATGCACACAATAACGGAGATTTATACGAAGGGAAATGGTAGACATGGAAGAACTTGAGACTTTATACAAGCCGATTCCAGCATATAGCACGAATGAATATAAAGTAGCTGGGAGAAATCTTCACATTGATAAAACTGAAGCATTTGAGAAAATATCCAGAAGAGTAAAAGCTATGAATCATATGGAAATGTTCAATTTTGTCTCTGGATTGGTGGATGTAGCAATCTCTTCTAGTGAAGAAACCAAAGGAATATTTGATGGTTGTATTTGTATGCCAGAGAATCTTCCGCTTAGAGATATTATTTTTACCGTACAAGATACAGAAAATCTTTTATCAGAATTTGATAAAAAGAAAGAAAACGAGTGTATGAATATTTCAAAACTCAAAAAGCAGATAAAACATTGTAAAAATCCACTCGAAAGAAGTTCCCTGGAAAGGCAGTTAAACAAAGCATATAAGAAGAAAAAAAAAAAAAAAGGATAAGTATTTCCAGATGCCGGAAGATAGTGAGGTAAAAGCATGACAAATAGAGAAAAGTTCGCAAAAGAAATTTTGGATATTGTATGCAGAGGTGGAGCATTTGCAGTTACAAAGTCAAGTGAAATTACCTCTTGCAGTAAGATTAGCTGTGAGAAGTGTATATTTAGTTCTAAAAATTCTGAAAAAACTTGTAGAATAAAGCGATATGAATGGTCACAATATGAATATGTAGAAAAACCTGTAATCACATCAAAAGAAAAGAAATTCCTTGATCTACTTTTGCCTAATTATAAATATATTGCAAGAGACAAAAAATGGTTTCTTATTAGCCTGTACAGAAAAGCCAATTAAAATATTAGAAACTTGGGGATTAGCAAACTGTGCATTAATAAATATGTTTGATATTAAATTTGACTTTATCAAACGGGAAGATGATGAGCCTTGGAGTATTGAGGATTTGAAAAAGCTGGAGGTGAAAGCATGATTGATTTAACAAACACATGTGTTCTAGTTAGAACGAAAGAAGAAAACGAAAAACTACTTAAAGAAGCTGAGAAACAAGGATTCCATTGGTATAGGAAAAACAGTTGCTATCCATTACAAACACAACATCTTCCAAACATTTTAAATTTTTATAAAGGCAAAGATATTTCTTGCGCTGCATCTATTGATCCAGGTTTCACTTTCTACGAAGCATCAGAACTCCTCGGCACAAAAGAAATGACAGCGAGAGAGTTTGCTGAGTGGATTGCCAATATATATTCTTCATGCGGTAATCGTAAATGTTCAGAATGTGTATTGAGCAAAAATAACACTAAGTGTGACTCAAGTTTGTGTGGAATAGAAAACTGGAAAGACAATATTGACGAAATTCTTGAAATTGTGGCATCGGGTAGAACTACAGTTCCATCACAAGAAGAGAAAGCAATTAAAAATATTGAGAAACTAATCCAAATTCCAGATCACGAAATCAAAATAACGGATGAAATTAAGGAATCATTGAAACTGGCGGTGGAGAAGTTAAAAGAGGTGAAATGATGGAAAAGATTATAATTGACGATATGATAAAGGCACTTAAATGTGTTGCCAGCCAGGATGCTGTAGGCGATTGCTATTCAGACCACGAAAACTTCATACATATGGATGATGATGAGCATAAACGAATTGTCTGTGGAACTGGCGAAACTTTAAGAGATTTCATCAGTGGGAAGGAAACGGTTGGTTGCCCGTATCATCAGCAGAAATATGGTTGCTGTTTTGAAGATGGGGATTTGTTTTGGCTGAAAGATGTCGCAGGACTGTTGAAAGAACTGAAATCCTACGAAGATTCAGAAAAACAGGGATTGCTTGTGAGATTACCTGTTAAAATTGGCGATGATATTTATAAGATTCCAAGCAAAGTTAAGTATGATTTGAATGTCCTGAATGGATATAAAACAAATAACAGAGTATATCATCAAAAAGTTTACAACATTGTAATTTCTCAAGACGGATGGTTTATACAATGCGATAAAGATAGTATATACGCCCCAGATGTCATCTGTATTGATTCAGAATACGGACAAACATGGTTTACTAATTGCGAAGAAGCCGAAAAGAAATTAGCAACATTTAAGCTAGGAGAATAAGAGAGGAAAACAAAATTGGACAAAGTAAGAAAAATTGAATTAACAATAACGCCAAATTATGTGTCTGATTGGAACTTCCAGGATGCTGTAAGAGAATTAATCCAAAATGGAACTGACCAGCAGACACTTGATCCGAAGAATGTGTTTAAAATATCCTATGACGAACAGGAAAATATCCTTCAGTTAAGTAATTCTGAATCGACTCTGGAAATAAATACCTTGTTACTTGGTTGTAGCACAAAATCCAATAATACTGATACTGTTGGACAATTTGGAGAGGGCTATAAAATCGCAGCACTTGTGTTAAATCGCCTTGGAAAAACATTTTCTGTATACAATAATAGTAAAGATGAAATATGGATTTCCAAATTTGAATACTCGGAAGTATTCAATGAAAAGGTTCTTATGTTTGAAATAATTCCAAACCATACAAACAATGATGGACTTGTTATCGAAATCGAAAATGTGACTTTAGATGAATACAACTCTCTATATGATGTGTGGATAGGTATGCCGGATGCAGAAAATCATAAAGCAATAGAAACAAGTTATGGGCGCATTTTTACAGAAAAAGATATGCGTGGCAAAATATTTGTAAATGGGCTTGCAGTAGAAAAAGAGAAAAATTTATATTTTGGATATGATTTTAAGCCGCAATACATTACTGTTGAACGTGATAGAAAAAGCTGCAGTACATGGGATATGCGAAGTACAACTTCAAAAATGATATGTGAAGCAATAGACAATGGTGATCTTAATATAAAAGACCTTATGGAAATTGCCAATGACGGATCATTCTATGATATATGTAATATCCAATATCAAACCTATACCGAAAAAGGACGTAAAGTTAAGGATATGATTATTTCTGACTTCGATGAAAACAATCATTCCGCAATTCCGGTAGGAAATCAGTCAGACTATGATAAGGTTAAAAAGCTTGGTGGAAAGCCAGTATTTGTTCCATATGAAATTGCACAAATTGTATCAGGTACAACTGAGGAAAGGATGAAAGAACTTGCCGAAGAATCCTGGGGCAGAGATTTTTCCGTAAAAGAGAAATTGCAGCAGTGGCGTGATTTTTATGAAAATGATTTCTCATCAGAAGCAATTGAACAATTTGATAAAATCATAGAAGAATTAGAATAGGAGATAGCCAACAATGGAAATAACAAATGGACTTAAAGGGCGATTCTGTAAGCTTTACGGAATCCCCATTAACTTATATGAAGAACCTTACTTCCAGAGCAGACTTGAATTGTTAGACAAACAATATGGGGCAGTAGAAAAATATAAAGAATTTCTTGATTCAATAGCAGAGTTTAAAACAGAACAGGATTATTATGAGCATTATAACAAAGTAAAGGATAGTGCGATTTCTGCCATTAAGAATAACGCCACATTCCAGCAATTTAACGAAATAGATATGTCCGGATTCAACAGTGTAATTAAAAAATATCAGTTACCATCAAAGCCAATTTATAAACCGTCATTTGATGGAAAACATTTCATCAGTATTGATATGAAACAGGCTAATTTCAGCACATTATATCATTTTGATAATACAATGTTTGATGGGGAAAAAACTTGGGAGGAATATATTGGAAGATTTACCGAACGCAAAGAACTGATTGAAAGTAAATATATGAGACAGAGAATTTTCGGAGAATGTAATCCGAAACGCCAGATTACTTATCAGAAATATCTTATGTGTAAATTGCTTGCCTTTCTGTTGGTTGGTATTCCTGAGAAAGATATTGTATTCTTTTCACATGATGAAATTGTTATAGATGATACAGAAAAGACTTATATATATTATCCATTCGTGGAAGAATGCATAAATAAATATAATATATCAACCAACGTAAAAATGAGAATAGAAAGATTCCAGTTAAAATATCTCGGTGAAGATGTAGGATATGCGAAAGTCTACGATAACGAAAACAGATTCGATTTAAAGTGTGTAGACAACGATTATATCACAATGATATTCCGGTTTATTCAAACTGGCAGGATTCTTGAAGAAGATTTGGCATTTTTCTATAAAGGCACTACGGCGAAATTTGAAAAAATACCAGATCAAATTCAAAGGTCAAAACTATGCAGCGGAGACATAAGGTTGCTCAAACAATGTACACAATGCGGTAGGCTTATACAGGCAGGAATAGATAACGATACTTGCATTAGATGTTTCAGAAATGAAATGGACGCGAAGATGTGTAAACGGAAAATGGAGTATATAAACAAGTTACTTGGTTAGGAGGAAGATTATGGCATTTTCAGCAAAAGAAAAACTTGAGAAATTATTAGAATTTGTAAATAAAGAAGAGGAACTTCGTACCGAATTTTCTATGAAAGCAATGGAAAATGGAAACATAATGGCTATGCAGATTCATAATGCAGAAGCATGTGCTTGTACGAAAATGCGATATACCATTGAAGATATGTTATCTCACAATGGCAGCAATCCAGCGTGGGATAGCATGGAGTTTAATGAAGCATACGGATATTTGCGCAAAGGAAAGAAAATCAAGTTGCCTGAATGGGACGGTTACTGGTATTGGTCTGATAATCGTAAAACAATTATGATTCATTGTAAAAACGGAACGGAAATGGATATCCGAGATACAAAAGATGTAGGATATACATTTGATTTTATTGCAAGAAATGATTGGATGGTAATAGAAGATGATTGATGACGATAAAGAGTGTTGCAAAAACTGTAAATACTTTTCAACATTAAAATTGTTTCAGAGATATGTCGCGACAATTGGTGGTCACGGAGCTGTTTGTGGTTGGAAAGTAGGAATAAAAAATAATATTATAAGTAAGAAAGAATACGGTTGCTGTACTGTGTTCTTAGAAGAAGCAGGGCGTATTTATGAAACATGTCCTACAGACAGATGCGAAAAGTGGAAGTTAAAATAATAATATCCATCCTTGTTTGACAAGGGTGGATTTTTAGAATTAAGTTAAAAGAAATAATAAATTGCAAAAAACACTTGACAAAGTTAGAAAAAACGTATAATATATAAAGAGAAGATAAAAGAAATAAATATAGGATAAACATATGAAAAGAATAAATGATAAAATTTTACTTGATGACAAGGAGCTGAAGCTACTTGTCAAAGAAGGATATGATAGGGGTATTATATTCGGATGTAAAGTAAATGCTACTAAAGTAGTAAATACATTAAAAGAAATGACATCGGAAAATTTTGAAATTATTAAAGATCAAATCATTGGATTTTGCAAAGAAACAATTAGAATTGCAGATTCAAATAAAAAAGAAAGGGAAACGTAGTAAAAATGGAGCAGTTATCAATTACAAATCATGCAATGGAGAGATATGCAAAAAGAATTGCAAACCGTGAAACTACCATTGACGTGAATACATACGTTCAATTGAACAAGGATAAAATTACAGAAGATATAAACACAATGATTCACTTTGGAAATCGCATTTATACCGGAAGAGTCGGACAACGCGAAGAACGTCCGGTAAATGTATATCTTTCTGGTACATGGGTTATTCTTACAGATATCCTGGATAAGACAGTCATTACTGTTTATAAGGTAAATCTCGGTCTTGATGAAGAATTTAATAAAACCTTCATTAATGGTATTTTGAAAAGGATGGAAGAGCATAAGGCTGAACTTGCCGAAGCCCAGAAACAAACCGAAGAAGAGAAGAAATCATACCAGAGTATTATTGCAGATAATAACGCCCAGATTAATGAGTATAAAGCAGCAATCAATGAATTAGAAAAGCTAAACACTGATTATCAGGAAACTATTGGAGATATTGGAGCGAGACATAAAGCTGCTGAATTAGCAGTAAAAAGAGATGTTGAAAATTTAATAATGCGCATGGAGTTTTAATTTTATTGACAAATAAAAGATATAAGTACAAAATAGTATTTAGAAGAGAAGCGGAAAAATATTGAAAACCGTATATTATAAAAATATCGGAAGGAGAAATACTTGTGTCTATTTATATAACTGGCGATACTCATGGTGCTGATAAACTTGGATCTCATAGTGTTGATGGTTTTATTAATCGTTTGAACATGGAGTCATTTCCGGAACAAAAGCATTTGAACAAAGATGATTATGTTGTTATTTGTGGCGACTTTGGTGGTGTATGGAATTATGCTGGAGAAACTAAGAAAGAAATTTATGACCTTAATTGGCTTAATTCCCGCAATTTTACAACACTTTTTGTTCCTGGAAACCATGAGAACTATGATCGCCTAATTGGTTTAAGTGATAAGAACTTCATAAACACATGGATTTTCAAAGACTTGGAAGAAAGCGAAAAAAGAAAAATTCTGAATGGATATCCACAAAAAGAATGGCATGGAGGTATAGTTCGTGAAATCCGTCCATCTATATTAATGCTAGAACGTGGGTATGTGTTTGACATTGATGGTTGTAAATGTTTTTCCTTTGGTGGAGCAAGAAGTCACGATATTAGTGGTGGAATTTTACAACCTGATAAATTTGAAAATAAAAAATTAATGAACAAAGAAGCTGATAGGTGGAATCATGAAGGAAAATTTTTCCGCATAAATCATGTTTCATGGTGGGAACAGGAAATGCCAAATCAAGTAGAAATGGAAAAGGGCATTGAAACATTGGCAACAGAAAACAATAAGGTTGACTTTATCTTTTCACACGATTGCCCGTCATCTGATAAGACTATGATTTTAAGAACAAATGAGAAAGATGAACTCAATGAATACTTTGAGCATATAAAACAAAGTGTAAACTATAAAAAATGGTTTTTCGGACACTATCATGAAAATATGATGATTCCTGGTGGAAAAGATATATTGCTTTATGAACAAATAATCCAAATCAACTGACAGGAAATAAATGTAAATTTTCACCACAAGATAAATTAAATAAATAAAATACATAAGGAAACAAGAAATGAAATTGTATGAAATAGAAGATTGCGATGAATGTCCAATAAGAGATGAAGGAATTTGTCCTGGTGGTTGGACATCTGGTGCTGGTGGAAATCCAATTGAACCTCCATGCATAAACTGGGATGGAAATAAAAATGTAGAAGATTATATTGAAGAGTTTTATGCAAGTCAATTGGAGTACGAAGAATATGAAGATCGGCTGTTTGAAGAAAAACAAAGAAAGCAGCGGAAGAAGGAAATATCAAAACGAAAACGTGAATATATAAAGGGGTATTGTATTTCAGAACAGATTGCAGTTAAAACACTTAAAAGAAAGATTAAAAACTATGAGAATATAGAACATTTAGCAGATTGCATGGCAACAGCGTTTAACATAACAAATGAAATGTTCGGATATTCTGATAGGAAAGAAGTAAATCCAGAAATTTCGGAAGCACTGCAGACGCTTAAAGCTGAACTTGAAAAAGCAGAAAAAGATTTGAGAGACAAGCAAAAAGAGTGTCGGAATACTGAATACTATAAGAATATAGGAAAGGATTTGTAAATGTATAAACAGGTTATTGTAGTAAACAAAGGATTAAAAATGAGTCCTGGGAAACTTGGGGCTATGGTAGCACATGGGGCTACCGCATTCTTTTGTGAATGGTTTAAAAGAAATGTTACCACTTCAAATGAGACTTGCAATGATTATACAATCAGTCCAAACGCGAGAGCTGATAAAGAACTTTTCGCTCAGTGGATCAGCGGCAGTTTTACTAAAATTGTACTTGAAGTAGAAAATGATGCAGCCATGAAAGAAATCATAAAAAAAGCACATGAACACAATATGGTCAACAGACAAGACTTCTTCAATATTGTGGACGAGTCAACAGAATTTTTAGATATTCCACAGTGGGCGGTAATTGCATTTAAGCCTATGGAAACAGAAAAGATTGACCTAATTACAGGAGAACTGAGTTTATATTCAGAAGATTTGCCAAATATCAAAGAAATGCTTGGAAAACAATTTAAGGATCTCTTTTTGGTTACAGAGCACAATGCGACGAATTGGGAAGATACTGATGACTTTTGGTTCTTTTTAGTGAATGATAAATCAGAGATTCCAATGATAGATAATACATACAGGTGGGTGAACCTATCAAGCGGGACGATTTCAGGAAAGGTATTTTCTACAAGAGAAGAAGCAATCACATGGGTTACAAGAAATATAGACTGGGAAGTTGAAGGTGTGGGTGAAAAATTTGACGAAAGTAAATAATATCCATGTTGGGGATATATATAAAGTGAAGCAGATAGAAATTCCGCGTTTATACACTGATAAAGAAGAATTTCTTATTATGTTGGTTGTAGATAAGTGGTCAGTAAATGGAGTTGCTCTTAGATATAGATGGTTGAATTTGACGACTGCATCACTTATCAGAGGAACTTACCCATCAAAAGAACAGGCAGAAGATTGGCTAAAAACCATGTGCGGCTGTTGGACATTAGAAAAGTTAGATGTAGACGAAATTCATATTTTAACAAGGCAAGAGGAAGATAATGGCTAATAACATAGGATATTTAACAAGCAAACTTACACCAGAACATCAGGAAATGTATACCCCATATTATGCTGTTGAACCAATTGTAAAATATATCCCAAAACAATATAAAATATGGTGTCCTTTTGATAAAGAATGGTCTGCATTCTATCAAACTTTCAAAAATCTTGGCTATAATGTAATCAAATCGCACATAGACGACGGGAAAGACTTCTTTATATATGAGCCAGATGAATACGACATAATAGTTTCTAATCCACCATTCAGTATTAAAGACAAAATACTTGAACGGTTGTACGAATTAGGCAAACCATTTGCCGTATTACTTCCATTAAACTCATTACAAGGAAAGTCAAGATACAAATTTTTCTCAAAAGGTGTCCAGCTTTTATCATTTGACCAGAGAATAGGTTTTCACAATAGATCAAATATGAATTTGGCGATAGAGGGGAGTCCATTTGCAACAGCATATTTTTGTAAAAATATATTACCAAATGATTTGATTATAGAAAAAATAAATAAATATGATAAAAAATTATTATAAAACAGGAGATTAAAATAATGGATAAACAAAAAGTGTATTGCCATTGGGATTTGATTAGATTCATTTCTGAAGAAGCACTTGAAAAGTATTGTGTAAGCGTTGAAGATGTTATGGGAAAAAGTCATTTTGAATTAATGATTTACTTATACAAAGACGGTGAAAAGTATACTATTCAAATATACAAATCAGAAAAAGAAAAGGATTTTGATTTATATACTTTTGATAGTTTAGATGGTCTGAAAGACTTTTTTGAAAGTTTATTTTACAAACATCCAGAATACAAAGAACGCCCATATGTAAAAATCGAAATGCAGAAAGAAACCAAATAACTGTTGTGAAAGGGGTTTATTAATGAAAGGATTACAGATAAAAGAGTTTATAAAATATATCGGGGAAAATAGTAAGATATCCGGATGTGGCAGTAGAATATTTTAATATGAGATATTGACAAAAGAACAGATGTTCTGTATAATTGGGATATATAGAACACCTGTTCCGAAAAACATTTGCTTAATTGGTAAGTAAAACTGAGATGACAATAGTATTCCAATAAGCTTATGTCTCCCCAATGTTATCATACATTGGAAAAAATTTCAAGGAACACGTGTTCTTTTTTTGTTGAGATTGGAGGAAAAGCATGAAGAAAAAATACTTTTTATTTATGTGTAAACTTGATAGCTTTTTGTATAAAAACAAATTTGCTATTGAGTCTACTATGAGCTTATTACTTGCTTTATTGAGCAAATATTTTTAATAAGAAAGGCGAAATAAATAATGCAAATTTATCTTTTAGATTGTAATGAAATGATGGTGGAAGCTTGGAAAAGATACTTCCATCCAATATTTGATGAAGTTGCTCCGGTAGAATTTGTACAGAGTGATTTCGGTACTTTTATGGAAAAACATGAGTCAGATATTGATGCAGTGGTTTCTCCTGCAAATGCTTACGGTTTAATGGATGGCGGTTATGATGGCGCACTTACTAAGTATTTTGGTAATGGATTACAGTTGATGGTGCAGAAAAAGATTGTTCAGGAATTATATGGAGAACAGCCTGTGGGAACAAGTATTTCTTTTAAAATTCCACGCCGTAATGTTCGGCTGATACATACACCAACAATGCGAACACCATCAGAAATAAAAAATCCAACAATTATATATCAGTGTATGAGGACGACACTTATGGAAGCACTCAATAATAATTGTAAATCTGTGGTTGTTCCGGCATTTGGTGGTTCTGTTGGTAGAGTAGAGCCAGACATTATTGCAAAGATGATGTATCGGGCATATCTCCAAATCTTTGATGAGAAGGGAAGAGAAGCAATAAATTGGGGAATAGCATACGAACAGTGTGTAGCTTTAATAAAGATAGAGAGGTCTAAATAATGAGAAAGAAAGTTTTGTTACTGGCAGGATGCGTTCTTGCATCTGTTTTTATGTTAACTGGATGCGGAGAATCATATCCTAAAATATCAGTGTACCGTTCTGAGTGGGGAGAAAATAATTTAGATATTGGTATTGGAAATGATTACAAATACGACAGATATATAAAGGAAGATACAAGTGATGGCTGCTCCGTGACAATTTATTTTACAGAAAGAAAAAATAAATGAAAGAAACATTTACAGAATGGCTGAGAAAACAACCTGATTACGGGATTTTTAATCCACCAATGAGTTCAGAAAAAGCACTTGACTTTTTGTTTGATTATCTTCTTGTTGATGACTACGATCCGTTACCAGAGAAAGCGCAGCAAACTAATACTTATATTGTATTTAATATTCTTATGAAGTATAGTAGAGAATTTCGTAAGGAACGTAAAAAGGTAAAAAGAGAATATAAGAAAATGAAAAGGAAAAATGAACGAAGATTGAAGAAGGAAAGAAAACATGGAACAAATAAGACCGACAGAAACATTTTGCGGTGTTGATATATTTACATATGGGTCATGGGATTCGATAGAAATTGATATGCTATATTTTTATAATGTTGATTTTTGCCTGGACTCCATGAAAAAATATAATGGCTGCAATGTGATGCGAAAATTTGACGGTACAATGGAAATCTATTCAAAGGATAGAAATGAAGTTGTATGGAATGGAACAATAGCCGACATTCCGGAAGTCGTAGAGAAATTGATACTCAATAAAAGCAAGTCAAAATGTGATAGTAGATTTGTAGAGTATTTAAAAAAGACATTTATGAAAGATTTTGAGTAAGAAAAAAGAAATAAATAATTAATAAAATGATAGTTTTATTCAAGAGCGATGGTTGTCGTATTTCAGGCTTCAAAACATTGTATTAAGTGATTGCCTTAATTTTAAAAGTACGTGTTCATCGTGGTTTCAAGCCACTAGATGAAACTATCATTAGGAGCAGAAATGGAATTAAACAAAGTATATAAAGGAGATTGCTTAGAGCTTATGAAGGATATTCCAGATGAAAGTATTGACATGATTCTGGTAGATCCTCCATATGAGCGAACACATAATAAATGGGACTCAATTATTCCACTTGATAAAATGTGGGAACAGTATTTGAGAATTATTAAACCTAATGGTTGCATTGCAATTTTCGCAGATGGAATGTTTATGGCTGATCTGATGAAAAGCCAGGAAAAATTATGGAAGTATAATCTTGTGTGGGATAAGGTACTTTCCACTGGATTTCTTAATGCGAATAGACAGCCTTTGAGAGTACATGAAGAGGTATGTATCTTTTATAAGAAGCCACCAGTGTATAATCCTCAAAAAGTTCTGGGAGCAATGAACCATAGCAAAGGAAAGAAGAAAGCGTGTGACAACAATAATTATGGAAAATATGAGTTTGTGGATAATCGAGAAGAACTAGGAGAATGGAAGCACCCCACAAGTATTCTAAGATTCCAGAAACCACATCCTTCAGTTGTAACGCACCCAACAGAAAAACCAGTTGAATTATGTGAGTGGCTTATTAAGTCCTACACAAACAAAGGTGATACGGTTCTTGATAGCTGTGCTGGAAGTGGAACTACCTGTATAGCTGCAATCAATACAAGCCGGAATTACATTGCGATGGAGTCCGAAGAGAAGTATTGTAGAGCTATGGAGAAGAGAATTTCCGAACACCGGCAGTCTGTCGAGAAACTTGTATAATACATATTACTTAAATAAGTAGTAGAGAATAAATATACGAGGTAATATAAATGGAAGTTGACATTGTAAAATATATTCCGTTTGGAAGGGAGAACGCTATCGGAAGGGCAGAATTGGCAATGAAAGTCGGATGTTCTGACAGAACAATGCGTGATCTTATCAATGCTGCCAGAAAAAGAGAAGTAATTGTAAATATTCAGAATGGATCTGGATATTATCGTCCTACTGAAAATGATGTGGGAGAAGTTGAAAAATTCAAGCGGCAAGAAGAAAACAGGGCAAAAGATATTTTCAGCGGTCTGCAACCTGTCAGAAAGTTCTTAAATGGAGTGAAACAGAGTAATAGGACGGAGGCTAGTACATGAACCTATTAAAACACCTGATTATACAGATTGAATCCACAGAAGATGTGACAGATGCGTATGTAGAATCCATGCAAAAAACAGATCCGCATTTTACTGCTGAAGAAAATGTGTTTAAAGTAAAACTTTTGTCAGAGTGTTATGGTCGCTTAGAACAGCGTGAAATGATTTGGAGAGAGTCTGAATTTATACATAATTTAGGGAAAGGATATTTTATGGCGTAATGACAGAAAAAGAAAAGAATATGGCAAAACTACTGCCTAAATATGAAAGATTTCTTGAAACAAAAGCCGGAAAAGCTTGGTTAGAGTGCAGGAAAAATCACAGTATTACAGATGAAGAAATAGGCTTTAGAGACTATTTATATGACTTCTATCCAGAGTATTCAATGTAGTGGAGGTAACATGACAAAAGAACAATTTGAAAGAGCGAAAGAGATTGAATTTGATATTAAGACACTAAAAAATCAAGTATTGAATTGTGGAGTATCAGATTCTACAAGAGAATGTTGGAAGAACTGGATAACTGATACTATCACAAAATTAGAAAAAGAACTTGAGGAATTATAGGGATAAAACAATGTTTTTATGTTGTTTGTCTAATTCGATTGTAAAAGTCTCATAACCACGTTGGTTAAAGGCTTTCGCAATGCTACGTGTTCCACTGAATAAATCTAAACACTTCATTTTTATAATGTCTCCTTTTCAAATACCTATGGTTGTGGGATTCCAGGCGGATAAATCAAAACATTGATTGGTATGCTGATATTATGGAAGTGACAGCCAAAGACATTATTGAAAAGTTTGGTAAGCCGGATGTAATCTGGGCGAGTCCGCCATGCACAAGTTATTCAATAGCAGCAATTTCACATCATCGGAAGAAAAATCCCATTACTGGAAATTTAGATCCTGTGAGTGATTTTGCGAAGCTGTCAGACAAACTTGTACAACATACATTGCAATTGATTAAAGATTTAGAACCTAAATACTGGTTTATCGAAAATCCTAGGTCTGGCTTAAGAAAAATGTGGTTTATGCAAGGGCTTCCACGTTATACACTTACATATTGCCAATATGGAGATAATAGAATGAAGCCTACCGATATTTGGACTAACCATCCAAATCCACAATTTAAACCAATGTGTCACAATGGAGATTCTTGTCATGAATCAGCACCGAGAGGAAGTAAGACAGGAACACAAGGTCTAAAAAATTCTGTGCTAAGAAGCATGATACCAGAAGAATTATGTTTGCATATTGCAGATATATGTAAAAAATAAAATAAAGTAAAAGGGAATTAACAATGATAAAATCAGAAATAAAAGAAAAAATAAAGAAAATGTTATCAGAAAATCCAAATATGTCAATATTGGAAATTATTTTAAATATTGATATTAAGAATGAAAATCAACAAGATATTGTGGATTCTTTGAAAGATGTATATAGCGATTTATTTGAAGATGGCAAAGATAGTTTAGTAAATATGCTGTTGACATTAAGAGAAGAAACAAATAAATTATTCAACAATCCTTTTGTTAAAGAATTGCTTACAGAAAAACGTAATACTGAAAATAAAAGTATTAAGAAAAAAGCAATGCTGTCACAGCCAATGAGAGGAAAGACAGATGAAGAAATTATTGAAACAAGAAATCGTGCGATTAAAGCACTTGAAGCTGCTGGATATGAAGTAGTAAATACACCGTTTACGGATGAATGGTATAGCAAAGAAAAAATGGAAGAACGTGGCGTTGTGCAAATTCCAGTATGTTTTCTTGCAAAATCTATCGAGAATATGTCTCTTTGCCATGCGGTTTATTTTTGTAAAGGATGGGATAGGGCAAGAGGATGCATTCTTGAAAATGAAGTTGCAAAAGCATATGGGCTTGATATCATTTATGAAGAGTAGGTAAGGAAATGGAAGTTTTATATATTATGTATGTAGAGATTGAACGTAATGTTAGAGGCTATCAAGTTGTCACTCTTTGTAATGGGATTAGGAAAGTATATTGTACAGATAGTTTTGGTGTAGCAATACAGATTGTAGTTGAACTTGGTAAAAAATACGATATTTATTTAGATGCAAGTGGATTTGGCTCTGGAGTTACAGATATGCTAAAAATACTTAAAATACCGCATAGAGTAGTGAAACATGAAACGGCGATTGCCAGATGAAGATTTCACAAAGTATAAAGGACTCTTTCTCACCACGCGAAAAAGTAATGTATCATGCTTTAGAAATTGTCGGAAAAATGTTGCGTCAAAATCCAATGGGAGACTTAGACTTATATCCAATGAAGATACTTACCGAAGTAATGCCTGGTGGGATTGAAAGAGATCCAGATGGCGAAGAGTACATTTCGTACTTCTTAACAAGATCTGTTAGCGAATTAAGAGAGAAAGGAATTATATGAGTAAATACTACATATCAGACTTGCATCTAGGTCATTACAATGCTATGAGTCGTTTCGATCATAGACCATTTAAGACACTAGATGAAATGGATAAGAAAATAATCCAGAATATAAATCAGGTGGTAACGCCACAAGACGAATTATATCTTTTAGGCGACGTATCATGGTATAAACCTGATAAGACTGCAGAACTTATAAAAAGCATCAATTGTAAAAACAGATTCCTTATTGTTGGAAATCATGATAGCTGGGTTAAGAATGGGTACTGCAAAAAACTGTTTCAGGGCATTTATGATTTAAAAAGAGTAGATGATAAAGGAAGGATTGTTGTTTTATGCCACTATCCAATTGCAGTATGGGATCAATCGCATAGAGGAAGTTATCATTTATATGGACATGTTCATTCAAATATAAATGAAGATGGGAATGCGACTCATAATATCCTTGAACAGCCAGAGATGAAAAATGCTTTTAATGTTGGTTGTATGTTACCGTATATGGATTATACGCCACGTACACTAGATTTTATAGTAAAGTATTATAAAAATAACTAAGATAAATGAAATAAATATTGACATTTATAATAAAAGTGGTATAATAAACCAAGAAAGGAACTTAATGTATGAATGGAATCCGGTATTCAGATTCGTAATGGATATCAAAAGAAGATATACTGAAAAATTTGGTGAACCTGAATACAAAACATATATTGCAGAAGAAAAAGAAATTTCTTCACTTGAACATTGGATTATTAAACTGGGAGATAATGCAGCAGCAGAGAAAATCAAATATCTTGAAGTCAACCAGCATAACGAATTTGTATTAATACGGTATGGTAAATTCAGTAGTGCCGGAGATGGTCAATATGAGATTACAGCAAATGATTTATGGAATGCAGATGATGGATTCTTCCTTGAATGTAGAAGCGTAGTCATCAATCTGAAAGCCGAAGAGATTGTAATTGCCCCGTTTAGAAAGTTCAGAAACTTAAATGAATGTCCGGAAAATGATATTGCAGTAGTAACAGAAGAAATTAAAAATGCAAAGACAATTGAAATTACAAATAAGCTTGATGGTAGTATGCAATGTGTTCGTTGGTATAATGGTAAGATCTTTATGACTGGAAGCCAAGCTTTATGCCAGGAGAAATCATGGAGGTTAGCAGATGGTCTTAAAATGCTAGATGAAAGAAATAAATGTATGGCTGAATCAAATGATGATTTAACGTTTATTTATGAATACATTTCACTGGAAGATGCACATGTTGTTAAATACACAAAAGATCAAGAAGGTTTGTATTTAATTGGAATCAGAGATGTAAAAACGGGCAGACAATTTTCGTATAAAGAAGTATCTGATTTTGCCACACGTTATGGAGTTCCGATGACTGAGATTTATGATAAAACATTCGAAGAAATCCTTGAAGATGTTAAAACTATTAAATCTGATGAACAAGAGGGATTTGTAGTAAATATTGACGGACATATGATTAAAGTCAAGGGTGATGATTATGTTCAAATTCATAGAGTTTTATCAAAAATTTCTTCCATCAATCTTATCATTGAAAGTGTTGCGGAAAACAAAGTAGACGATTTAATCAGTAAAGTGCCAGCAGCATACAGAGAAAGGGTATTCATTGTTGAAAAAATTGTTCTGGATTATGTGAAAAATATGGAAGCAGAAGTACAGAAGTATTTTGACAAAGCACCAAAAAGTGATAAGAAATCCTTTATGATTTGGGCGGAAAGCAATGTCCCAAAGAAATATAAAAGATATGTAAAAAACAAATATCTTGGCATTGAAAACAATTATATAAAGTATGGTAGTGAGAAATGCCCGGCATATAAAAAGTTAAAAGAAATGGGAGTTTCAGACTATAAAGTTATTTTTGAAGAAAGCGAGATTGAATAATGCAGCCAACACTTATTATGATGGTGGGATTGCCTGGATCTGGAAAAACTACAAAGGCTTATAAATTAAGTTGTGACTATGTTTGTCCGGTAATTTCATCTGATGAAATCAGAAAAGAAATCACTGGTTCTGAAGATAACCAGGAATGTAACGAAGAAGTATTTAAAATTCTTCACCAAAGAGTAAAAGATAAATTGCTTTACAATAAAAGCCAAACTGTAATTTACGATGCTTGTAATATCAGCTACAAAAAGCGAATGGCGTTCTTGAATGAACTGAATAAAATTAATTGTCGTAAAGTTTGTTATTTCGTACATACACCGTTTGAAATGTGTTTGGAAAACAATAAAAAGCGAGCCGAAAATGGTGGAAGATTTGTACCGGAGTATGCAATCGAAAGAATGTATAAAAACATTTATATTCCACAGTATTATGAAGGATGGGACGGAATTGTTATTGATACACAATGTAAAATACATGAACAATATGAATTGACTAATTTATTCTATGGGGAAAATGGTCTTTTCAGTATCAAACATGATAATCCACATCATACATTGTCAATTGGGAATCACTGTCTTGCTTGTTACTTAAATACTCTTGATCTTGGTAATAAAGCAGATATAAACTTACACATGGCAGCATTATTGCATGATATTGGAAAGAAATTCACAAAAGAATATAAAGATAGTAATGGTAATCATACTGATACGGCTCATTATTATCAGCATCATTTAGTAAGTGCATACGATGCAATTAAGTATTTGAATAACTTTTCAACAAAGGATATGCTTGAAATCCTGGCACTTATTCAGTGGCATATGTTTCCGTATTTCTGGGAAAAAGATAACAATAAAAAGATGGAAAAGAAATATAGAAACTTATGGGGTGAAGAGTTATACAGGAAGATAATGTTACTTCATAAAGCAGATGAAGCAGCACATTAAAGACAAAAGAAATAAATGTATTAACACATAATCGTCCGTATGAGATAACATGACACGGCTTAATTGGCAGTCGGGATCTAAGGTGGCAGCAGTGCTGTTGGACGTTAAAGAAATAGTTTGTGAGTAGAAGTACACTACAAAAAGCCCGTAGGTTTTCCGGTTGGGTGCAGACAATGAAATACCTTAGTAAATTACGATGGGAAACACGAATCCCCCTGTTCTCCGATAGACAAGCTGAAAAGACTATCAACATTATACTTGAGATATTGCTGTGGTTGGAATATCGCCATACGTAAAGGCAATGGGTGAGGCTGAGAATGGAGTCAATTATGTACTATAAAATATAATAAAAAAAGGAGATGACATTGATTATTATGAAAATAAGATACAGTGGAAAAATGAAAACTTAGAGTATACCATATATAGCGTTAATGCCTTGCAAATACACTATATATAGTATAAAAATCTAAATAAAATCTGGTTTTTATTGAGGGCAATATGATTAAAATATTATCAAGCGGTTATATGAAAAAGAAGCCGATAAAAAAATTCTGTTGTGGTTATTGTAGATGTATATATAAAACAGATGAATATGAAATAGAGCCAAGATTTGATGTGTCCCATTTTTATTCTACATGTCCGGAATGCAAAAAAAGAGTATATACCTGTTAAGTTAATATGAGGAAATCTATATGAGAATGATTGATATTGATATATTTAGCAATACAGATCTTTTAGAAATTGTGGGTAATAGAATAGAAAGAGGTATGAACGACCAACAGAAAAACACATTTAGGCATAAGGCTTTAAACGATGTAAAACATGCAATTAAAATGCTGAATTATGACACACAAAGTAAAGTAAAAGAAATAATGAATAGAGAAAAATAAAAACAGGAGGAAATATAAAATGGCAAAAGCGTTGATTATTGTAGATATGCAAAATGATTTCATTCATGGCGCACTTGGTTCAAAAGAAGCAGTTGCTATTGTGGACAATGTAAAAGAACGTGCAGAAAAACTTGTAGCTGAAGGATATACTGCATTTTTCACAAGAGATACACATGATGAATATTACATGGAAACGTTGGAAGGAAAATATCTTCCAGTACCACACTGCATTGACTACTCAGATGGATGGCAGATTATTCCGGAGCTTAGAAATATCCCAGGATTCTATTTAAGAAAATATACATTTGGATATAATGCGTGGGACAAAATGTTCAGTTTAGCACTTAGAAATGATGAAGTAGAAGAAATCGAATTAATGGGAGTTTGTACAGATATTTGTGTAGTGTCAAATGCTCTGGTTCTACGAATGTTATATCCAAATATGGAAATTACAGTACACGCAAACTGCTGTGCAGGAGTTACACCAGAAAAGCATAAAGCTGCCCTGGAAGTAATGAAAAGTTGCCAGATCAATGTAGTAGAAGGAGAATAAAATGATTTTCGGATATAGAGTAGAAGATCAGGCTGAAAAACATGGACTGTGGAGAAACTTTGATGGAACGTGGAATCCTGTATTTGACCAGCTCTCAGAAGGATTAAGTAGAAGCTTACCGATGGAAGATAGTGAATTGTACAGAGAAGGTGGAAAACAGTGGTTCTCAGCAGCACCATCAAAGGAAACATTAAAACACTGGTTCAGCCTTACTGATGTTCTTGAACTTCAGAAACTTGGGTATAAGATTTATGAGTTTCAGCTTGTTGACACAAAACAGATTTCAGATTTTGAGATCGTTTTTACCAGAGACAATATCGTTGAACAGCGAGAAATAAATTATAAGGAGATTTGGAATGATTAAATTATGTGGCATTAAAATGGAAATTTCTCATTTTCCAGATCATACACAATGTATTCGTATTCCACTGGAAATTCTGAAAGAAGAAAAATATGTTGTAGAGTGGAACTATGAGGGTGATGCAGAAATGGCAACACTTTTATACATTGTAAAGCATCTTGGCAATATAAAAAGGAGAGAACTTATTTTACCTTATATTCCAAATGCAAGAATGGACAGGGTAAAGAACCCGGATGAAGTATTTACACTCAAGTATTTCTGTGAATTTATCAACGACTTAAAGTTTGATGTAGTATATGTAAATGATCCGCACAGCGATGTGTCTATGGCATTACTTAACAATGTAAAAGATTGCTTTTCTGTATACAAAACGGTCATGGCTACAATCAACAAGATTAACAAAAATGGAAGTGTAATTCTTTATTTCCCAGATAACGGTGCAGCGAAAAGATATGGAAGTATTCTTAAACAGCCTTTCTGTTACGGATCAAAAAATCGTGATTGGAGAACAGGAGAAATTCTTGGGCTTGATATTGTCACAAACGGAATTGAACTTGCCGGAAAAAATGTACTCATTGTAGATGATATTTGTTCCAAAGGTGGCACTTTTTATTATTCAGCATTAAAGCTCAGAGAATACGGAGTAAAAGATATTTACCTCTATGTAACTCATTGTGAGAACACAATCAAAGAAGGGGAACTCCTGAAGGATAACGGACTTATTAAGAAAATATTTACAACAGATTCCATTTACAGTTTGGATGAAGAGAAAGTTGAGGTTTTGAAAAATGTTTAAAACAAACCCTATGTTACTGATTGACTTTTACAAAGCAGTTCATGCAGAAATGCTACCGAAAGATATTACGAAATCTGTTTCATATTTTACTCCACGAATGAGCCGGGTAAACAGATGGGACAGTGTGGTAATGTTTGGACTGCAGGGATTCATCAAAACATACCTTGTTGATTATTTCAATGATGAATTTTTTAACAAACCATTTGATGAAGTAATTGGCGGATATAAGAGAGTTATGGATGCAACACTAGGCGAAAATGCCTATAAAATTGAGAAAATTGAAAAGCTGCATAAACTTGGTTATCTTCCAATTGAAATTGTTGCACTTCCGGAAGGGACTATTGTACCAATGCACGTACCAATGTTCGGTATTACAAATACACATAAAGATTTTGCCTGGTTGCCACAGAGTCTTGAAAGCTTGATTTCTGCGGAAAGTTGGCATCCTATGATTGCTGCAACAGTTGGATATACATATCGACAGATTGTAAATTATTATTATGATCTTACTTGTGATGATGAAACATCCAGAGCGAAAGCGTTAGGTGCTTTTGATTTCAGAGGCGAAGAATGTACAGACTCAGCAATTAAAGCTGGTGCAGGATGGTGTTTATCATTTCTTAATACTGCCACAGTCCCGACAATTCCTTATCTGGAAAAGAACTATAAATGCGATTGTACAAAAGAGCCGGTTGCATTTGGAAGCCCTAGCACAGAACATTCAGTAATGTGCAGCAATTTCGCAGTTGACGGTGACGAAATCACTCTTCTTCGGAGATTGCTTACCGAAATTTATCCAAACACAAGTTTCTCTGCTGTTTTGGATTCATATGATTATTGGAATGTAATTGACAATATTCTTCCACAGTTAAAGCCTGAAATCCTGGCACATAATGGTTGTATGCTTATGCGTGGCGATTCTGGTGACTGTGTAGAAGTGGTCACAAAAACAGTATTCAAACTGTGGGAAGAATTTGGAGGGACGACCAACAGTAAAGGATATAAAGTGCTTGATCCTCATGTAAAGGCTATTTATGGTGATTCCATAACAGTACAGAGATGTGAGCAGATTTATAAAATCCTCATGGAAAATGGATTTGCTTGCTCCAACGTGGCATTAGGTGTTGGATCATTCTCATTCCAGTGCATCGAAGAGGATGGTATCTTAAAACCATTTACCAGAGACACATTCAGTTCTTGCATTAAAGCAACATACTGTGAGATTGATGATAAACCATTTCCGATTTTCAAAAATCCGAAAGATGGTGGATTTAAGAAGTCACAGAAAGGTTGTTGCGTAGTTGTAAAAAGTTCAGATGACAAACTTATTTATGTAGATGGTAGAACATGGGAAGAGGCTCATGTTTCCGGTAAAGACGCAGAAGTAAATCTCTTACAGCCGATATTTAAAGATGGACAGCTTATCAAGGAACAGAGCCTTGCAGAAATCAGAGATATTCTTCATGGAGGTAAATTCTAATGGACTTTTACTTAGATCCTGAGAATTGTTATCAGCGTCTCGAAGATGAATTTAAGAAATACGGAAAACTTATTTTCTGTGTAGATTTCGATGATACACTATATGACTTTCATAATGTAGGAAGAACATATACCGATGTAATGGCATTGTTAAAAGAATGGGAAGATTATTCAGAGGTAGTTATTTTTACTGGTAATGGTGAAGATAAATACCAAATGATTGAAAATTATCTTGCTACTTACGAAATCAAGTATAAAGGTATAAACTGTGACAGTTCTATCGAAGTTACTGGAAGAAAAACCTATGCAAATGTGTATATAGACGATAGAGGTGGTCTGCCACTGGTATATAAGCATTTACAGAGACTTATCGAGAAAATAAAGAAGGGAGAAGTAAAAC